ATGTATACTCGTTACAGTTATAACCCCTCATTGGGGCGCACTTATGTCTACGACAATAAGTACTACAAAAATTTGGGTGCTGTGATCAAAAATGCCAAACGCAAGAAGCACCAAATTGAACACGAAGTGGAGGAGCGCACACTCGATCCTCTAGACAAGTATCTAGTGGCCGAAGATCCTTTTCTTGGACCGGGCAAAAACCAAAAACTCACTTTGTTCAAAGAAATTCGCAACGTTAAGCCCGATACGATGAAACTGATTGTCAATTGGAGCGGCAAAGAGTTTCTCAGAGAAACTTGGACTCGATTCATGGAGGACAGTTTTCCTATTGTAAATGATCAAGAAATAATGGACGTTTTCCTGGTGATTAACATGCGTCCTACGCGACCCAACCGTTGTTACAGATTCCTTGCGCAACACGCGCTTCGTTGCGATTCCGATTACGTGCCGCACGAGGTGATTCGTATCGTTGAGCCCAGCTACGTGGGCAGCAACAACGAATACCGCATCAGTTTGGCGAAACGAGGCGGCGGTTGTCCGGTAATGAATCTGCATTCCGAGTACACCAACTCGTTTGAAGAATTCATTAACAAGGTAATTTGGGAAAACTTCTACAAGCCTATTGTGTATGTCGGTACCGATTCCGCCGAGGAAGAAGAAATTCTCCTCGAAGTTTCGCTTGTATTTAAGGTTAAGGAGTTTGCTCCCGATGCGCCTCTTTACACTGGCCCTGCCTACTAAACATTCTAGTATCAAAATTAAAAATAGATCAAGATTAAAAATAAAACAAGATCAAAAATAAAACATCATTATAAATTTATAATATTTTATTGAACAGAAAAACGAAACACAAATTAGGCAAACGAAGAATTGTAATTGATGATATTGCTTAAATGTTTGAGGTACGATTTAAATAAATCGTTTATGACAGCGTGTTGAGAGTATGTTTTCAATTCGTCGTAGGCCAGCTGATATTCTTCTCGGTTGATTAGATCGTCAAGAGCCGTTTTGAACACGTCCGGTTGTAAATAAATGGGTTTGTCGAGCGTGCCCTTCACCAAAAGTGGATTGATATAGTTTTTCGATTTATCGAGTAGTTTTTTTTTGCCACGTTTTTAGAATTTCGTTAGCTGACTGCAAAGAAGTTGCCGTCTCTGCGTTAAGCAATTTATTAATGTCGCTCACTTCGTTTATATTTTGATCGTTACGAAGGCTTTCTTCGTTGCGCACCAAAAATAAAATAGAACTGAGACATTTTTTCATTCTGCTATTATTTCGTTTCGTTTTTAAAGTAACGTTAAAGTTGTCGTCGAAATCATTAATTTCATCGTTTTCCGACTGAGTAGTTTCCGTTTCGCTTTCGTTCATTCTATGCGTTTTCATGCGCTGATCGAGCACGTCTTTCAATCGGATCGAGTTTGTTTTCACATAAGTAGTGCCTTGCAACTGGTAATTTTCTTTCGAAACCACATTCGGATTAACTGTTTCGATTAAATCGGGTTCTTTTTTTTCTTGTTGTTGATTTTTGTCGACGACAGGTTTTAACTTTACGCCCTGTTTCAATTGTTCCATTAATTGATCGCGTATCGAAACAGTTGGCGGCGGTAATTGTGACGCAGCACTTTTCTTTTCGGGTTTATTGACTGTCGTCGTTGTCGATTCGGATAAAAGTAAAGATGGTGGCGGTGGTGGCGGGGGCGGTAATGGTGGTGCAGTTGAATCGATAGCAGATTTTGTAATTTGAGAATTGGGAATTTGGTCTGTATTTTGAGTACCATTGGGAATCTGGTCTAAAATTATATTTTGAGTAACAGTTTCAATTAACTCGCCGCTTTTATTTTGAGATTCATTAACTTTTGTTTTATCAAATGTAACGTGTTCTTTGATTATAACTGAATCATTTTCGTTGCCTTCTTTTTGATCAACATTAATATTTTTAATTTTATCGAATATTTTGTTCAAATTTTGGATACGTTTATCTTCGTCTTGGATGTATTCCTTGTACAATTGAAAGAATTCAATTAGTTTTTTCTCAGTGTAAACTCGAGACAGATCGTCCGTTAGCAATTTTAATCGTTCTCGATACGGACTGTTTACGTGTACTCGATTCAACATACTTTCAATTTCCGCAATCTGTTTGTTAATCATATGAGACATTTTAGAGGAATCTATTGTGGTAATGGACGCAGCAGCCGTGTGCGCAGCAGGCGCCGTTTCATTCAGGAGTCTAGTGTCCACTTGAGCCCGATCATCATATAATTTAGTTGCCAAACGTATTAATTCAGTTGCCTGTTTGCGAGTGAGCACAACAGTGTTGTTACGTGTATTTTGAAGTGCTTTTTTTAAATTTTCTACAGCCGGCGATTGTAACGCCAGTATTATTTGTTTCAAGTCAAAGTTGTTTTGTATATAGTTAAGTGCGCTGCCCTGTTTGTTGTCAAAAATGGACATGTTTAACAGTGAATTTACAGATTTTCAAAAACAATTTGTCCTTCAATCTCAATATAATTTGACCGATGGCAAATTTGGTAAAGTGTCTGTGTACAGACACGAACCGACTCAAAAAGAATTGCTCGTCAAATACATCAAATCGAAACAGTTCAATCCGATCGAACCGTATGTGCACTATTTAATGAAGAATAATAAATTTTTTGTGAAACTTTACTATTCCATAAACTGGCTGAGTGGCCACTTATTAATCATGGATTTTGTAAAAGAGGGCGATTTGTTTGATCTGCTAAACTCTCAAACTCTGCTCGAAGATGAAGTTAAATTGATTGTGATTCAACTCGTCGACGCGCTGGACGCACTGCACGCCAACAATCTCATACACAATGACGTCAAATTGGAGAATGTGTTATGTCGAAACAAGCAGCAAATAGTTTTATGCGATTACGGCTTGTGTCAACACATTGGAATCAAGTCAGTTTATAACGGCACTGTGGATTATTTTTCTCCGGAAAAAATTAATCACGGTCCGTACCACGTCAGTTTTGATTGGTGGGCTGTGGGCGTTTTGACTTATGAGTTGTTAACCAAACAAAATCACCCATTCAAGATTCACAATAGAGAAAACTTAAACATTTCAAAATTGAAAATTCGGCAAAAGGAGCAAATTACATTTTTTAATTACAGAGTATCGTCAAATGCTAAAAAATTTATTTATGAAATGCTTACGTTTTCTCTACGAAATAGGTTAGTTAGCTATAGACAAATTAAACAACATGATTTTTTTAAAATTTAGTGTTTTATTAAAAATTTATAATATACATGTTTAATGTTACAATTTACAATATAATACATAATGTACAAAATACTTTTACATTTGTTTTTCTACACCTAAACCTTATACATAATACTTTTACATTTTTTTTATACCTAAACCTAAAATACTTAAACTAAAACTTAAACTAAATTATAATACTTAAAACTAATTTATACATATTCGTCATACAGGGATACGTTAATAGAAGAACTTATTAGCTCGGCAGTGTCTTTGTGAATTAACTGAGGCGATTTCATGGTTAGAGGCGACACATGTTTAATTTGTTGTATTATTTTACGCGGAATGGGTTTGCCCGTTTTGTCAAACTTTTTTTTTACCTTGCGCTTGTTGCCAACAATAGAGGAAATGGGTTTGGGTTTGAAAGCGCGCTCATCAACACTAACAATTTCAATGTCACTGTCGCTGTCTTCCTCACGAACATGCACAGGACTTTGACCGTCCGGCGGGCAATCGTTTTCAGATTTAATAAATATAGTCTCGGTTTTCTCCCATTCCTCGTCGGAAGCCAATTCGTGATCGGATGGCGGAATAGGAGGAACAGGAAGAGGACAAGAAAAAATAGCAGGCGAGCAATTTAATTCGTTGGTGTCGCGGACGCGCAACGAAGGTAAAACAGGCGACGAAGATGAAACATTTTCAGATGGTGTAACAAAAGATTTAGGCAAGGGGGACGAAACGTTTTTTGACGTCGACTGACAAGTTTGATCGTTGGTGGTGTTGGTGGTGTCTGTTAATTTAATCTGTTTACACGGAATATTGTCGTCATCGACAACGCTAGAACTTAAACGTTTAAAAGACGACATTGGAATAAACACTTTGTCTACTACAGGTTTAGATGTAACAGACTTTGATGAAACAGAGGAATTGTCGTCGGTTTTATCGTTAGTTACATTGGCTGTGCTAATAACATTATTGATTACAATATTTTCTAAAGCATCATTTACATCTTCATTAACTTTACAAGTTTCTGTATCTGTTTTATTTTTATCATCTATTTCGAGCTTACACACTATAGTCGTTTCATTTTTATATTTATCATTATCATAATCACTGTCATAGTCACTATCGCTGTCAATTTCAATTACTTCAGTATTTTTATTATTACTTTTAGTAGCTGCATCAGTTTGATTATTAATATCATCTATATCGTTAACTACAGTATTTTTATTTTCATTTTTTTTATCTGTAATTTTTACTACAGAATCATTATCTGTAACTTTAACTACAGATTCACTATTTTTAATTGTATCTTGAATCACATTAGAAGCATCAGTTTGTACATGTGTGCTATCATTTTCAGAGTCAGAATCGCTAGAATCATCATTATCATTATGAATAATTTCAGTCTGTTTATCTTTAGCGCAACGTAAACATTGCATGTTTTTAATCGTTGAATAATAGCACACGGTACACACTTTATGATGACAATCCGCAATCGTGTGGGCCGAGTATAGGGACTGACACGCTTGACATATGGACAACGGATTTGCGATTTTGAACTCGTCAAAATACGAACGCAATTTTTTATATTGCGCCATGCAATTTGTTTGCAATCTGTAATACTCGGCGTCGAACACGGGCTGAACATATTTCTCGATACGAGTTAACATACTGATAATTTCTAGCTCGGCAGACGGACTGCGCAACTCGACATTAATTTGACGCATCGACGTTTGCATTTTTACACTTTCAATAATCATTTCTTCTTTACTTTTAGTTGTCAATATAGTGTGAAAATCTTGCAACCATTGTGCATAAGAAATACTATTTAAATCGTTAGGTAACATTGATTTGTGATGTTTGACATATGCAAACAAACACATTTTGAGATATTCTAAAACGCTCGTTTTGGTCAAAGCGGTCAGTAGCTTTTCAATTTGGTTTCTAACTTTAAAACTTTTGTTAATAGATAACATGTGATCGAACAGAGGCTCTAAACGAGACGTATAATCTAACCTACATTTATACGTGATATTTTTAAACTTGAACTCACCGGTTTTCTCGTTAATCGTAGCGACATGTCTATGCTTGAGATCGGACGTACTGTGTAGGTACACCTGAATAGTTTGCTCGATAGAATTGTACGCAAACTGGATATACTTGTGCATGTTGGCGCGAAACTCGGTGTCGTTGTTGGTGATGCCCACGAAATTTCGAAAGCGCTCCGCAGTGGGTACAGAATCTTCAGAGTCGGAATCCACGACGGCCGGCTGTTGAATAGCAGTTTTCTTGATGGTTGAAACAGACGCAGTCGGCTTGGTCACTCTTTTCTCGGCTATCTTCAATCTTGATGTGTCTACTTTTGATTTTGACGCGCTCGATTTGGCCAAAGACAATTTAATTTTGGTCTGATTGCCAGTAGTAGATTTGGTGAGGCCAAGTTTAACGGGAGACGAAGACTTTGTAGAAGACGAAGACTTTGTAGAAGACGAAGACTTTGTAGAAGACGAAGACTTTGTAGAAGACGAAAATTTCGCAACAGCGGTAGATTTTGTAGAAGGCGCTGGTTTCTTGGCACTGGACATAGACTTTGCAGGAGACGCTGGTTTCTTGGCACTGGATGCAGATTTGGCAGGAGGCGCGTCACATTCGGAATCTGAACTCGACGACGATTTGTCATCATCATCGTCATCAGACGAAGAGGAAGACGAAGGAGAAGGGTCGCGACGCGCAGCAGGGCTGTCCATGCGCGCCAGCAATTGGTCACGCTTGGTTTTGGACACGGCAGCGAGGGCGCTGGCTACCTTACCGTTGCCTCGTTCAATGTAACGGCTCATAGTGGGAGCAGAGTTACCTCGACGAACAGTGAAACGAAACTGAATGCCAGTTTCGATTTGTATGGGCTTATATAGCCGTCGTTATCACATTGACGTCCGGCGTTATCGCGTGGCGTACGTGACTCGAAGCATGCATACTTTTTTGGAGGACAAAAAAGTTCGTTTTCAGTTCAAGGCCAATATACAGTGGAAAATTTCGAATCGTAGACTATTTTACATACATAGTCTACAGTGTACAATATGCTCCCAATATACTACGAAATTGAGTACTTTTTTGCTTGACAAAAAAATTAAAGATAAAGTTTATCATAATTAATCTTATCAGAGGATGTAATTAATCTTATCAAAAGATTAGATATCTAATTGATATCATTTAATTGATAATGGCCAATATAAAAAATTAACCAGAATTGAAACTGGCATTCAGTTTGCTTTAACTGTTCCTTCACACCAGTCGTATTTTCAAAAAAAGAATATCTAACTTCAATATGTTCCGAGTTACACGTAGTTTGTCCGCGCCGCGATCCCACGCCGTGGGTACGCGTTCTTCTCGGTTCATGAGTACAAATGTACCTATAAAGTCAGCAACATCTTCTGCTATTTTTAAAGCAAAATTAAAATCGGCAACGTCGGTTTCTAAATCAAAAAACCGTAGTAAAATGTTAAATTTAATCGATAGAACAAACCGGTTAAGGGAAGATTTGCAAGAAATGCGAAAAATACTAAATAAAAATGTATTTAAATTACATCAGTTATTAGAAAAATTGCGAGATGAAAAATTATCTAAACTTCAAGAACTTCAACAGATTCGACAAAACGAGCAAGTGTTAACGGCTAAAATCTATCGTGATGATAATAGCCAACACTTTGATTACGACGATCAGCCTAACCAGAAATTTTCGTTCAATGCGGCTGACGAAGATGCAGATGACGAAGATGCAGATAAGGAAAATGCAGATGAGGAAGATGCCGATGCCGATGATGAAGATGCTGATGAGGAAAATGCCAATGACGAAAATTTTAAGCTTAACCAAGATTATTTCACGTTCCGTGGTACTAACGAAGATGTCGAGAAATTTACGTTCCGTGCCGCTGACGAAGATTTTAATGGGAACGAATCTGAATATGAAGAATTGCAACGCTCTAAATACCGTAATCAATCACCAAGTTCTGATGAATCTGACTTTGACATAAATAACTCTGACAAAAGTTTAAAATCTTTTGATTCTGACGATTCTGACTCTGACGATTCTGACTCTGACGATTCTGACTCTGACGATTCTGACTCTGATTCTGACTCTGACGATTCTGACGATTTTGATTCTGATAACTTTAATTCTGAGTAGGACAAAACAAAATTTTTGTAAAAATTCTTTTTGTTTGTTTTTACTTTAATGTAAACATATTTTGTTTATTTTATGTTTAATTTTTAATACTGTATTTAATTAAAATTTGTATATAATATAGTATAATTAGTATGGTATAGTATAATTTTTTGTAAATATTGTATAATTTTTTGTAAATTTTCTATGTAAATAAATAAAGATATACATAAAAATTTTAGTTTTTTAATAAGTCTATCGCTAGTATTTAAAATGAATTTTTTTACATCACTGCGCAGAGTTAATAAAATATATCCAAATCCTAATCAATTTACCAACTTAGATAATGTTAACATAATTAACACTGCGCCCGCAGGTTTTACCAATGTATTCAATCAACCGAATACATTAAACATAGGCAACAATAGATACATACCGGGCTATAACATTGGAAATAATGATTTTGTTAGCACTGCCCAAGTAAACAGAATAATGCGCAACAATGATGTGGTAGGTATGCGACAAATTTTTACAAATGCCAATAACGCTCAAATTAACTCACTAGGCAATTTGCGTCGCGTAGACAACATACCGGACGCCAATTTACATAGCAATGCGTTGCGCAGAGACGCAGTAAAACGCAACTATCCAGAAACCAATACGCGTACTCCGGAAGGTATACAAAATGTTTTAAATCAAAATCCCAATTTAAACACGCACTTAACAAACCTAAAAACAGCAGGCGTTGCTGTTTTGTTGGGCACAGGCGCTTACTTGATATTTAGTGCTGCCACTTTAGTACAAGACATAATTGCCGCTTTAAATAGAGTAGGCGGCAGTTACTATATACGCGGTAGAAACGGAGGTGATGAGTACGAAGCGTGTTTGTTATTAGACCGCACTTGTCGCATGGAAGCGCCCAATGATCGAGACGTTAATTTTTGCTCTTTTGATCCTTTGCTAATAGATGATCAAGAAGCGCTTCGTAATATTTGCGTGGGTTTTAATTACGAAGCGGAACAAACAGTGTGTCGCGCCAGCGACCCTAACGCCCCCGTCGATTCTCCCCAATACGTAGACATATCAGATTTGCCCACCGGCCAAACTATTACATGTGTAGAGCCGTATGATATGGGCGACTTAATTGGCGATTTGGGACTGGATGGGTTATTAGGCGATAACGGTCTATTAAACAAATCATCTAACAATAGTTCTAAATTAAGTGAAAAATTACTTCCATTTATTTTAATTATAGGTGGTTTATTAATAGTACTGTTGGTGGGCTTTTTTATTATACGACGTTTATGGAACAACAGTAATGTTACTATTAGGAACCAACCACTGCCTAATGAAAGAAATTTAAGGGAAAGAAGATAAAGAAAATATTAGTTTTTTATATACATATTTTATTTATTCATAAAAAAATTACATATTAAATTACATTACCTAAAATTACATAAAAAAATTAAATTACATAAACATACATAAAAAAATTACATTATCTAAAATTACATAAAAAAATTACATTACCTAATAGAAAAATTACATAAAATTACATATTACACTAATACTAATTTATATAAAATTACACATGTAATTACATAAAATTACACATGTAATTACACAAATTACACAAATTACATTATAAATATATACAATTTTAATTTATGAATTTTGATTGAATAAATTTTTCCAAATCATACAATTCTTGATCGTCACACATACACATAAAATTAAACACTTCGTTATATTGCCGAAGCGTTTTACTATTTTTGTAACTAGTATCTATAAAATTTTTATTCATTTTATAAATTTCGCGGACGGCACAAGCGAAATCATTTACAATCCAATAAATTTTATCCAGAGTGTCGTCGTCGGTGGCTTTATTATTTAACACACGAAACAGCATGTCGACATATTTATATTCGTGCGCTTTAAAAACATGATTCAACAAACCGTTTAATTTAAAATACACATCTTTTGAAAAAACTTCACCGGTAGCGTATTTTAACAGCTCGTCGCGTACAGCAACCGTTTCGCATCCAAATTGTTTCTTCAATGCCGTAAAAGTCATCACTGCATATTTTTGATACCATTTTTCCACCATTCTGTAGTGTTCACTATTATACGATCTACATATTAAAATTGTGTTTGCAACATAGTCGCTGTACACGTAATATGACAACGCCGAATGGTGAGAATCGACACGTTTCGACACCTCGACATTTTCCAACATGCGATCCAGCCGCTGCACAATTATCTTGGCAGATTCACAATCCTTAATATCTTGTTTAATAGTGGCAGGCAGGTAACCTTGTTCTTTAAGCCATGACAGCGTCTCGAAAATTGGGGGAAAAATTTTATTATAATCCTTATCGCCATTTTGAATGTAATTCAACATGGCCAAGTTATTTTCATCTTCGTAAATTAGAGGCAGAAGATCGTTTTGAAAATTTTTTTCTCTGTACGCGACATGAGCAAAATCAATTTCGCGTAACACCGTAAAATTATTTTTTTTATATGATTTGTCTTGCACTTGACCAGCTATGGAAGGCAAATAATTTTTTATATTGCGACGAAAATAAAAATTGTAAACACACAACCGGGTCATGTTGTCGAAATAGACTCTTTTTCTCGATAGATTATTCTCGACAATATTAAATTCACTAACTTTACTCAAAGCCATTTTGCTATTCAAAATTTCGAACAGACACTGAACGCCGATAAAATTTCAATTCATATATATAGTATTATCGCTACTGTTATCACATTCGTTATCTTGTATATAATGTTATCGCTAAGATTATCGCGTTGTTATCGCGCGCCTTTTTGTTTGTTTAATGATTATTTCTTTGAAACGGTGGCGGTCTTTCTAAGTCCTGGCACGGGCACATCGGGCAAATCCGGTAACTCGGGATTTAGGGTGTCGTTGATGGCTTCCACAATGGTTTGTAAGTTGGCGAGCGTGGTGCTTTGCGCGTCCAGTTTATCGTTCAATTCTGTCACATCGGGGATATTGGATTGCACATCAGTGATTTGCTGTTGCACAGCGGTCACTTGCTCTTGCAAAGCTGTCACTTTGGTGTCCAACGCTTTTATGTCGGACCGAATCACTAACAAAATGTTTTGAGACATAATGAATTCGATATAATTATATTTTATGTATCAAACTTATTATTTATGTTGAGGTTCAACAAGCGGACCTTGAAAACGAACTCGACTAATTTCAAATTCACCTTCTACCAGAGAAATTATAATATCGCGTTCGTTATGATACACAAATGCCGTGCGAGGCCAGTCGCGATACATTTGGCGATTGTTGTACGCGCTCATAGCTAATTGTTTCACGCCCAAACTGTACGGCATTTGGCTGCGGCCGTACACCGACATGCCGGGCTGGAGACGCGTCACTTTCACCACTCGATCGTCAATGTGCATTTGGCCCGAAACCAACCGATCGTTGCGTACACCCGTGACCGGGAAATAAACGAGGCCGCGCTCGTAATCGTCGAAACGACACGTCACCACCGACACCAGTTTGTTGTTATAAAATATCGGCGCGCCCGGATAAATTTTCTCCGCGACACTAAAATCGTCCGTGGCAAACGTGAACAGTTGACCGTAAATCATGCGCTGTCGATGCACATGGAAATTGGTAAACACCCGATCGGCCACCGTGCGCAACATGACACCGTCGCTCAATAATACGTGCAAAATTGCCCGGTTGGAAGGCGTGCCCGTTAACATTACATCGGTTGCCACACCGGGAAACTGATGCATGGCATCGTATTCGCGTGCCAAAATTTCGCCGTGCGGCGGAATCACTCGGACCGTTGTTCTTACACCGTTTACGTGGGTAATATTCATAGTTTTGTCGTTTTCGTCAACCACATACTGTACATTGTAGACGGACAGTGTCGCCGCCGTGTTCATTAACGCAATCGCTAAAAATAGCAATTTAATCATTTCTATATTGCTTATTTATATTCATGATCGATAACCTTTCAAGTTACATTATGTATATATATACACGAAACATGCTTTATTTTATATCATTCAAGAACAAATTTTCAACCATCATATACTAATAGAATTTCAAGCCATATTAAAGTTATATTAATCGAAATGCCTTCCACTACTTTTAACAATAAACAAAAGTATGGTGATGTCAAGTACCAGTATACTCAAGTGATGCAAGCAAAACGTCAATTGGAAATTCAAACCGAGCATCAGAAGCGTTTAAGGCAAATTACCAAGGACCCCAAAGAATTGGCCAAAATCGATGCAAAACTCAACGAATTGAGAATGGCTTTTCTAAATTTTGGAGTGGAAAAATTTTAGTGTTTAAGATAATGAAACTAATACTCTATTTGTAATACTTTTATTATTTATACAATAAAAATTTAGTTTTACAACAATTTTTAATTTTATTCTAATTTAAAAATAAATTTACAAAATAGTATACACACACAATTAGTTGTTTAAATGTAGTTCATTAATATCCTGACGTATTTCACTCATATTTTCCTCAGTGTCCGTTTCGTCACCACACAGCTTAATGTCAACAAAACCGTTTGTGTACCAATCGTAATTTTCATCATTGTTCATTTTAATTTTTTTCAAGTTAGTATTTTCTTTAGAATTTACCGATGATTTATGAAAATGGTTATTGTCACTACGATGATGGTGTCGATTTCGGTGGTAGTCGTGATGGTAATGCTGATGCAAACGATGTCTTTCGCGACGACTCTTTTCAATTAATTTGCATTTGAACAATTCCCCATTGGGCCAGTAAACTTGTTGATTCACGTGCAGCAAACGATCGGCCATCGAGCGAGAAGTAACTATTAGCCGTTTTCGACCGCTCTGATCCCAATTGATGTGATGTTTCACCAAATTCGTATCAAGCACGTACAGCAAAAATTCACGAGTAAAACGCTTGTTGACATTGCCTCCATTGTAGTACAAGACAAAAGTTGCCATTTTAATCGTCGGATTTAAAAAACAGCATTGATTTCAGGCCGAGTGTGTAAGTTTTCTTATCGATTGCCTTATTATTGTTTAACTGTGTAATCTTTTCTTTGGCAATATGCTCTCGTACACCTTCAATAATCGCACCCATCATAAACTCGACCGAATGGTTAAGCAGCAAAGTGTCGTTGTATGTCGACACGTCGAATGGAATCGTCTTTAGCGGCCTCGTTTCATTCAATTTGCCCGTCATAAAAACGGCACTGTTCAGATCGCGCGGTATGCGGAAAAATTGTCTCGCCAACACACTTTTATCGAAAGAATCATCCGATACGTTATAATTGTAATGAGGCTGCACTATACATAAACAATCGAGATGTTTTTGAAGCGCCATAGTGCAGGCAATGTGAAACGGTTCCGTTTCGCGCCACTGGATGCGCAAATATTCGCCGAATTGTCCGACACATCGTGTCACATTTATTTTGGTAAAAATATATACACTCGAAGCGCTCAAACCTCGCACAGGCGTTTCCAACAAATAAACGGTACTGTTGCCGTACTGACGCGTGCGTTTAATGTCTAGCGACAAACGTTCGTTCCACGCTTCGCAGTGACCCAGTTGAGTTAACATTTCGTCCAATTTGTTAAAAAACGTCGAACAAGTTATAATATTGTTCCATTGTTTGCTGGTGTTTAGTTTGTGTAGTAATTTACTTTGCCACGTTAGAAGTTTTTTTTCATTTACAACGGGTTTAAATACGCACAACCGATTATCATTTTCGATTGTTTCGGTTCGTTTCCTTTTTGACATTTTATTTGTAACACGTGTTATTTACACTCAAATTACAACACACACTAAACTATTAATAAATATGACACTTTAAGTAAATTTTTTATCATTGCATCATATTAAATATAAAATTTTGTTATTGCATCATAAATCAAATATGATTTTATTTTTGAATTTAAATTCGAAAATAACTTTACTTTTAGATCTAAACTGAAAGCCAAAATCTATCGAAAATAACTTTACTTTTAGATCTAAACTGAAAGCCAAAATCTATCGAAAATAACTTTACTTTTAGATCTAAACTGAAAGCCAAAATCTATCGAAAATAACTTTACTTTTAGATCTAAACTGAAAAGCCAAAATCTATCGAAAATAACTTTACTTTTAAATCTAAACTGAAAGCCAAAATCTATCGAAAATAACTTTACTTTTAGATCTAAACTGAAAGCCAAAATCTATCGAAAATAACTTTACTTTTAGATCTAAACTGAAAGCCAAAATCTATCGAAAATAACTTTACTTTTAGATCTAAACTGAAAGCCAAAATCTATCGAAAATAACTTTACTTTTAGATCTAAACTGAAAGCCAAAATCTATCGAAAATAACTTTACTTTTAGATCTAAACTGAAAAAAAAAAAAAAAAAAAAGCCAAAATCTATCGAAAATAACTTTACTTTTAGATCTAAACTGAAAGCCAAAATCTATCGAAAATAACTTTACTTTTAGATCTAAACTGAAAGCCAAAATCTATCGAAAATAACTTTACTTTTAGATCTAAACTGAAAGCCAAAATCTATCGAAAATAACTTTACTTTTAGATCTAAACTGAAAGCCAAAATCTATCGAAAATAACTTTACTTTTAGATCTAAACTGAAAGCCAAAATCTATCGAAAATAACTTTACTTTTAGATCTAAACTGAAAGCCAAAATCTATCGAAAATAACTTTACTTTTAGATCTAAACTGAAAGCCAGAATTCATCGAAAATAACTTTACTTTTAGATCTAAACTGAAAGCCAGAATTCATCGAAAATAACTTTACTTTTAGATCTAAACTGAAAGCCAGAATTCATCGAAAATAACTTTACTTTTAGATCTAAACTGAAAGCCAGAATTCATCGAAAATAACTTTACTTTTAGATCTAAACTGAAAGCCAAAATCTATCGAAAAAAGCGAAATGTAATAAAAGTAATTGGGTAAATAATACAAAAAATGTTTTTAAATTTTTTATTAACAAGTATCACATTGAATAGAAATACATTAGTTAAATTTATACAAACACAAACGTTTTTTAAATAAAACTTTTTTGTCGCTGTAATCGGCAGTGGTGTACAGAAAATTACATATTAATTGTATCCAATTCTTGCTTAGTTGCACTCTTCTAATTTCAGATGACGACTCGATGTACATTTTCATAAGAATCCTGACCTGGAATTGTTTCATGTAAGATGGCCACAAAAGTTCATAGTATTTTACCCATGTTTTAATGTATGGTTTTTGAACAGCCACTTTAAACATTTTATTGCGCACAGACTCAACGTCAAAACAAAATCCTTTACATTCGTAACAATACCCTTGTGATCCGCAAGCGCTAAAACATTCACATGTGAGCGCAAAACATATTTGGCAAACTTTTCGGTCTAATAAATCGTACTCGACGGTGAGCGGCTTCTTCCCCATAACACTTTGACAATGGCGTTGCACAAACAAACGAGTCAGCAGCGAAGCGCGCATTTCTTCTTCGGTCACGATCATGTAGCGCTTCGAGTGAACGACGGGCAGCAAGCGATCGAGAGCGACCATTAGTCGCCATTTACTTTGTTGATCGTTCATCCGTTTGGCAATTTCGCACACGAGTTCGACGGGCAAAATATCTAATCCGGCCATGATAACAATTATTGGGCACACAAATTGAACGACCACTAATCGAAACGGATTGAATAATAATAAATGTAAAATAATATGATTGCGTATTATATAGTTGATTGATAAAAATTGTATGATAATTTTTTTAAGTATTAATCATGATTCGTTCGATATGGATTTCGATGTTGATTGTGATAACGGCGCCGCAATCGAGGGCGCACGGCTACATGTCGTGGCCGACAGCACGTCAATACAAGTGCTATCGAGACGGAAACTTTTGGTGGCCCGAAACGGGCGAAAACATTCCGGACTCGGCGTGTCGGGCCGCCTACCAAACCGTGTACAGCAAATACCGTAACGCGGGCGAGTCGCACGGCGTGGCCGCCAACGCTGCCCAATACATGTTTCAACAGTACTACGAATACGCCGCCATGGCGGGCGCCGATTACGAAAACTTGGACTACATTAAAAAGGACGTGGTGCCGCGCAACCTGTGCGCCGCCGGCGCCAACGATCGCGCTCAAACATTCGGCGACAAATCGGGCATTGATTCCGTTTTACCCGATTGGCGACCCGACGTGCTCTACCACTATATCGAACACGTTGACGAATTGCCCATCGAAATAAGTTTTTGTCCTACCACCGTCCACGAACCCAGCTACTTTCAAGTTTTCATCAGTCGCCCCGATTATGATTACACCGACGAACTGACGTGGGACGATCTCGAACAATTGCCGTTAAACGGACCATCGCGTTTGGTAACTAACGAGGGCGTGGACGAATCCTGTACCCATAGTCAAATTTACAAAATACCCGTAGTGGTGCCCTGGCGATCGGGCAAATTTGTTTTGTTTGTGCGATGGCAGCGAAACGATATTGCCGGCGAAGGTTTTTACAATTGCGCCGACGTTATCTTTGATAAAAATGTTTTATCGCATCGTTATCGACAATCGATATCTCGTACAGAACTATAAATACTTTACTAAAAATGTCGAGCGATTACTCTATCAGAATCGATTACCTGCTCGATTCTTTGTTCAATTAATATACTATGACCATGGTTAAAATTTGGCTCAACGATTTAGTCAGCGTTACCACCATCATGGTGCAACAAGACAACGTGAAATGGTTCAAAGCTCAAGTGTTTGCCGAAACGTTGGGTTTCTCCGACTGGAAATTGGCCATCAAAAAATACATCTCTTCCGAAAACTGTCGCACTTTCGAGCAAATTAAATCTGCCAACAAAAATCAGAAAAAAAATGATGAGAATGACGACAAGAACAATGTCACCGTGAAAATTAATCTTGTTGCTCTGGACATTCAATCAGACACAATATTCATCAACGATTTGGGTGTACGCGAAGTGTGCGAAGCAATCAAGAAACCGATACGCAAACGAGTCAAGACCTGGAGTAGTGGTGAAACATTAACAAACGCGAAACCAAGTAAATTCGAGTTCAAAAAAGTAAAACTCAACAACGAAATAACATTTAAAAGTGACGTGATTAAAATTGCGCTCGAGTTTAATAATAAAAACGTGGAATTTGTGTGCGTAACAGATTCGAACAACAAAAAATGGCTCATAGCCCATCCGTTTGCATACGCGCTCAGCTATCTAAATGCTACTAAAGCTATTTTGATGCACGTGAACCGATCTAATCAAGCTAGTTTTTATCAGATTAACACGGCGGCGGTTAGTAATAAATCGCATATTGATGTCGAGCCCAAAACCAGATTCATCACCGTAAACGGTTTAATTGAATTAATCACTAATTCAAACTTGCCTAACATTAGCGAATTATTAGATTGGGTCACTTGCACGTTAATGCCGAAATTAAACGTGCCCGTCATTGTGAATACACGCGAACCGTCAACTTTTTTTCTGTAAATTTAGCGATAAGTTTTATATCATTAATTCTATTATGTGTTTATTGTAATAATAAAACAGTTAAACAAAATTCATGTATCTTTTATTCCCACATTAATTTTTTTTAGTTTATATCCAAAAGTAAAGTCATATTTAATTAATTTTTTAACATGCAAAAGTAAAGGAATCTATCGAAAATAACTTTACTTTTAGATTTAAACTGAAAGCCAGAATCTATCAAAAATAACTTTACTTTTAGATCAAAACTAAAAGCCAGAATCTATCGAAAATAACTTTACTTTTAGATTTAAACTAAAAGCCAGAATCTATCGAAAATAAGCCAGAATCTATCGAAAATAACTTTACTTTTAGATCAAAACTAGAAGCCAGAATCTATCAAAAATAACTTTACTTTTAGATTTAAACTGAAAGCCAGAATTTATTGAAAATAACTTTACTTTTAAATCTAAACTAAAAGCCAGAATTTATAGAATCTATAGAATCTATCGAAAATAACTTTACTTTTAGATTTAAACTGAAAGTCAGAATCTAATAAAAAATACTTTATTTTTAAATTTAAACTAATAGCCAGAATTTATCGAAAATAACTTTACTTTTAGATTGAAACTAAAAGCCAGAATCTATCAAAAATAACTTTACTTTTAGATTTTAACTGAAAGCCAGAAAATAACTTAAAGCCAGAATTTACTTTTATTTTTAAAACTAAATTTAACTTAAACTAAACGTTATAATGCTTAAAATTAAATGTATTGGGTAAAAGAAAACATTAAAAATATAATAAATTTTTTAATTGCGTATTTAATACAAGAGTAAATAATACAAGGGTAAAATATTAAGGTTAATAGTACAATACTTCATAATACAATTTAACATTTTTAGTTGGTAACAAATTTAAAATGTTTATAATTACAATTGAATTTTTTTGAAATTTCATACATGTTGGTAAAATTTAAGTAATCGCTTGTGTAAAATGTCATCAGTTTAATGAGGCCGTTGTGCTTGTAGTTGACTTCTTTACGGGTAGAATTGTTTAAATTGAACACATGGTGGGTGTGTTTTTTGAAAGCGTTAATAATGTCTGACGCGATAATGTCGCTGATCACGCTCGTGATCCAAATGTACTCGCGGCCTTTCTTGATAATGGTGATGCGTTCATCAGTTTTGGTGGAGACAAGCAAAAAATTGTCCGAATCGATTTTGGTAGACGACACGTCCAGGTAGCTGGTAATAGTGTCGCCGGTCACGTTACTCGCTTTCTTCAACTTGGTTAAATTTCTAACTTTTGCTAGAGCATCGTCGTAAAACAAACGCACAATACTTCCGTATTTGTATGTAAAGAAACAATCCTTGTCTTTAGTATCGGCGCTGCGCACATTTTTTTCGCGCAACCAAAAACGCAACACGTTGACGACGTGGTCGATAGCTACCGTGTCGTTGGGACAAAGAGATGTTTTTTTAAATTTCAAACCTTCCGACAAGTTGACAATGTTGAGCACGTAGGGTGAAATGTCGTAACGTTCGTCTTCGGTAGCCTCGCGACGATATAAATTGACAGGCAACTGATTAAACAGTTCATCTTTGTGCAAATTGTTCATCGTCTCCATTACACAGTTGGTTTTTTCGGCGCCGAGCGCGTTAAACAGCAGAATCATCTTGGTTCTGGCATAGATAATATCTAATTGGAATGTGTGTATGAGCAAACTTTTAAACTCGAAATCTTTCACTTCGTTAAAAAAACAGCGTTTGGACAGTTGATCCACGTCGCAGCATCTTTTGCCCAAATCTTCCGATGCAGGAATTGAAATGTTCAAATTCACTAACAAATTGTAGGAAATCATGAAACGAAACTGTTCGATTGACACCACCATCACGAGATGATCCACTTTTTGGTAGTTGGCCGCGTATTCCGTTGTCACGGCGGCCACACAATTGGCGTAAGTGACGCGATATGGGTTTTGCGAATTTCGGCTTTTAGACACGACAAACATGTAGTACGCCGGATGAGATATAAAATTGGCAAAACGATAATCGTTGACCGTGTCCAGCGTTTTGACGAGCGTTGTCACTTGCCTGTTCAACAGCGCAAACGATTTCGGTTCGACAGCGGGCAAATTTTTTGGCACATTTTTCAATTCTACAGATTCGTTTAATTTCAGTTTTTTATACCGACCCACATTCTTGTTGTGAAACTGCTTTATCGGTTCTTTACCTTTTGGCGCTTTTTCCTCTTTCTCGCTGTTTTCTTTTTCTTCATCATCAGTACTTTCCTCATCATCGGTATCATCAGCTTTTGTTTTATTCTTCTCCTTGTTATTTTTCTTTGCGTTGTTAACCTTTTCATTGTCATTGCCATCATTTTCACTATCATCACTGGTTGATTCATCGTCAGATTTGTTGTCGTCCTCGTCTTCGTCGTCGTCGTCGTCGTCAGATTCTTTTTCGCTTTCATTTTGTTCTACAATTTTTTTCTTTTGAACAGACGCATTTGTAGCCGACTTGCCAGTGTCTAATTTAGTCGGTTTCACTGATGGTCTTCCAACTTGTTTTTTCGCAATTGGTTTTGCGGGCTGTGGTGTTTTTTCAATTTTTTGTTTTTTCTTAGCGGGTTCTTCTTTGGTCATTTTTGAATTTGGTTTTCTTTTACCATTAATATCTATAATATCTTTCACGTTATTGTTTTTAACTTTTTTCGTGTTTTTAACTTTTTTTTTCTCATTTTCTTTCGAATTTTTATTATTGTCATCTTCACTTTCATCATTTTTTTCATTTTCCGATTCGTTAGAATAGTGTAACGTTTTACCCTTACCGCGACCGTATTTTGGCAGGGCGTTCATCGTCTGCATACCCACGTTGCAACACTCGTCGCCCATGTCGAGCAACTGCGAAATGTCCAAATCCTCGCGATCAGGTGTGTTGGCGCACGCGTTGGTATAAGGATTATTAATGTTGAGCGGCGCGAAATCAAAGGTAGGCGTTTCCATCTTGTCTCGGACAGCGATTAACTGAAACAAAATAAAAAATGAATATCAATTTATATCACCCGCGCGCAGATAGTAAATTAATCACCTTTACGATACCGCACACAATCAACTCGGTCACCCTTTTTATCTACGAATTCGAGCACACCACGACAACTGCGATAAAATCAAAGCTGGTGAGCGGATACGACAAAAATTACCGCGCTATTAACATGAATTTGTCAGTTTTGGAATCATCGCTAAAAATAGACGGTTACGTAATCAGTTGTGTGCGTTTGCCGTACATTTGCACGCGACTCATTAATTCTGCTCAGTTCAAGATGCCGTTGCTAATCGCAATCGTGCAGGTGGAACGCGAAACACAAGTGTGGCACATTTTTGCCGTCAAAAAACATCGAGAGCCTCCCGCTTTCAAAAAAATAAGTGGCGTGACCGTCAACGATCACGGCCACGACACTTTCTATCAAAAAGAATTGATCGGCATACGGGGAAACGTGTCGTCCACATTTATTGCGGCCCTCACGCGCCACACCAACAACGTGCTCGACGTCGACATGAACAATTTGGTGCACCCGCATGTAAAATTTTGCAATAATCAAGTTTATATTAATACGACAAATTGATTAAACCGTTTCATAAACTTTGTGTATTTTTGCCCTCCTTTATTATAATTAATTTCATTCTCCATTATAAAAATTTTACATCCTAAATTAGAGCAACAAATTTTTGGTAAGAATTTGGACGCAACCGTTTTTGTAATCGTTATCGACGCAAGAATACGCTTTCAAGTCAAATTGCATGTTGGACGGACAAAACATGTGAGTGTGACCCGGACAAACGTAGTACGCGTTACAATCAAACGGATCGGGAACGAGACCATAATAACCGTTTGGACAAATTTTTTGGTGGTGAAGATCGATATGCATTTTTTGCATTTTGTGAAACACAATCAATTTTACTATAATGAAAAACGCCAACAACAACCACATAATATCAGACAAATTTGTAATACAAATTCAATTCACCAATAATCAATTATTACAAAACAGTTTACCAATATTCAAATTTGTAATTAATTATTGTAGCTCAAGATTCCTAAAGATTTGTTGTTACCGACGCCGCCGCTATTCGATCCCGATTTGTACGTGTCCGATTCTTCTATGGTAAATTTAATTTTACTTAACAGTAAATTTTCAAAAGACATGTTCGACGTGGGTTTGCATTTGTTCACAAACATTTTGTGGTCTATTATCGATTGGATGTAATTGAACGCGCCGTAGTTTTTGAAAATGTAATAATGACAATAAGCGTGTTCCATAATGAAAAGCATGGTCAAATAACGCGTAACTTCGGTTTCACTCAGATTAATGTCACCATAATCGGGACCGTTGTAATCGCTCGACGCTCGTTTTGCCTTTTTACCCGAATTGTTGAACGCTTTCATCATTTTGATTTGCTTTTTTTCCTTGACCATTCGGTCCATGCACATTTCCGTGTCGAATTGACGCTCGAGCATCTTCATAATGCTCACGCGATCGATTATGCACACAAACTCGTCGTTTTCATTTTGCGTAAACACAATCGGTTCGCCGGGTATAATGTTTTCGCGATTCTCCACCACGACAAATTCCATACGACTATCGAAATTGTTTACCATCACGTGAACACGATTGTGAACGAAACCGAGCGAAGCGAGCACAACAGTCACGATTTCGCGTTGCGCGCTCGCGTCTCGAAAAATGGTGAGCAACGGTTGGGTCAATTTCAGTGTGTTCAACATGGCCATATATTTGACAATAATCATTTTTATGTGAAGCACGTTGAAATCCTCTTTACTGTTAATGTTTTTCGCGTCAAATTCTGTGAGGTCGTAGTCGCGCGTCAACTTTTCTCTGCCGTCGATAATTTCCGTCACCGTTCGCATTTTCGGTGCACATTTAAATCGTTTCATTTTGACGCAATTTTCTTTTTTACACCTTATTTAGCAACAAAAAATAAATAGTAATCGAGTCTATTGTGAATGATTTACATTTCGATAGAATTTCAATTTATCAAAAAATCTTAAAATTGTATCGTACCATTTGAACAAAAGTTTTTCAATTAAAGCATTGTCCGCTGAGCGGTATTAACAAACGGATTGGCGCGCATTGTCGCATTTAGCGGATTGGTAAACGTCATTTGACCGGCGGGTTGTGCACCGCTACTCTGGCCGTTGCTGCTCGATTGGAACAACATAATGAGCAAAATGATTATGACCAGTGCAATCAAAATTGACATTAAAGTTGCCGTATTAAACAATGTCGGGTTGCTGTTAATAAACCGACCGGCAGGATTGGCATTCATCATGTCGTCCATAATTATTTGATTCAGAGATACAAATTTAATTTAAAAATTACTTCTTATAATCTCCAAACTGCGATCGATAAGATTGGGCGTGATCAACAGTTTAAGCAACGTGTTATACACCCAAGTGTTATTTAATTCGTTGAGAGATTTAAATGTACTTTCGTAATCGCCTCTTATTAAAATGAAAGCAGGCACGTTGGCGCCGAAAAACTGTTTACACAAATACAGTTTTCTAGTTTTATCCACCACGTACGATTCTGATTTTAAACGCAACGGCGGCGAATGTTGCACGTAGGGAATGAGCGCGGGCGTAAACTCGATCGACTCGGTAGCACCAAACAAACTGTTGTTGGCCAGAATGGCGACACAATGCGGTATGTAAAAAGCGTTCAGCGTCCCCTTTATTTGAATCATTTTTTCGTGTTTCATAATGTGTGCCGGTTCGTTGTGTCGCAGTATGGGAAACCGAGTATTGGGGTCGATTTTACAGTTGAGTTTTCGATACCGATTCACCGCGTACCGGTCCACGACGATTTCGTTGTACGAATTGTAGCGCTCGGGCGCCGTTTGAATCGTTTCGCTAAATTTTGTCACAAATTTGTACACGGCAGTTTCGGTCATGTACTCGCTAAGCAAATCGATAAGGTCGTCGGGAAAATCCGCATCGTATATGTAATCGCGTTGGATAAATTTCACGTAAGCCGAATGCGATTCGAGTTCAGAGCGCAGTTCGTTGAACAGCACATTTGGTTTTTTGGTGACAAACTTTTTGCTATTGACAATTTTGTAATTGGTGCGAAATAGCGGCAATCCTTTGTAGAAATTTTTCAACACATAGTCGTCCGTGTTGGCAAACACAATATTGTTCTCGACAAAGTGGCGCGACATTAAATCGCCAATCAGGTACAGCCTGTACATTTTGTCCACTTTCATCGGTTTCGTGAGTGCGGTGCACATGCGTACGCCGCACCAATCCAGATAGGCGTCCTCGAACACGTAACCCGCTTCGCCGTCGAGCAAACAGTGTCTGTCGCTATTGCTCACAAAATTGCGTTCAGCAAACACTTTGGAAAACTCACGGTAGAGCATCATGCGAAATTTACCGGGATCGGTAACGAAAAAATTTGTAGCATAGATGGGCGTATTGGGTCGCACGTAGATTTTGTTGTCAAACATTAGAATGTCCAAATTCGTTTTGTGGCACATAAACTTGAACTGGGGTTTAATGTAGCGAAACATGTCGACAGTACGATCGAAGACGACATTTTTCAGTTTAATATTGCTTAAATAATCAACGTACCGCAAAAGATCCGTTTCGCGCAGCGCGTCAAATCTGTTGCGCAGGTACAGCGAAATAAACGGTTTCGATTCGGCCGACAAATTGTCGAAATCGTTAAAATCAAAATAGGTGGCGAGAAATAGATATTTAAACTGATGAAACTCGAGAGACACTTTTTCAGCAATAACACTCATTATATCGACTCGAATTTAAACTTATAAAACGTCGACGATCACCAACATTGTGATTTTTTATTCCTATTCATCAATATCGTTTGATTTTCGATCACATTTGTTTGCGGCAGTTTTGAAACTAGTTTTACACACCGGACACACTGGATAGCGGGTGCAATGCTGCCACAATTGAGCGTAACACATACCACAAATATTAAAACCGCAACATTCGTTCGGTTTCAAAAAATGTTTTTCCATCGATGTTTCTCTGCAAATGTAACATTCGTACACGACTGGATCGGTAAACACCATCATGACATCGATACGTTCGCGCAATTGTTTCACCACTTTTAACGAATCGCGACCTTTTGTCAGTAATTCTTCTAGATCGAGTTGTGTCCCGTTTACAATTTTCTTACAACAAAAATCATTTAAAAAAAAAGCGTTGTAAGCGCGCAACTGTTTACAATAGGGCAAGAAAATGTATGTGCAATACATAAAATCGGGCATAGTGGTCATCAATTTGATCACGGACACAATATCGCCAATAGTTTTTATTAAATAGTGTAAACACTGTTCGTCGCGACTCAAAACCGCTTCGTCGTCATTGTGTTTGTAACGGAGCAGTCTATCGATGGGCACGTTGAACGTTTGCGTATAGTGTTTTTCGATTAGCTGAAACGCGTCCGATTTGACATCTTGGTGGGCTCGAACGTTTATTGCCGCGTTGGCGCCGTACTTTTTAATATCGTTTAAGGCAAACTTGGTAATCACCTGAGACTCGAGCTGTTGCGCGTCGGACCACATTGATTCCGTGTATGTTCCCATCATGACCGGAGACATGATTGTCGCTTCCATTGTTCATGACACTTATCATTTGGTGAGCAAAATGAACTCCAGAATTGATTCGGCTCGCTTATATAGCGTCGGATCGGGTCGGGTTCATTATCATGCAGATGGGAAGTACCACGCCAACGACAATTGATAATAAAAAACCAAGGTCCTTCTTCTAAAAATGTTTAACGCGAACCGGACGCGGACGCTTAATAAGCAGCAAGCATGACGCAATTTGCGCGAGCAATTTAGCGATGAATACAAATTGACTCAATTATACTCGTTCAAAATTAATGTTTTGCTCCGTGTATATAAAGCGAATCTAACTTGGTCGGAATCGCAGTACGGTTTAAGAAACACCCGTGTTCGGTATAACAGAGTATCGTACAAAATTTTGACAAAAAAAAATAGTCATGATGCGAAAACATGTCGCGCAACGAAAAGAGGAAAAGCTGTTCAATTTTAATCTCGATCAACCCGTGTTCAGCGCCATGCCGCAAGATTGCAGGCCGTATTTTTTGAGTAGCGAAATGTTCAATCTGATGATGGCGGTAATAAAGTTCGCCAAATGCTACGTGACCACGTATTCGTTAAACAATCTGAAGCAGATGGGATGTGAAGATTTGATTCGCGCCAAACACAAAACGTGGTTGAGCGAATGCGATACGTGCCACCGGCCGTTTAAAGAGATGGAGCGACGCGAGCTGTTTCTACTTATCAACGAAGGCGACGAGCATCGGGAGCAACACGATCGGTTTCAACTGATATGCGGCGAATGCGTCGCTCAGCGTCCCGTTCAAGAACTAATGTGTCTTCAGTTGTTTCCCAAACTCACATTGAAAACGGTGGAACAATTGTGTGTCTATCGTTTTATTACAAAATACCTATTCAAAATCGATGTCACCGACTACGAATACGACGAAAATCCCGAACCCACGCCCGACTTGTCCGTGTACAACGTGTACGAGTCGTTCAAAACGGCGGTAACATCAAAATTGCCCCACGAACAAATTATGAAAATTATGCTAGTAACCTACGAGAAAACGTTATTTACAGAGAGTATAGACAATTGTTACGTAGTGTATTCTAATAACAAAATTGTGTTAAATTTTGAAAATGAAAAAAGCGAGATGGTCAAATTTGCCAGTGAACATGAAATGAACAAAAATTTGTCGTATTTCTATTATGTACACAAACGGGTGTATCGGAACCGAGATTGCAACTATGTTGTGTATTTTACACGGCCGTTTCTCAATGACGATCGGGCAAAATGCGCCAAATGCCGCAGCCGATACTTGGGCAAAAATAAATTGATGCTCTATTGCAGTAAATGCGGATTTGCCAATCGGTTGGCCTTTAATCGACTCGATCCTGACCATCCGGACGCGCTTCAATTTTATTCAGATTGCGTAAAAGCGTATAAAACAAAATTTTATTGCGCTTTTTACTACGATTTAAGTTTATACAAACGCAAACGTTTACTTTCATTGTAGTAGTTTATTATCATAATATATACTATAAAAAGAAATATATATATAATATTTTAAAATGTATTTATAATGTATTTATAATATAAACATATTCTAAATAAAATTGTATACGAATAAAAATGTTTTTCCTTTTTTCTATACATAAGAAAATGGCCACGTTAACAACTATTGATTTAACTAACGCTAGCAGATACGCCACGCATCAGCACAGGCTAAATTTTATTCCACGATGGCGCACTAGGTTTCCGCACATTTTGATCAATTACGAAATTCGACCGGCCACTAACGACGACTACTATGTGCCGCCGCGGCTCGCCAATCGCGCCATTGCGGTGCGGCTAACGTTCAGTCGGCGCGGATGCGAAAGTATGTCGTGCTATCCGTTTACGGAAACTGGCCCGATCGATTACAACACACCGTTTGGGTACACGCAGACGTCGGACACGACAATCGGCTACGGCCATCCCGCTTGTTACCATTTGGACAGAGCGAGTGCGACGCGTGCCGGCGCCGAAGCAGAGGTGCAAGCGCCCGAATTGCGCTACACTGAATCGGACCAATGCATTTTGATGGACACACTCACCAAAATGTACTTTAACACGCCTTATTTGCGCACCGATGAACATCTCATCAAAGGCGTAGACGACGTGCCCGGTTTCAACGTGCAGCCCAATCCGGATCCGTTGTTGCCTGAAATGTTTCGCGGCACCTTTAACGAGGCCTACTGTCGACGATTTGGCCGATCGCTGTACAACGGCGGCTGTTCGATGCAATGGTGGGAGAGCTTGATCGGTTTCGTGTTGGGCGACACTATTTACACCACTTTCAAATTAGCGGCCAACAATATTTTTAGCGAGTTGCGCGATTTCGATTACACGCGACCGTCGCCCGAATTACCGCTAAAACCAAGCGCGAACAGTGAAGCAATTCTACAAAATTGGCTTTCGATACGCGACCCTCGAGTAGATTTCGAATTTGAAAAGAGTTTTTCCCAGTATCAAACTTTGCTCGATTTGAACATCAACGCCAACACCCGTTTGGTTTATACGGCCGAAGAAGGTTTCGCTCGGTTACCGTACACGCGGCAATCTTTTTCCGATTATAGAAAACCACAAACAATAACCGACGACCACCAAAAAAATGGTTTGAACAAATCGGATACATTGATGAGCGACGACGAATTGGATGCTTTAATAACGCAATTTTTGGAAGACAATTCGTTTATTTTGGGTTTGTTTGTGAGCGCCGGTTTCGATGATGTTTTGTCAATATTTAAATATATTTTAAAACGCATAAACGCAAGTGTAATTCCGGCTATGAAACGCGCTTTGCTCGCCACCTCGAAACGCGTCACGGTAAAATTACTCGGCGAAACGTACAAAGCCACAATCGTTCATCAAATCAACAAATTGGCAATCAAAACGGTTTCATCGGTGGCCAAAGCGATGACCAAAGTGGCAATGAAAGCGGCGTCCGTGGTCGGCGTGCTACTCATTCTGCTCACTATTGCCGATTTGGTGTTGGCGCTGTGGGATCAGTTCGGTTACAGCAACATGTTTCCGCGCCAGTATCCGGAAGATTTGGCTAATTCGTTTATAGCCGGCTATTTCGATTCGTTTGGTGAAACGCGTGACATACTCGAATTTTTACCCGAATTTTTTGACGACTTGGTGGAAGATGACGACACGGCCGTGTTCGATGCGTTTTTGCACATTCTCGACTATGTCAGCGAACTGGAGGTGAATTCGAACGGTCAAATGTTAAATTTCGAAGAAAGCGCCGAAATTGAAGATTTTGACGAAGCGACGTTGTTGGGAAACGCGCTCGCGTCCAGTTCCTTGTACACTCATTTAGATTTCAAACTGTACACGCAACGACACAATAACATTCTGTTCGCCCACGACGCTACCTCTAACACTAACTTGCTAATGGCCAATTTGTTTGCGTTGGGCGCGCTCGTTATCATGCTCTTCAACATTAACGATATTAGGTTCACAATGTTGTTCATGGTGTTCGTTATTTGCACCGTATATTTGGTAATTCAAAATTCTCTGTTCTATTACATCAACCTGAGACAAGCCACCGCGGCGGCACAAACTAAATGGTACAAAAATCTCTACGAATAATAATGGACATAATCAGGTTACTTTATGTTTTTTTTATTCAATGACTGCGGACGCGGCCAATTCGTTGCTCATACCGCAAGCGTCCACATTTTGTCTGACTCTAAAATAACCCTGTTCGCCCCAATCTTCGCCCCAGGTGTTTTTAAATGTCCAGTACGGTATGCTGTTTTCGACTCCGTAACCCACCAACAACACGGCATGATTCAAACCGTAGTTTTCGCAAAAATGAATAATGCCATGATGGTAATCGACTATTCCGGATGCATCGATGGCCATCGGAATGGGTCCGACGGCGCGCAGCAAATCTTTTAATTTTTCCTCGCGAAACACCACGTACCGGTAACAACCTTTAATTTTGACCACGCCGGGTTTGTCACCGCGCAGCTCGCACGGCTTGTTGACGCCTGCGTACGGGTATTCGTGCTCTTGCACCAGCCCGTTCATTTGGATCATTTGCTCGAACGCGGTGTGCAATAGACCGCCTTCACAGCCCATGTCCACGTAATCGCAATCAATCATTTGTTGCTCGGACAGATCAATGTGCACGTTGTTCTTGATTGCGTATTGACTTTCGATACTGGCGAGCGTGGCGAACGCCCAGCAGGCGCCGCACACGTCTTGGTTCTTGATCGAGGTCACTTTGTTCTGTTGACGCCAATCGAAATTGAGAGGTCCTTTGCCCGGCGGTTGGTCGATTATGATCGTTTTGCAAAAATTTGCCGTTTGAACGGGCACATTCAGCCCGGTGTATTTTGATATGATTTCATTTTTACTCAAATCGGCAAATTTGTTAATTCGATACACGGCGCTGTCGTTTAGCCGATTTTTCTGATTGATCTCCTCCAAATTGTGTTGGAATATGCTGAAACGGCGTTCTTTTTCGGACGTGTCATTGTACATTTTATTGTAGTTGGCGAGAAAAGTTTCGAAATAATCGCCTGCTTTTAGCAAATCGTAAGCGAAAGCATAATGTTTCACCACGATCAAATTTAGTATCACGCATATTAATAATTTTTTCATGGCGTATACACTAAATTTAATTTACTTATTACTCAAAACATAATGAACATGATCAAAATTGGCACATATCGTGATTGTAACAAAAAAAATTAATCAAAATTGACGTTTAGTTTAGAATGAAAAGTATAGCAAAAATGGTATATAAATTTGTAAATAAAAAACTTACATTATAGAAATTGACGTTCAATTTAAATCAAAAGGTAAAACAAAATTGATATGATAATGAAAGTGGTGTTTCATTTTGATTCAAATGTAAAACTAGAATAAATTGATATTGCACAACAATTATTTTTTTTATTGCACAACATTTATTTTTTATTACATCATTCAAGGGATCATTCACCATATGATATCACTATATGATATCATTATCTCATGACCTTATTGTTTTAACCTAATAATCCTATTTTGACTAATAACAATGATATCATATCTTATTTTTATTGCATCATTTTTTTTTGCAATTTTTACTGAGCGGCGTTTATTCTCGTTTTACTTTTGGATCTAAACTGAAAGCCAGAATTGCAACAATTATTTTAGTTTATAGAATTAACACAATTAATTTGTTATTCATTCTTGCTTTACTTTTAGATCGAAACTAAAAGCCACTATTAAGATTTTTAAACATCAATTCATTTTTGCTTTACTTTTAAATCGAAACTAAAAACCATTATTAAAATTTTTAAACATCAATTCATGCTTTACTACACTGAAAGCTTACATATTTTAAATATTGTTTTACTTTTGGATCTAAACTAAAAGCAAGAATCTATCGAATGTGACTTTACTTTTGGATCTAAACTAAAAGTCATTATCGATTATTTTAAACATCAATTTTTGCTTTACTTTTAGATATAAACTAAAAGCAATAATCTATCGAATGTGACTTTACTTTTGGATCTAAACTAAAAGCAAGAATCTATCGAATATGACTTTACTTTTGGATCTAAACTAAAAGCAAGAATCTATCGAATATGACTTTACTTTTGGATCTAAACTAAAAGTTATTATTGATTATTTTAAACATCAATTCTTGTTCTATTTTTGAATCCAAATTTAAAGTCATTATTGAATATAGATTAGTTGACAAGTGATCGCCATGACGTTTGCACGTTACGTCGAAACTCGTACGCAATGGTTGCCGCAGTGTTGTAAATATTTGAGCGAGTCGCTTAATCTTTACGGCATGTACATACAGGGATTTTCGTCACCTTTTCACGTTATGGAAACCAAAGTTTACGTTAACGACGAAGGATTTTTGCAAATCTATTATTTGAACGTAATTTTCGATATGCAAAAACTACGCAATTCAACGCCCGTCGAGATCGAGCACTACGTTGACGCGACGCGCAAAACGATTCTAACCGAACACGAAATCAAACTGTTAAAATTGTTGGCTCGCGACCGTTGGTACAAGGGCGACTTTGACCGTTTGCACAAAATTTTGATTCGACGCGACGTCAAGGCACTGATCGGTTTTGCGTGCAACACAATGTGGGAACGCGGTTACGAAAATCATTACACGCTGGGCCAGCAGCTAAGTGTTCGCATCACCACGAAACTGATTCAGAGCGGTTTGGATTTTAAACATCATACGGGTCGCGAAGATGAAACCATTTTGACTCGCGGTTGGGACAATGTTAATTTTGAGAAATTCATCAATTCGATCGCGTCTATTTCGGATGTGATCAAACGACACCAGTGCAACAGGAAATACATTGTGTTGGAGTTGTTGCCGACAGATTGTTCATCGCTCAAACAACATTTGCTCAAGCAACAGTTTACGTTGGTGCACAACAGACAATTTGACAATTTGTGTGCCATCGAAATTGACGCCGACAAGAATTCGGCAATGTATTTAAAAAAATTCACCGCTTTGCTACGCGACAAAATTGTCAATGTGCTGTTTGTGACCGATGTAGAGTATTATTTGAAACAAAATAATTATTTATTTTATTTGTATAATTCTCTGAAACTGTACTATTACTGTTTGACTAATAAGTTTGTGTTTGAAAAACAAAATTATGAAATTATATTTTTATTGAATTTGATCGTTTCGCTCGAATGGCATAACGGCGGTCATTTGAATTCGTTTACCCTGGAGAAATCGTCAATTTACAATCCACTCGAATTGTCAACTCGACGACTGAATTCGATTAAACGCGCCGCCAATCAATGTCGCACTCTGTGCAACGACAACGAAATTAAAATTGATTTCATCAAGGGTAAACGTATCAAAACGGGTACTCATTATGGCCATCGTTTGGTTGCAATCGAATAATTTTTTATGTAACTTTTTTAGCAATTTGTGTTTGTAATTTCAAATTTAACTTTAATTCTAATCTAAAATTATATTAATATAGACTTAAAATTATGAAATAAAAATAAACTGTTTTATTATAAAAAAAAGTGTATATTTATTTATTAATGTTAAAGAAACATATGGGCAAAATGGACAGACTATAGGTTTTTTCAGTTTTTGTCTTCTTTTCTACAGTGTCGAAATTTTGCTCCTTGCCAGTTTTGTAGCCTTCCAATAGAGCAAACATGTACATCTTCATCGGCGGCGAAATTTTCGGCGACACATCCTTCTGAGACGAAGCGATAATGTCCATGTTAAACATTTCGCGAAACCGTTCGTAGGTTTGCGATCGACACGCCAACTGTTGCTGACACGCTTTAATTCCGCGCTCGAATACATCACGATTGTCTTCAATGCACACGTCGAAAAACAATTTATACAAATTGTGACCCTCGTTGGGCACGTTGATTAACACATGATCTTGCATCTTGAGCATATCCACGTCCCATTGATTGTACTTGCATAGAAATTTGCTAATAATGTGATTGTGCATGGGCATATCATTCCAGTTCACTTTCAGAAAGAATCCGTGTTTACCGTAGCACATTTGCACGGTGATCGAATCGAAAAAATAGTACTGCATCAGGCCTCCGGCGACGCATAATCCAATCTGGTTAACGGTGCGCGGCGGGCTCGCTTTCTCGATGCCCACGTTTGCGTTGATGACAGGATAAAAAGTGTCCAAATGTTGATTGAGATTGAGGCGATTCTTCAAGCTGCTAAAATAATCGTCCAGACAATTGTTGGGTGTCAGACAATACATCACGGTCGTGTTGCCCGCCTTCAGGTTGTACACCATTTCCTCCTCGAAACCGGCACACGTTTCGCGTTTAGAAAACACTAGCATTTTGTCATCTTGTTCGTCCACGGTCATGACCACTTTGATTAACGACGTCGTCGCCGCCGCAACCGGAAATTCGGAGGAATTGTAGCGGCACAACTGCAAATTTTCCGATGGTGACGCTACCGGTGAAGCTTGTTCGTCGGGCAAAGATGTTTCGGAGTAAGTACGCTTTGACATGTTGTGTGTATTCGGTGCTGCGCAACAGGAAACTGTGTTTGGCGCTCAGTTATCGCGTGGTTTTATATGCGTAATCTCTAACCAACCGCACGTTCATTTTAATCAGTTCTTTTTAAGAAACTTATAATGATTTTATTGTATAAATCTACATGTAATCAACATTTAACACTAGTAGTTGCCGTCACGGCGGATTAAGAATGCGTTGCGCCGGTCTTTTTATGATCATCGAACCGGACAAAGCGGTGTTGTTGTGCGCTCGTCGCTCCTACGACAGTTCGGCGCAATTCTACAACTCGGAAGCGTTGCAACGCGCTAATTTTCTGGAAAAGATTTCCATTCCGCGCGGTAAACGCGACGGTCAAGACACTTTCGACTATGAAACGGCCGTGCGCGAATTCATCGAAGAGACGGGCACCTGCTTTGAAAGCGCCATTATTCACAAAGTGCCTTTTGTGTTGCAGTGGAACGACAACGGTTTGACCTACAAGTACGCAATATACGTGGGCATTTTGCGTGGCATTTTGAAAAACGTGTCGCGCGAACCCAACACGTATTGTGTCAAATTACAAACGCTAAACGATAACGAGTACTCGGTGAACATTGAATCGCGCCTCATCAACAACGAAATTCCTCGTACTCTGTACATTGTCACGCTGGACCACTATTTTAAATACATGAACGAAAAGCAATTGACCACGTACCAATCGAGCAACTATTTGGAATTTTTCACTTTTGTCAATATTGTAAAGAGCAAGTTTGACGACGGACGTGTCGAGGATTTTTTTCTAATCACTTTAAAATTGGACACGTTGGACGTGAACAGAAACAGCAGCAGCGCACAATGGAAATGCCGACGCTCGAAAATCGTGCTCGCCACTCGGCGCGAACTGATGAACATCGTGAACACTGTTTGACTCGAAGCGAGGTGTATGCTCTTGTGCGAGAAGTTATCAACAAGCGAAAACACACCAACGACACTGACGGTGTGTGTGATCATATCGATTCGCCGGGTTTTCAGGCCCAAATTAAATATATAAGGGAAATATTAAGTCGAACAATAGTTATTGTTAACGACGATCAAGTACAGTGCAAACGACTTGATCTCCATTCGAAACGCTTAAGTGATATTTTTAACAAAAAGTCTGCACTAGAGGAAGAATATCGCTATTGTGTCAAAAGAAATGGTTGGATACGTGCATCAGAGTCTGACCGACGTGGTGGCCAAATACGAAAACAGCGCATACAACAAAACGGACAACGACATAAACGCGGAGAAGATTAAATTATTTGAAAAGAAAAAAATTCCATACAGAATGCTGGTAATAGAAGTGCACAATTTCGACAAGAAAGTGGTGAAACGCGGCAAGAAAATGATCACTAACAACAAATACATTTTGTTCAATAGTTGGTACACGAAAAATCGTCAAAGCCATTGGTTGACCAGTCACGACATGTGGAATCGCATGAAAACGCATTCGGTTTCGTGTAAACAGTTTATAGACATTTTCGATTACATGGAAAAATTGGGCAAATCGATTAAACTGCCATTGTCGTCGTCTTCGTCGTCGTCGTCTTCGTCCTCTGAGGAAACGTCGCCGCCTCCGCCCGTCGCCAATTCTACCAACTTATCGGACGGAGACGAAGCCAACGAGAGCGCGGTGTCGACGCGCAAGAAAAAACACGACATTGACGCGGAACAGATCAAAGAGGGCAACAATCAACGGCTGCGAATGTACGAAGAATTCTATCGAGTGCTGACGGCAACTTTTAAAACCAATTCTGCTCCCGCCGCCAGTTTTATCTACGACCAAAAATTGACGCGCGCCTTCATCGAATCGGGCATTCAAACGTTTAAAACGGAACTAAGCAAATTGGATCAAGAGCGAAATCGCGGCGACACTAAATCTATTAACGAAAACACTCAAGATATTTTTGCCAAACATCAACATCACCATTATCAACACAAGGAGAAAATAGCGCGCAAACTCAAACAAAGCGGAGGGCCGCCAAGAAAACAGACGAAAATAGCGGCCAAACGCGCCGACGAATACGCCATGGTCAACGATCACGTCGAAGACAGTCAAATGTCGGATTAAAGTATTCTTTCAATCACTATAACAAACAATTATAATAATGTTTGGTCAATAATGTTTGGTTTGTTCTGTTAGCACAGTATTATTTTTGTCGTGTGACAATATTGTTTGTGTGTGTGTATGATGTTATCGTAAATAAAATGCTTGTATATAAACGGCGAACTGCTTTTATTTTGCTCTCTGTATCAAACGTTACAACATGTATGTTCTGATGGACACTCGGAAACGTCGAATCACCGTTTACCCCACAGAAGACGAATATTATTTTGATTTTGTCGAAATACGCAAGTTTACTTCGAACCGATTCAAAACGGACAAATTGCGTCAACGCATCGGACGCGTCAGCAAAATTTACGTTAAAAAACGCTACATCAAACTGTGTGAAGTTTTGCTGTATCTCTATTGTTTCGAGGATACCGATGATGTCATTGAATTTATCTACAATAATGTGTATCTAAAATGTTACAACAATAAATGAAATTAAACACGATTTTTTGGTTTTATTTTAATAATTTATTAATAAAAATTATATTTATAAATATATGTTACTTTATGAACACTTTATTTTATTAAAACATGTTACAATGGTACTAAATCGACAAACGAATCGTCAATTCTAATGATTTTAGCCTGCAATACTTGGTTAGTGCAATATATTTTGTTACTTTTCTTTTTGTTGGCAATCAAAATGGCATTATAATTGTATGTATTGTGCACGTTCACCACGTGCAACTTGTAAAGTCTGGTGGCCAAAATAGTTACAGTTACGACATCGTTTATTTGAAGCATAACGTTTAATTTTAATATATGTTTTACAGATTACAATACTAATATCGTTGTCGTCCTCCTCTCAATCGCAACACCAGATGCAAGGTGGATTCTTTTTGAATGTTGTAATCTTCGACCGTGCGAGAATCTTCGAGCTGTTTACCGGCGTAAATCAATCGTTGTTGGTCGGGCGGAATGCCCTCTTTGTCTTGTATTTTTTGTTTAACCGTTTCAATAGTGTCTGAAGATTCCACTTCAAGAGTTATAGTATTGCCGGTTAACGTTTTCACGAATATCTGCATTGTGAAAACGTTTGCTTTTTATCGCTCTTATAACATTACACAATTTTGATATTGTAAGAATCTAAAATGGACGAACAACAGTTTTGTTCGGATTTAAGCAAGTTGACCGCTATTATACTCAAAGACGACTGGCCGCATCCGGAATCGCGGTTGGGCGACGTGATCGCGCACATGGCCAAAAACAATTTGCTTCTAAAACGCAAACGAGATGAATATCCCGAAATACGCGGGGCGTTCTCTTTATCGAACGAAGCGCGCGATTATCTGAATGCTTTGCAAACGGAAAAATTAACTCATTGCCGATTGTGTTACCACAAAGACAACAAAAATCAATGTGATTTTCATAAACGTTACATATTCACTAAAAACGTTAATGAATATCGCAACGAATATGTTCAATTTTTAAACAGTGAAATGGGAATCATCAGTTTCGTTGAACTTTATTACACCTTTTTGAGCATAGATTTATGGAAAATCACCGCGCAAATATTGTTTCGCGATCTAACCGGTTTCAGTAGTGTTAAAGAGCTGCTAGACAACTATAATTACACAAGCGACGAGAACGTGGACAGCGCCAATGTCGAAACCATGGACACGGATGATGATTAGTTCTCTGCACATGTGTAGTGAAATGTTCAAATATTATATTACCACTTTGAGTAGTGTTAATAAGCAAATTATCTATAAAATATGCATATTAAAACTTTCATTTTCGTTATAATTTCGGCTGTTTTGATCGGTGCCGTGGAATACACCATGGCGTGCACACCCGACGGCCGAAATTGTCAATACAGCAACGAGTGCTGTAGCGGTGCATGTTCCGCCGCTTTCGGATTTTGTCTTCATCGTTAATTAAACGACAACAACAAGAATAACAACAAAATAAATTTCTCAAATCCTTTTATTTAAACATAGCAATAAATGTGAAATTAATCATCGTCTGTATCGGGCTCGTTCAAATACAAATCCAATAAATTTTCAATGAAAAGAAATTCGGACGGAAGAACACAAATGTCGGCCAATTGACACGAATCGTTTTTATAGCAAATATTGTCGTTTTTCAAATACACGTTCTGAAGCACGGTTGTGTTGTGGTAAATGTCGCCGCCGCCCACTTTGACTCGGTTGTGCGACAAAATATACGTGTTGAGACTTTTGATTGCCCGTTGCGAGATGGTTTCAATATCGTCGCATTGTGTCTGTTTGTACATGCGCGTGCTGTTGATCAAATTTTCGCTGCCTTTGGCTCCGCACGCAATCACGTCCGTAAAAATGCCAGCCAGATTGTTTAATTCTTCGTCCCCGCACACCATTTCTTCGTCGGCGATCATGTCGCATAGTTTTTTGAACAATAGAAAACTAAAATTGGAACTAAAAAGTAAAGCGCTGTCGCGCAGCAGCATTTCGAGTCGATCGGCAAAAATGATTTTTTCGTCGTAGGTGTGCCACAATTGTTGCACTAGCGGCATCGTGGCGAACAGGGTCTCCAACTGGGCGCGATTCTTGTACAAATAGTAAATTTGTTGGGAAACAAACGACAAACGATTCTTGTCGAAACAGATAAAATTGTATCGCGGGTCTCCGTACAACAAACACTCGAGATCGATCAACGAGTTTGGCTTCGGCACATATGTGATGATTTTCTTGTCGCCGTCGCAATCGGTGTTAGCACCCGGAAACATGCCCGTGCCCGCTTTCAGATTCCAGTCGGTAAAGTCGGCAGGTTCGATCACGTTCGACACTTGTGTGTTGAGTTGAGAAATGTTTGGATGGCGGGTGGTCCACGCTTTAATGTTGTCCACATCGCGACCGTAGTACCGTTTGACGCTCGCTTTCGGTGGTATAATCACGTTGGCGTCGTTGACGCATTGGACGTTTGCGTAGAACGAGGCCGAATTGAGAAAAGTACTGTACAAAAATTGACCGGCGTAGCCGTTTTTGCTTTGCAGCTGATCTTTGATCACGCCGTGGGTCAGTTTGATTTTTTGTATGGCGCCCGATATGTCGACCAGGCCGTTGTCGTGTTTCGAATTGAACGCCTTGTTTAGAAAAATTATAAAATTATGATCCCATAATATAAAATTGGGCAAAATCAAGTAATCTATCGTGTCCGTAAACTTGTTCGTTTTTAATTTCTTGAGAAACACATTGGAAGGCAAATCCGTGATCACAATCGTGGTGGCGGTGATCACTTTACACAACGTGTCCGTGTGTTCGTTTCGCACTTCGCATTCGGAATACAGCGAAATTAGTTGTTCCAGCAGTCTGTTAAAGTAGTTTATTTTAATTTTCTTCAAATCGGCAATGAAATTTTTGAGAAACTGTTTAAATTCGTGTATGTTGAGCACGCAAACGTTGTCGATTCGAGCAGGGTCCAGCAACAGTTGAAATTGTGTGGAATTTTTTTTCAAAAAATTAACTTGTTTATTTTTCGAATAACACAACATGATGGCGTCGAGGTTGCCGGCAAACTGTCGCAATGCAGTTTGTTGTTTTAATTTTAATAAGGGTAAAATAAATAAATATTGTTAGTTTGAGCGCGCCGCACACACGACATCACATTATGGAAAGCGATTTGATTAACGTGTCCATTCTGAAAAATTTAATTAAAACAGAAATCGATAAGAATGTCAAAAATAATCTACACGAAATCGACAGTAAACTACGCAAACTCGAAAACGCCGAATTGAATAGTAGCGTCGAAATTTACGGGGTGCACGATTCACGATTGGCGGACAAAAAAGTCCGCAATTATTACATTAAAAAAATATGCACTCTGCTTTCGCTAGATTACAAATTGATTGTGAATTCAGAGTTTAAGAAAAATTACATTAAGCTGCGATTGAGCGACGCGGCGACGGCGCGCGAATGGCAAATGCGGTCGTGCAAATTGCGCATAAAAAACTACGATCTGAACGTGGACTACGACGGTCCCATTAAAATTTTCGTCGCCGCCTCTCACGAGCACAAACAGTTGCTGAAAAAAACTCGCGACTCTTTGTTGCCGCACTACAAATACGTGTCGTTGTGCAAAAACGGCGTGATGGTGCGCGAAAACGACATCAGTCGTATATACATTGTGAAAGACGAAAGCGACATTTACAATTTGCTCGTTAAAGCCAAAACAAACGAACCGCCTCAAAGTTGCGAAGACACGGCGCTCGTCAATCATCAACGCGTCGACACTTTTGTCGATTCGCATCTCATTTGACTAGCGGCAAACGCCATGACACCCGTAAAATGGCTCTAGTTGGTTTATCTAGTTGAATCTCAATGTGATCGCAATTAATTTTGTCATTGTGTAAACTTGTAATGTTTTTTGCAAATCAATTTGTAATTTTTTGTAACATTATCATTTTGCCACTTTTGAGACTGTTTATAAGTATTTTTTCAGGATGAATCATGATATTGAACACGAACCAATCAAATCTATCGCCAAAAAAGATCATCAACACTATTCTATATCATCCCATCGAGATCATTATCATCATGACCGTGTGCTAATCGATTCTGCGTTTTTAAATACCGACAATAAATGTATTATTCAAGACGCAACATTAGTGAAACCAAAAAACGCTCGTTTGCAACACGCATTTGTGGTGTGTGAAATGAGCGACAATCGGTTTGCTTTTTTGCGCACCCAATTGCGTTCAATTAATAGGTCTTTGAAAAATTTACGCAACAATGAATCGGACGTGCCGCCGTCAATTGTGCTCAAAATTAACTATGTGCCTAATTCGATTAATTTGTTTAATAAACTCAAAGAACTCTTGCCATCGGGTAAATTTAAAGCAAAAAACAACACCATTCAGTTGACTCAAGACTTTAATCGTACAATGTTGTTAAACACAATTAAATTTCTCGTTAAACAGTAATACATAAGCAACAAAAATTACAAACATTAACACTCGTACAATGAACAAATTGTTAACGCTACAAAACTTGCCGCAATCTGTTGCACATTTACCGCATCACGGCAAGCGAATATTTTTAAAATTTTACAACAAGAGCATCGATCTTGACATTTCGCCGATGGGCGCGTATCGTATCGCATGGTCGGCGGTACGGAGAAAATATTACAAGAGGGACGGCGTTTGGGTGCCGTACGCTAACGCCAATGATTATGACACGACCAGCAGCGAAGACGACAACGATCCCATCGGAAATGATGCAATTTATATTTAATATGACGTAAATAAATTATTTGTACATTTAAATAATTTTTTTTTAATTTTGTTTTTAACACAATTTTTTTTGGTACATTAACATTATAAATACTACTACGCTTATAGATAAGTGTTCAGTGTAACTTAGTCTACACACAATACATTTCAACGTTTTACCATTTTGGTGTACACATGGATTATTTGGTTAACGTTCAATTCAAAAATGAATTGCCTGGTCGCGCCAAACGCCTCTACATGAACACGTTTCGACGCCATCACAAATTAAACGGCGGCGATGAAAACGTGGCCATGTATCTGGCCCAGAGAGCGGTTGAAAAGGATTATGTAAAACTAAACAATCAATGGTTGCCCAAAGAGGCTGCTCGTTTAATCGTCCGACACAATATGAGCTCCAGCGAAAACGATGACGACGACGATTATTCCGACTCGAATAGAATGAACAAAAAACAAAAACTAATTAGTGGTAACGGTGATGGCGGCAATAACAAAATACAAAATTCAAACTCGGCAAAAAGAAAATTAATCTACTCGCCGTCTAATCGTTTTCAATTACACGAATCAAACGATCATGACGAATCTGATGACAATGATAATGATCATGAAGATGATTATGAAGACAATGAAGATGAAGATGACGACAATGAGGATGATGACAATGAAGATATTGCACCGTCGCAACCGTCACAAATTCGTTTTCAACAACGAAATGGCTTTTTTTAATCTACACATTAAACGATATACACACATTTAACATGGACACATTAAATTTTTTATTAAACATTGATTCAAGTGTACTCGAGCAATTTTATTTCACATTCCTTGTCGAACTCGGCGCGTTCCTGTGCGGTCATTTCCTTTTTATTTTCGAGCGATTGGTGGCGGTGTTCAAAATCAATGTAACCGCTGACACGTTGATGATACTGTTCGTCAAAACGAATCACCGCAGCGACCACGATGCGCGCTTTTTCATTTAATTCGATTATTATCGAGCGTCCACGATCCGGTTCATTCATAATGAAATGATTGTAATTAATCTGTTCAAATTTTTGAAGAGCTCCATTCACTACAAACTTGACATTTTTGTAAATAAAAAGGCTCAAAGTTTCCAGCGACAGATCACTAACAATTTTAAAGTTGCAAAAAAACGCTTTACAAACGTTTAAAAACACAATAAATTCCCTGTTGTCCGGATGATTAATTTCGGGATTACACGAAAAAGTTACGTGTCTTAGATCGAGACACACTCCGTCAAACTCTAAATACTTTGCATTAATAGTTGTCATTGCGATTGTAGAACACGGGGCTTACTGAATCACGCCGAGACAGATTCGTCTTTATATACGCCGGTTATTTCACTATATTTAGACGCCGCCGCCGTCGTCGTTTTCACGGCGCAAGTTCCTCTACGCGCTGTAATTTAATATATCACATCGAAAAGCCAATAAAGTAATCGGCGTCGTGATACCACAAAAATTTAGTAAAATTCACAATTTAATTTCGTGATTCACAACACTCAGAAAAAATTTATTAAAAACTTTATTATTAAATTTTATCTTGAGAACATTCGAGTGTACCGTCACAGTCGATTAGTTTAATGAGTTTTTTCTCATTTACGACAATGCCGGAGGAGTTTGTTTGCGACGAACAGGATTTTCGACGAACTATATAATTAAATTTGTCGTGAAGGTCCAAGTACTCTTCGTAGCTAATTGAGTTGGGCGCTTTAAATTTGCAGAAAAAACAAGTTACAATTTGATCAGTTTCGTCTATAATACGTTTATTTTCCACGTAGTTGTTTGGCTCGTCGCGTTTAGAACTTGTATTTCTGTTCGTTAAAATGTTCTTTATAATTGCGCTGACCCACGACATTGTACGTAGTCACGCGTCCCACAATTTTTGCGTCTTCTTTGTATTTCGCGTAAAATTGCAACAAATTCTCCGCAGGTTTTTTCTTAATTTTGGACTCGACCGTGTCGTCGATGACCTTTTCCAATTTAAAATTGACTTTATTCATTATCCGTCTATTATGCGCGGTGACACAATTAAATTAATTTTCGATTCTTCAGTTCGTTTGTTTAAATAGGTCGGAAGCGCAAGGCAAACTGCCAACAATATCAATAGTCGGCGCCCATTACGCGTAAATTATATCGCGCGCGCGCGTGTTTATAATGTCAAACTGCTGATCTTTAAATGCGGGGTTCAAACAACGCCAAAATATTCTTTAAAATCAGACACAAAATTATGCCAATCCATCAGGATGAAATCAAGGTTGTTTCGTTGGGCGCCCCGATCGTTACGTCCATCGACAAACAGTTTATTTTGTGTTTCGATCGGTTTTACAATTAATTCGTAATATCGCCTATAGTTGTTGGGAGTGCGTACCCATTTCGAGTAGTGGTAAATGCGTTTAATCATTTCGCGTGGGGGACACATGACGTGACCGGGCGCGTTGCCGCCATACTTTAGATCGCAACATTTGACACGTTCCTTGTTCTGGGGACATTTGCCCAAATTGCGAAAAATGACCGATATATTCTTGGAAGGATCGTTAAACGGATTGCGCTGTTTCAATATCATGGTCAACACGGTGTTGTATATGACGAACGTACGGTAGATTATTTGACTAGCAATCGCGTCCGCCGAACTGGGCACGTCCACCACTTTGAAATTATTTATTAGGGGCACGCTGTCCTCGAAATGTATTGCTATCATTCGTTGGGGCAACACAAACGTGCGGAATATCGAGTAGACGAGATCGATTTGTAGTTCATCTACAAACAAAACGATGCGATCGTTGCAATGGTTAAATGCGTCTATAATGCATTTGATCACGTTCATGATAACACGCATTTGGCGTTCGCCAGTTTCGTCTATTCCGAAAAAATGTTCATCGTCCACCGGCGTCACGTTCAAATAGGCGTAGATTTCGTTTGCGTTGATGTAGTATCCGCGCACGGCCATATCCACATTGGGCACCAATGCCATAAAGTAAGGTTCACGATCGTAATTCAGGTACACCACGTCCAGTTTTGTTTCGTGATACAGATTGCCATTAAAATAATTGGCAAAACTGTCGTCATCAGTTTCGTTGACGCTTTTAATCGTTCGACAGTTCGCTCGTAACGGATGAAATTGACACGTCGTTTTTGTTTTCTTGAGGGGTTTGAAAGGAATCAATTTTGCCGATACACATTGTCTGAATCTGACCAGATTCTTTGTCGATGACATTGAGCATCAAGTAAGAGTTGTTGAGCAATTCCAAGTTGTCCTTAATAATCATGTCGAACACAGTGTCTTCACCGTTGGACGCCATCGAGGATGTGTTTGATGAAAAAAAAATTTTAATTCTCACTTTCGATCAGTACATGCAATTAAATCGCGCAATGTACGAACACAACCGGCTGCGCGAAGAGTCAATGGCTAATGCAATCGCAACCAAATCGTTGTGGACACCAACACGCCAAATGGATTATAAGGGATTCACGATTTTCGTGTATTGATGTGTAATACTAAGATTCACCATCAATTACTTATCATCAAATGAATCGAAATAATATATATTAAATATATTGATTAATATATTATATCGTCATGAGCGACACCACCGTTGTTGGCACTAGAAAAAAACGGCGCAGCGGAGTCGGGCTGTTTAAAAAGAAAAGCACTACCAGAGAAATCGAATCATCGACCACCGGCGATTACGAAACGATGCACACACCGACAAAATCGACCACACCGTTGCCGGAATACGATTTTGACACCGGCTACGAAGACATTAACGTTTTGATGGAAGAGTCAGAAAACGAATCGCCCAACATTCCAATCACAATTATGCCCGAATCTACGTCCACACCAAAATACACCGAGCCGACCACGAGCGGCAGTGTTAAAAGAAAACACGAAAACGACAACGACTTTAGCAATCGTTTTAGAAACATTCGTGCCGCTTCCGATTCAAACGTTGTCGATTTAAATGTCGAGTACGTGTTCATAAACGGACCGATTTTGAATCAATCATTCCACGAACGCGTCGACTTGCTGCAAGATAATATTGATCGTTTGTTTCGGTGGGTGTCCACTTTTAACCAAATCGATTCCATCAAAACATGTTTCATCTTTACCAACAAACACATTGATTCGAAAAAATTAAATCTAAAATATAACCTGGACGATTTGTACCTTTACAAAATAAACAAGGTTCATTTATTACATTTTGTTGATATGACGTACAGTTTTTACACAAAACTGATCAACAACTTGTTTCCCATTGCCAACATTGCCATTAATGTAAACTATACGGCCGGTTTCAGCGATCTCACCCAACTGTGCACGTATTTCATTAATTATTGCGTGTTCGAGTTTTATCGACCGTTTTTTTATTATTTCCATTCGGTGTCGGGTGGAAATTTATTAAACGACGCCGACCAACAATACTTTGAATCTTACATCAACGAGAAACAAACCGATCTCACCGCATACTACAATTCAAAATTAATCAATTTAGAAGCGCACAAGTATTACAAGTACACGCCTGATAACGATATTAACACTAACAAAGAATATAATTCACAAACAGTTTTACAAAAAAATTTGCCATTTGAATTGGATTTGTATAAAGTTAATGTGTACATTGTTAGTATGTGTAAAAAATTACGTTTTTAAATTTTGAAAAAAAAATTAAAGCATTGCATCAAACTAACTTTCCAAATGAAGCAATAGATCGATATTCTGTAGCAAAACAAATTCTTTAATATGTCAACAAACTGGCAAAATCAAGTTCGATATCGATTAATTCAAGAGTTTGAACGCGTTCAAATTCGATACCAAACTTTTGGTCGTTTTGTTGTTCCCCAATAAAACCTTTTACGCAGTCCAACAAAGCGCTACATTCGGTCATACTTTTTGGGGGAAAGTTGAATTTGTATTTAATGGGTCGATTGAAAGGGTCACGCGCCCGATTGTTTGTCGTTTCGTACCATCTTTGCAAACAGTTGACGTGGAACATCTTTTCCAAATTGAGAGTGGCATGATCGCTCACAATGATGACCCCGTCGTCCGTAATCTTATCGAAACATATTTGACATTCAACATGACATTCGGTCCATAACCGGTGAAACAAGCGATATAAATACGCCTTTTTATCTTGCAAATTTATTGTAATGAGCATGATATAACTTCCGCGCCGGAGACAAAATGCTTTAGTATCTGTCGAAACATGGAACTCATACGAGCGTTTGTGAAATACTCCAAACCTTATAGAAAGTCTGCCAGCGCAGAATTGAAAAATAAAATTTTCGACACGTGGAAGCACGAAATCCATTTGAACAACGAATTGGCAAACAGATGCTGCGCCGAAAAAGTGTGCGATTTTTGTTTGAAAACGAGCGGCGACGATTGCGTGTTCGACGACGACCGGCGCGTGTGCGGTCGCTGTCTGTTTCCCAATTACGAACGCGATCAAGACAGGGAACTGGCCGAATACTCGTTGATCAGTGTATGTTTCTACGAAGAGTGCCAGATGCGATGCTGCGACGCGCATTCGCTCACCGTGTGGCTAGAAAGACTCAAACTAAATTGGCGGATGCATCAGAATCATTACACCAAATTGTACCGAAACGTGCATCCAGAATGTATACAATGTGAAACGGTAAACGCAAACAATGGGTTCACTACAACTGATTTTAGCGTTAAACTATTTTGTAAAAATTGTTTATTTCCCCTATTTGTGATTCTTAAAACTAGAATGTAAAGTGTCCTAAATTTAAGTTGTAAATTTAAGTTAATTATAGTGTACAGTTTAATAAATGTATATAAAATGTATAAAATGTATAAATAAAAAAATTTTTTATTGTATATTCAACGTTTAATTAATAATACAATTTTTTAACACCAAACAATCTAGTCATATTCTTTTTGTTGTACATTTTTGTGTAGCGACGTTTGTGCCTTTTGCCAAACTTGTTTGCGGCGGAAACAAAAAATATAACGTAAATTGGTTCGTGTGATAACACAAAATTAGGCGTCATCATAAATTTAATTAAATAAATAATTAAAATTAAATTAATTAAATTTAATTAAATAGATAATTGAAACGGTTTTATTATGTTTTCGAAATTCGTTTGTGTAAAATATAAATAATGCTTACACATTCTCATTACCCGGTTTATTTTTTTATATTGGGCAATAATTTAAAAACCAACCGACTCATTTGCTTTTTATGTAAACTTCAAACAAAATAAATCATAACATTTTTAAAAAATACGCCTAACGCGTAGAATTGTACAATTTGTGCATTTTGTTATCATTTTTAATATGATTATTGTACATTGATTGATTATGATACATTTGATTGTTACGCATTTGATTGTCATACATACGATTATTATACATACGATTTTGTAAAATATAATCGTTTTGATCGGACGAAAATTGTTTATAATGTTGTTGATTTATATTTTGAAGATTTCTTTGTTGTTCTTGTTGTAAATTTTTTACAATATTGTTTTTTAATTTATTTTTTTTACGCATTGCAGATTTAATTTTTTGTAATTCTTTAATTATAAATTTATTTTGTTGTTTTAAATAATCAAAATCATGATAATTCATACTTTTATTTTAGGCTACAGTAAATTGAAATTGCAATTCGTTTATTGTATTATATAATTGAAAACCAATGCCGTTACTTAAAATAGTACTATTTAAAGGTGTGTACGACAAATTAGGTTCATCAATGGATCTAAAACAGTTTATCATTGTTTCATGCGTCAAAATATTGTCTTCATTGGCTGACATAAAAGTAACAAAAGAGTTTTCTTTTAACATCAACCATGGATAATTAAAATTGGCTTTTACTCCATTGCCCACGTTTACGTAAAAGTTTTCTGTGCCCATAAAATAGGCTCGCAAATTGTCAACGTAACCCTCAACATTTAATTTAAAACAAGCTGTCGCGCTAGCGGTATACATGTTTTGAAAACTAATAATTTGTTCGACTAAATCTACTCCTGCAACAGTTCTAACAGACAAAGAAGGAACATTTACGTTAGTTATAGGAACACGATAACAAGTGACACCATTAAATGTTGTACCATCAGAATTGTTATTATTATTTTCTCTTTGAACGGCAAAAGATAAATCTCCAGTGTTTACGCTGCCATCACGAACAAGCACAACCACTCGTCCGTTTACATTGTTTAACGAATCCGGAGCCACACCAATATTGTAATAAAATTGAAACATACCATGATCGTAATATAATGTACAAGATTTAAACTCTAAATCATTCATCTGAGAATATTTGCCGTATATCATTATGGCACCGCTTGTATTTGTTTTACATATTGCCGTTTGGCCAATTATGGGTCTAAACGATTGAGTAGAAGTCGTTGTCGAAGGAATGCTCATTATGCCGTTTAAACTTTGCAATATAATTCCTGATTCAAATGTCATTGTGTTGGCATTATAATTGATTACTCTGTTTTTTCTGTTCCACAATTTTCGCGTCATAGTCCATAAAGGCGCTTGGATGTTATTAGTGGGATCAGCTTCGTAATAAGCTAATCTAGTTGTAGCGCCAACTACCGAACCGTAATATGTATCGGATAATTTAGTTAATACTTTGGAATAGTCGGCTGAATAAACGCCGATTTTGTAATCTATAAAATTTCCTATAACATTAGAATATAGTGTACCGTTACGAGACATAACACCGGGTACAACAATGCCTTCAGGACTGGCCACATTTTCTATGGCTTTAGTTAATCCTTCGTTATTTATAACATATTCTCCAAAATAATATTTGTAATATGCAAAAGTAAAATAACTATTAATTAAATAACCGTAAGCACGCACATCCAAATGATCAATGTATATAGCGTCAACATGCAAACCATTGCCTTCTCTAATGTATGGAAATGAAATGGTTACTAAAATTTCTTGAATACCAGGTTCTGCTTTAATTTCTTCCAGAAAATAACCTCTTAACATTTGACTATAAGTATATGGAACTCCCATTCGCATCGAATTTCCGCCGACACGATGCCATCCCATGGAATGCACGGCTGTTGGTAAATATAAACCTAAATAGTATGTAGTCAAAAAAACACATTCTTCGTAATATTCAGTTTCATTTAAAACAATTGTTACGTTCATAAAAACTTCTGGCATAGTCATAGTAAAATGATACCAATCTGCGATTGGACCCCATGGAGCAGCTTGATGCGGCGGCGGAACTGGTAATTTATCGCAAATCATTTTTAATCCATTAAACAAATTATTAGCCAATTGAGCGTTGTGATGCAAACTATCCGCGGGATCGTTGTAACGAACACAATAACCTATTAAAGTATGGCAAACTGTACCAAATTGCGGAACATTATTCCACGGATCTAAATTTTCAAATATTGTTTCACTATTCCATTCTCTGTTAGGATTAGCGACTTTTTCAGATTTTTGCATAAAAGACCAAGAAAAATTGTCTTTAAACCAAGTTTCAAAATTTTTAAGTTCTTGATAATTTGTCGGTTCAGGCGTAGGTTCAGGCGTAGGTTCTGGAGAAATATCTATAGATTTTTCTGGTATATTAATATCTTCTTCGCTCAAACTATCGTTTTCATTAAAATCGCTATCATCATTATCTGTGCTAATAAAAAATGTTGAAGATGGCGGCGATGGCGAAACAGGATTTGGTGGTAAAATAGGCGGTGTATCAGGTTTAATAGGCAAACTATTTTCGCTAGGCGACGATGGGGTTGTAATCGGCGGCAACAAATCTATAGGCGAATCTTGACAATTATCATTGATTTTTGTTTTTACATAAATATCGTATTTGAAATATAGTTTAGTTAAATATATTATAAAAACGAGAAACATAAAAAAGAAAAACAACAAAGATGTAGTGCCTGAAACATCATTGACAACATTTAAACAAGACGATTCGTGCATTATTTTAATCTGTTTATGTCGCACTCTTAATTACAACATTTTAAATAAAATTGAAAATGCATAATATAAACACTTAAACAAAAATATGTTATATCTAAAAATAATTTTTTAAACACGATATCATCATGACATCATTTTAAACAAGTTTAAACACGTTCAAATAAACAATTTCTTATCAAATGTATTATCTATAAAAGTAAAAATTTTATGTATCATGACATTTAAACTGTAACACTCGACCGTTTCATTTGCGTCCGACGACAAAATGACGAGCCGTTACAATTTGCCGGAACATTTTAATTTGCCGGTCGACGAAGATTCTCGCGTGGACACGTTCGACGAAACTTGGCCGCACCGCTATCCTCTGACTCCGGAGCTGTTGGCCAAACACGGATTTTATTTTATGGGCATTGGTGACACAATTAAATGTAGTGAATGCAAACTGCTTCTTACTAATTTCAAGCCTGGTCAGTTTATTGATCGGTTTCACGAAAAGTTCAAATGTTCGTTTGCAAACGTTCGCACGCCCGAATACTGTTTGCAAAATGATTTGCCGTACGGCGACGAAATGGCACAGAAAGCCGTCTCCAAATTGGTAACGATTAAATCGTCAGCGACAATAACAACAACACCTGCTGCAAAACAAGCCGAACGTGAGAATCGTCAGAATTGCAACATTTGCTTATCGAACGCGGTGAACGCCTGTTTAGTGCCCTGCGGTCACGTACTATGTCTTAACTGTGCTCACCAACTTGACAATACAATTTGTCCCTTTTGTAGAAACGTTTTCACAATTCAAAAATTGTTTGTAAACTAAATGTGTAAATGTTTGTAAATGTAGAATACATTTTATTTATATTGTTTGATCCATCAAGTTTTTTTGAATATTAAATCGTTTTGTGTACTCTTTATGTTGTTTTTCAATATTTTCCAAAGTGTTTAATAAAAGCGCAATTTTCTGTTTATATTCGTTGTTTAATGTCCATTTTTGAATCTCGGTCAATTGGTAATATTTTTCGTTTTGAATAGCCTCGATTACACTGTTGGCGTTGGCAAATTCCATCATGGCGCAATTTGGTTTTTTGTTACACATGACTGTGCCGTTTATAGGGCCATATTTTTCAAAGTAATTTTCCAACGATTGCACGGTAACGTTGGCGTTTGTATTTGTCCAATTGATAAGCACCCGGTTCAAAGAAGACGGCCTTTTCTTCACCACAGTTTCCACTATTTTGTTTACGCCAACGCCCAACGCTATTTCCAACATTTTCGAATTAACCATTCGGTTATAGTCGTTTTCCAAACCGGCGTACATCCGACGCGTGTTTTTTATCGCGCTTCGCGCTTCGTCTATTCCGCGCGCCGTTTCCACAAATAAATCGGAATACTTGTGCAAAAGATATGTGTCGTAAATTGATTTTAACACTATATCACCCAACACGTAAAAACCGAATAAAACAACAATTCGGATTGTTTCACGATCGTTGCGCGCTTTTACAAACGCGTTTTCCGGTTCTGTGTCGAGATACTTTTCCAATTGAATCAGGTTTTGTTTTAAACCAATATCGAATCGAGTACGAGTCGTAGCGACGCTAGTATTTTTTACATTTAAAATTGTGTAAAAATCATTGGAAAATAAATTTAACCGTTTGATATACTCGAAATCGATTTTTACCATTTTAGTAATACGCGAAGAAATTTTTCGCGGTTGCGCGATCGCGGTTGTGTCAATTTCATTACCTTCCTTGTCGCCCTCGTCGTCGTCTTCGTCTTCAATCGCGACGGGCGTGGCGCTGAGTCTTTTGCGCGGACGCAATTGCATTGGTGTCGATATCAAATTGACCGCGTCATTTTCATTTGCAGTGGAGCTGATTGCCGCGTCGGCGTTATTTAATTCGACGGTAGTAAAATCGAGTAGATTAGTACCGGTATTAGTAGTAGAACTTACACCGTTATCGTTATTGTTGTCATTTTTGTTTATCGTACTTTTGATATTGCCTTCTCGTTTTTTAATCGCGGCCGGAATCGCGTTTCGATACGTTTCCTTGGTGTGCGTCAACAAATCGTCGGGAGCGAGCAGAGTGCGTCGGCCGGTGCGTTTGCTCACCGACATTACGTGTTTGGATCGCCAAAATGACGGACGTAATTTTTGATTTTAACGAACTTTACGACAACTTGAAGAAAACCTACTCGTTTTTGTTTTATCTCAATTGTGCAAACAAAACGGACAACGCCACGTCGTTCAAGAGTTTACAAGAACGCAAATCCTACTTATGTTGTGCAGTCGATCCGGTCGGACAATGTGTATTGCACAGATGTGTGCCCGTCATTTTCGGCACCCGCCTCGATCACGAGTTTCGGCCACACGACACCAAAGACATGAGCGACATACGCGGCACATTCATGATTGACGGACGCAATCTCAGCTTTCCCAACATCATGATGAACAACAACATATTGATACACAATTTTTACGATAAACAGTTTAGCAAAAACTGTAAACGAATGTTTTTGTACGGCAACGTGGACGAGGAAAAGAAAATTAATCGAGCCATTCAATTGGTGTACAACAATTGTGAAGACATGCTGTTTGCGCGAGACGTGTACGCCAGCGATTACATTGTCACCGAAAATCTCAATTCGCAGTTGCATCTGTATCTGCAAAAAAGCGGCAAATGGGAACCGTTGAATTTTCTTTTCGATTACCAGCCGTTTCAAAGCAACAGTTTGGTGAAACAGATTAAAGAAATTATGCGCGTCAAGATCAACTATTCGATCGATAACCTGGCCAATAAAATCATCTACAAACACGATTATCTGATAAATCTTGCGTTCAGACCCGTGCTCAAAATGTACGAAGCCGTGTTGTCGGAAAATTTGCAAAATAACGTTGCTGCGCCGGCGAAAAAGAGGAAATTTCAAACCATTCTGTTTCCGAAAGAGAGCAAAAAAATTGTCGACATGGTTGTAAACGGCAAATTAATATACACCGTGTCGAAAACGTTCAGTAAACAGCGCAAAAATTTCATAATATATCAAGACAACAGCAGCAATAACAATATCGAAATCAACACGCCCCTGCTCAAATATCGCATCGGAAACGAAGTGGTTCGCATCACCAACGACACTATGCGTCAGAATATGCTAATGCAAAAAAACGATTTCGTCAAGTTTGTGGACAGTTTTTTTCACGGCGAAATGACGGTGGCGGGCAAAAAATTTTTTCTGTGTCGCAACGTGCGATTGCCCGCCGTTAATTATAAATTGGTGCGCGACAAGTTTATGCAACTTCATGAACTCAAATTGATCGAGCACCTCGAAAGTGATTTGCGTGATGACGACCCGAACATTTTGCGGCTAACGTTCAACGATCGACCCACCATTTATTGTTGCAAACGCTCTGATTTGGACAAAATATTTTACACGTTCAAACACAACATGTGCCCCATCGAATTGAAACTAAACGGTAACATATTGTTTGTGAACCATCACGAAGGCATGATTTGTTTGAAACGTGTCGTGCGCATGAAAAGCACCAATGTACAAATCGTCACCTTGATGACACCGTACGAATACCACAACCAGGAATCGTTGTTGCGCACCACCGACAATATCGGTGAAATCGAAGAAAACGACACGGTCACGTGCCTGATGTCAAAATTGGTGCAATACTATTACAAGAACTACACCAACATATTTAGAACGGTGCCGGTGCCTAAACTGATTGTGTCGCTAACCAATTTAAAAAATGCTATGCCCGTGGTGGGCTACACGAGTTCGGGCGAGCACCTACACGATTTACCGCAGGGCAATTCGGTGGTGGTGTCGCCGAGCATACGTCTCAACAACAAAATGTTCAAGTTGTGGACGCTAGTGCGCGATCATCGTCTGATGACCGCCGAAGATCCGTACATTCCAGACATTAAATTACCGATACGTTTGTGCAACAACAAGATCAATAAACTAAAGGGCAAATTGACTTATGCAAAAAACGAAACGCCAAAAATCAAATTTCACGCGAGCCTCGACAACAATTGCGTCGACGTCGGCAACGGAAACATGTTACACATGGCCGGTGTGCTGTTGTCCAACGTGAAAATCACTTGGATTTATGACGGAAAACGGTACAAAATCGAGTCTTGTAAAAGTCACGGACATTACGTGTTCAAAATTTACTACTATTATCGACAATTGAAGAATCAAGTTGTCGAAAAGATCGATTCCCTGTTGAACGTGTTTAACGACACCGTGTACTTGAAACTGATCATGATTACTAGTACAAACGATTTGCAAGGTGTCAAGATTTGCGGCGTGCACGGCCAAAAAGGAGTGATGAACGGCATGGAGGATTTGACCGAATGGATGGCCGAGGACGGTACGTGCGCTCAAATCTGCCTGTCGCCTATTTCGTTTTTGTCGCGCCAGTCCAATTTCGACGACGTGGAACGCAAATACGTGGTGCGCGGCGGCGATTTTTCCGATGCCCAAGCGAAACGATACCCCATTTTCAACATTCCGTACATGTTCTTCAACAACACGCCCGACAACATTTACAAGGAATTCATAAAAACAAATCATACGGGCCACGAAAAGATTGAAGGCACCCGACTCGATCAATGGACCATCAACCAATCGTTTGCCGGCAACCGAATGGCGGAGAGTTTGCAATGCATTCGCGGCAACACCAATTTGCCCGACAACAGCGGTGAATTCAAAGTCATGTCCAGTTTGATGCATTGCAACAACACCATTATGATAGAAGATTTAAAATAATTGTTTTATTTTCTGTTAAGTTAAAAAAATCAAAAAACTTTTGAAGAATTAAAGTCGTACCGCTGCGGTACGACCGATGAATTATTATTGTTACTTCAAAACATTCAACTTAAAACCAAGTTCATAAACCAAGCCGGTGTTTTTGAATTGATTAATGCAAGCGAAATGCCTAATGCGAAGAGGTTTAAACAATAGAACAACAATGATTTGCAAGAAAATTAACAATTAATATATTATAAATATTATAATTATAATTAAAATTTATTAAAATTGCGTTGTTGTTTTTATAAAACAAAATATTTATATGTTTAATTTAATAAGCATAATTTTAATGATGATAAAATATGCGTGGTTAATTTTGACCGCGGCGGTTTTGGCGTGCAACGCGATTGCACCCGGCACGCCAGTGATCGATTGGGCCGATCGCAATTATGCCCTAGTCGAAATCAACACTGAAGCGACCGCCTACGAACGACTCGTGACGGTCAAAAAAGACGTGTCCGTGACCGTTTCGTGGAATATTTGGAATGGCGACGAGGGCGACGTAGCCTACGTTTTGTTCGATGAACGTCAAGTCTGGCGCGGTAACGCGGAGGCAAAACGCGCCACAATAACTGTGAACGAAGGCGGTAAATTTAACATGTTGGTGAAAGTGTGCAATTCGGACGGCTGCGCAACAAGCAAACCGGTCGCGGTTAAAATTGCCGACACCGATGGTGCGCATCTCGACCCGTTGCCGTACGTGTGGCAAGAGAACAACAAGCCGTATGAAGTGGGCGCCACCGACAAAACTGTGGCCGCCTATTTTGTCGAATGGGGAGTGTACGGTCGCAACTTTCCCATGAACCGAGTACCGGTACCTAACCTCACGCATCTATTGTACGGTTTCATTCCGATATGCGGCGGCGACGGTATTAACGACAGTCTGAAAACGATTCCGGGCAGTTTTGAGGCATTGCAGAAATCGTGCGCTGGCCGTTCCAATTTTAAAGTGAGCATCCACGATCCGTGGGCCGCGGTGCAAAAACCGCAAAAAGGCGTTTCCGCTTGGAACGAACCGTATAAAGGTAATTTCGGTCAAATCATGGCGGTGAAACGGGCGAATCCTCACCTAAAAGTGCTGCCTTCGATTGGCGGCTGGACGTTGTCGGATCCTTTTTACCATTTACACGATGCGGACAAACGCGCTTTGTTTGTCGACTCGGTGCGCGAATTTTTGATTACGTGGAAATTTTTCGACGGAGTCGACATTGACTGGGAATTTCCCGGTGGCAACGGTGCCAATCCATTGATCGGTGATCCGGAACGCGACGGTCTCACGTACGTGGTGTTATTGCGCGAGCTGCGCGACATGCTCGACCAATTGGCCCACGAAACCGGTCGTCAATACGAATTGACCACGGCCATTAGCGCGGGTGACGATAAAATCGCTTTGGTGGACTATCAAGACGCGCAAACATATCTGGATCGAATTTTTCTAATGACTTACGATTTTAAAGGTGCCTGGTCCAATTCGGATTTGGGCCATCAGACGGCCGTGTACGCGCCCGATTGGAATCGAGACGAACATTACACGAGCGATTATGCAGTGCGCGCCCTCCTCAAACAGCACGTGCGTCCGCAAAAAATTGTGCTAGGCGTGGCGATGTACGGCCGCGGCTGGACCGGCGTGACCAACAACCGGGACGACAATCCGTTTACCGGTATCGCAACCGGGCCCGTGACCGGCACTTGGGAGGACGGCGTAGTCGACTATCGACAAATTAAAACCAATCTTCAAAAGTACAAGTACACGTACGACACGGTGGCCAAAGCGGCGTACGTGTTTAACGAAAGCAGCGGCGATTTGATTAGTTTCGATAGCATCGATTCGGTGCTCGATAAAGGTCAATATGTTATCGAAAACGACTTGGCCGGTTTGTTCGCTTGGGAAATTGACGCCGACAACGGCGATCTGCTAAACGCTATGCACGCCGGACTCGGTCATCATTCCGTTTTAAAAAAAGACAGTCGACAACAACAACAACAACACACACAGAACTTTAGGTTTTATATTTTTATTTTTCTTTTTAATAGTATATCTATTAACATGTGTAAGTTTATATAAAAAAATAATATGTATAAAAAATTAGAATTATACAAATTTGTTAGAACAAAATGTACAATAAAATTACATTAAAATTATAATATGTCGTATAATTTATTATATAGTTACAATTCCTGATGCCCCACTATACAATTAATACGTTTCCTGCGTATTTACAAGTAATTAACAATTCCGACACAACACTTCCGTTATACACTACTGCAATTTTTACATGTTTTCCATTGTGACCGACCAAAATGTTAATCGTCGGTTCCGCGGCCACGGTTGTCGTGTTCAACGACAGAGTGTCAAACACGCGCACACCACCATCCAAACAGAATACGCCTTGCATGCGATACGATTCGCCGGTGATAGGCATCACAGCGGTAATGCCGTTTTCATTTGGAAAATAATAGTCGGTAACAAAGGAAACTAGACGATTCCGGTCGTCGAATATTGGCGAGCCAATGTAACAATTGAAAGCGTTCAATTTAGGCGAATCGCTGTCGGTGAGCACCACGCCCGGCACCTGTCCGTAGACATAGTATTTGGCGTAATGATGATGAACGTAGTACAATTTATTATCTAACCGTTTGGTTACCATTTTGTACGTGTCATTGCCTTGGAATTCAATCAATTGAATCGTAGAGGCGGAATTTAATTTAGGCAATTTGATATTGCACGCAATACCGGGATATTGGTAGAGAGCACTCGATTCGAACAAATAATCATGTTGTCCGTACACGTGTACCGCCAACGATTCATTATTGTACAATTCGCAATATACTCGTTTCAAATCAAAATTAACTTTGAAAACGACATTATTAATTGTAAAGGTTTTCATTTTGTTTGTGACACTTTTGCCACACTCGATTCAATTATACACTAACCGAAACCCGACTTTTGTCGGCTATTTATATTGGGAAAAACGGGTGAACAAAATAATAGTCATACACACACACGCACACATTGAAATGATTCATAGCTTTATTTTAATCGAACTTGTTGGCGTAGGTAAAAATAACAAATATATACAATTACTTTAATAATACAATATAGCCAAACATTAACATGTATAATATTTATAGTGTATGCAAAACAAAATTACATTTTAACAAAATAAAATTACATTTTAACAAAATAAAATTACAATTTATTCCAAAGTTTTCATTTCTTCGTACACATATTTAATATCTTTATCGGTGAGTAACATGGACTCGGTAACGTCTTGGAGAATTTCTAGACCTGCAGCGGTTCGAACCCTACTTAACGCCACATACAATTGGCCCGGCGCAAACATAAAACGTAGCGGTATACGCAATTTGTCCAGCGTCGATCCCTGTATTTTGTGAATTGTCATTGCCCAAGCAAGCATCACCGGAAAACCGCATCGTTCTTCACCGAATCGAAACTCTTTTGGGTCACTAGATTTAAACAATAATTTCTCTTTAAACAGAGTGACCGTTTTGCCAAACACGTTGCGAAATACTATGCAATTAACTCGTCCGTTGCGATCCAGACGACATTCTTCCACAACGCCCAAATCACCGTTGATGCATTTGCTTTCTTTGCAATTGGCAATAACCATAATTCGCGATCCTTGCGCCAACGTTAAGTTATCCGGTATCATGGACGTATTGTTTGCCGGGTACAGGTATTTCCTTTCTTCAGATTTAATTAAACGTTTTTTCGATTCGCACGTAATTTTGTACGACGTGACGGCGTCGGCGAGAATTTTCTTGTTGTTCGTATCGTTAATCCGTTCCGCATCGGCGATCGTCGACGTTAGTGTCGTCGCCTCCATGGGATCGAACGGTTTTTGCACAGCACGCAAACGATTGAAGAATGCGATTCCGCGCAAGTTGCCCACACGCAGCTGGTTGAGCGCCTCGATAAACTCGGGCTCGTTTTGACGCATCATTTGAGTCAAAATGAACAGTTGAAACTCTTTCCACACGTCGGCGCCGTGACACTTTTCGTTCGCTTTTTGATTCTTGAATTGGTTGCGCGACTCGATCACGGGAGGCAACTGGTACAGATCTCCGAATGCGACCACGTACACACCGCCAAAAGGCACGTCGGGTTTTTCGTGCACCAAACGCAATATCGCATCTATATTATCTAGATACGTGGCGTGGATCATGGAAATTTCGTCGATGATGAGCACACGCAAACAACGTAACGCATATTTGTCGATTCTATTCATATCATATTCACCGGTGAATGTGAATCTAAACAGTTTGTGCATAGTGCTGCCGTCAATGTTGCGCGCTGCCAACGCGCTAAAAGCAATTTTTTCCACATAAAATTTTCTATTGATAGTCAATTCTTTGAACAGATGCTTAAGCAAAAAAGTTTTACCAGTGCCCGCGTTACCCGACACAAAAATTGGCGTCGTGTCGCCTCTCGTCAGCATGTCCTCGAAAATGCACATGAATTTTTGTTGATCTTCGTTTAGCGGAATTTTCGGCGTGTACAATTCGACCTTTTTTTCTGCATCCGTTTGATGTCCCGTATTCGTTACACTACTAAAAAATTTTGATTTTATTTTATGCACTATTGTACGGTCGATCTTGACAGTCGACATCGGATACGGGTAGACACCTGTTCTCTTCGACGGAAAAAGCGTAATTAGTGGGACAAAATTGTGGAATGACGTTTTTATTAAAACACATAAAATATTTGGAACAATTAAGCGGATTTGGCACATTATAAACGCCATCATCAGGACAGATAACAGTTGGCGATGGCGTCACTTTTTCATCCGAAACAAATGAATTACTTTTTCCCATTATTAATATGATCAGAATTACAGTAACAAATACAAAAATAATAAAATTTATCATCATAGATATACTTTAATCTTATTTTTGACCGGTTTTCTGCATATCCAACACTGTTTTTTACATTTTGTAGCACACAATTCGCACACCGAAACGTGCCCGCACGGTAAAAAACAAATTTCTCGTTCTCGTTCAAAACACACTACGCACATTTTATTTTTTTCCGATGCAACAACGGCCGCGGTTTCCAAATCATTTGACGATTTTGAATTTAACGGTTTCGAATCCAACAGTTCTAAATCCAACGGTTGTGCGTAATGAGACATGTCTGTCGTCGCCAATATTGGATACAGTTTATAATTATCTTCGTTTATCAAATCTGATTTTTCGTTTATCAAATCTGATTTTTCGTTTATTATTGAATTTGACCAAGTCGTAATTGATTCGTGAGCGGCTGGCGGCGGCGGAGCGCTCGGTTGCATTAAAAATTGATTGTTTAGATGTGATGCGGTGTTGTTGCTGTTCTCAGAATTAAAACTACAAAACGGAGAATACTCTTTATGCACAATGTGAAATGCGTCAAATCGACTCAATTTAATAACGACCAGGGCGCATTCGCAGCATTTTATTTCGTTTCGCGCGCCGTGATAAAAAAATCCATTTTCGGCCAACCGGTCTGCGTAATTTTTGAATTTTGTGCGCGCCAATTTAAAATTTTTAAAACTGGATCGTCGCAAAGATTCGTTTTCGCGCAACAGTTGAATCGAACGTTTGCACGTAGAAAACGTGTGATATTTGAGCGTTTTACTGTTGAGCTTGTTCATAATTGTGGCGCAATACGCACACCGGTACACAGTTCTGTCCCAATAAAACCCATGTTTGGCCAACTGTCGCTTGTCGTCTTCCATCAAATTGGCAATTGTGTCCAAAGTTGCAAATCGATTTTGTAAACTGTTGTACCAAAACGATGATAAATCACTATTGATAACACTTTTGTGATTCATTATTAAACGCACGCACACACTTAAACAGATTAACTAATGATATCACGCAGATTGACACGTGACGAGTTTTAAATTGTTTTAAATGGACGATCGTCGAAAGCAAACGCCGTGATCACAATGATTAGTATGACGCATATAAATGCCAAAGCAATTTGATTAGATTGTATATTGAACGCGGCGACCGCTGAACGTGGACGATTCAAGGCCTTATTTAAAAATTCGCTGTTAACAAATAGTGTCCGATTACCGACGTCGTACACCAAGGGTCGTTTATAATCGAAATTCTCAAAGTTTGCTTTATTGATTTGGGTACGAAACGTGTTGTAGCGCGGACACTCTTTTAACACTTTTACAATCAATTGCTGCCAAGCGTCTCTGCGGTCTTCGGGCACCACTTCGACTCTGTCCGAGTTTAACATACGCCATCTGATCATGTCCGATTACGAAAGTGATTGCGTCGTGGAGCAGGACGAAATTTTCGGAACAATCGAAGAAAACACTCTGCCGCCGGTGACGAATCGCAAACGCAAGAAGACCAGCAACGACTATCCGAAGAAACGTGTTGCTCAATCGCCGCGTCAAGATCAAGAGGAAAATGTCACTAAACTGAAGCGATTGTCGGTGGCGAGTACGAGCCACGATAACACTGCTGTCGCCAACGGTACAAGCACTGTACGCAAAAATTTCAAACGTGTAACAGGCGAATTGATCGGCCAGTACACGGTGAGTCTTAATAAAAACGTCAACTATCTGCTAAAATTTTTGGTGGACAATGTCAACAAACAATATTACAGCACCGCAGAACAGTTTCAGAAAATGAAGCTTAACGTGTTCTACGATATTGTGCTAACTTTTGAAAACAAAAAAATCTGGATCGAAAGCTACAAAGAGTGTAAAACGAAAAATCGAAAAACCAATGTGAAAAGGTATTTAGCGCCGACTGAACTGGAAGGTAACGATACCATTTCGGTGTACGCCAAGATGAAGCACGGTTTCAAGACCATTGATGGCGTCTTCAAGATTGTTTTTCATATATTAATTGGTGACTCGGTCGAGGACAGTACACCCTATGAGATTGAATGCGCCAGCACCTTAAATAAAATTATCGAAGCGCTGAAGAACACCAGTCTCGAGAACGACAATGATTTATTGGCGTACTTTATTAAAAATCGCGATCGCATGTACCGCTTGTGTCGCATTAAATCGAATTTAAGCAACACCAATTACAAAAGTTTGATAATTCAAAGCGAAACACACTTTGAACTGGTCGATGAAAATAACGACGAGAATGAGGAGAATAAATGTAACGATGACATGTTCGATTTTAATAGTGATAACTATGACGTAATTAATCTAACGCGCAAGAATAAACGGGTGTTGAGCGCTGAAGTGTCCAAGGTGCAGGCCGAATACATTGATTGTGACAAACCGAGATTGTCCCTTAACTACACACCGAAAGATAGCGATGAAAACGTGCACGCAACTCTATTTGACAATAGTCGCAATTGTAACAAGGAATATGCATCTTCGACCAAGAAAAAGAACAACAAATTTGACCAATTGGAAATTGAAATCAATCAAATGAACGATTTGATTGAAGATAACATTTACAAAATTTATATTCATGTATTGTACGATGTGGAAAAATCATTGTACACTTTACTCGGTTTTACTAGATATGAAATTGATTGCGAACAATATGATAGTTTGTAATTTAATTTTCATGCGAATTATGTCTATGGTTACGGTATAAATGAACAATTATTATATAAAATAATGTGGTTTATGTTTATTGAATAAATATTAATAAAAAAATATTGTAGTTTAATTTTATTCTTTCAATAGTTTAATATACTTTTCGACAATATCACTTTTGTATGTTCTAGATTTAGGTACATTTTCAATTTTTTTGCGAGCTAAATTTTCATAATCTCGCTGGTATTGAATCATCAAAGTATTGTTTTCCTCTTGTCTGTCCATTACGTCTACCAACTGGTTATTGATGGTTTGTATTCGAGACTCTATTTCTTGTTGAGCCGTTTTGACTATAGTAGTCATGTTGTCTAGAGTTACTTGTTTTTGTTGAGCATATTTTTCTTTTAAATTTTCATAGTCTGCCAATTTTTTGGACGCAATACGATTGTTGAGCGTAATAAAATCGAAACCAATATCACTGGAATCGGACAGAATGTTAGTCAAACTTTTTTTCACTCGATCGATATCATTTTGCAATTGTTCTTCGATTTTATGCGCGCCGTTTTCTTCGATAACAAAAGCGTTCATTGGTATATCGTCATCAGTAGCGGTAACGGAAGACGATTCAATTATCGGTTCTTGTATGGTATATCTATTGCGCGTTTTCAACTCTTCCAATTGAACGCGCGTGGTCCTTAATTGCGTTTCCAACGAATCAATTTGAGACTGTTTCTCAACCAATCGTGATTCGATTGCAGTCGATTTAGTTTGTTCGTTTTTTATCTGTCTTTGAAGAGTATCGATTTGAGTTTGACGTTCGATCAAAGTGTTGTTGAGTCGCACGTTGTTTTCTTTTAACTGGTTCGATTGCGTTTGCGCAGTTTCCAAATCAGATTGAAGGTTTTTGTAATCGATATTAAGATTTTCGTTTAATTTTTTCAATTGATGACGGTCCTCGTCCAAAACTATTAAATTTTGTTTATATTTGTTTAAATTTTCATTTAGGCTAACTATTTCTTGATTGTAATCGATGTCAGTTTGTTTGGCAACGTTGTTTTGATTGTTGATTATTTCCTCTAAACGTTTAATAGTCATGGCGCGTTCGTTTAGTGTGCGTGTCAAGTTTTCTCGCGATTTCTCCAACGTGTCGTTCGTTTGCGACAAATCTTCATTTTCCTCCTGCAATTCGGCCACTTGCGCTTGAAGCGAACTTGTCTGACGCCGATTCGATTCTGTGATTTCTCGCAAATTAATCACAGCTTTACGATAGTTGTCAATTAAATTTTGCGACGGATACAACGGGTTGTCCACTGTAATATTTTGCTCTTTTAAAAATGTCCTAATATTGTCCATTTGACGTTTATATTCGTTAAAAACGCTATTTTTTTCGTCGAGTTTTCTATTCAATTCGTTGAATTGCGATTGATATAGCGCGTTTTCTTGAGCGCCGCTCGCTGCAGTCGCACGACGCAATTGATCAAGTTCATTTTTATATTGATCAATTTCGTTTTTTCTTTGTTCCGATTCTTGTTGATAGCGCGACAGTTGTTGCAGGGTCAATTCGAATTTTTTCAACAAATTGGTCAAATTTTTAACAGGCGACAAATCGTTTTCGTATTTAAAATCCACGCGATTGTAGACAATCGTATTCTCTAGCTCTATCAACGTATTTTTTGCGCTAACATTGAGTTTGTTTTCGTTTTGTAAATTTATGAGTTGTCTTTTTAATTGTTCCATTTCTGTCATATAATTAATGTTGAGATCGACAGTTTCCTGAACTCGTCTCACCAAATCCACGTTCAATTGCTCCACCGCCGATTCTGTAGTGTATTGGGCGAAAGTGAACGTGTCGTCGCGTCGCACAATTCTTGCTATTCGAGTGTAGCCAGCGGTGAAACGCACCAAAATCGGACATAAATTTATGTTATTGGACAGGTTGAGATTGCCGTCGCGATTCAAACAATTGACTACGCTTTGTATATCGTTAACGATCAACGAATCAAAAGTGTAAATCTGATCCATGGAACGTGCGTAGATGGCCAATTTTACGTGTTTCTGTATAATCCGTTTCACGACCAAAATCAATTTTTTGTACGAAAGAATAGATCGCTCGCGGTTCGTTTCGTTTAAAGCGTTTTCCATATCCAAAAACTCTGTATCGCTAAGTCGAATTCCGATTAAAGACGCCGACGCTGAGCCCGGTGGAGGCGGTTGATTGTTGTCATTTTGATTAATGCTACTAATTCCCTGTTGATCGAGGTCCATTCGATTTTCATTCTGATATTCGTCACGATCTTGCTGCTGACGCGCAGTTAACGGCGGTGGTACATATACTTGTGGTAAAGGTTGTTCAACAACTTGGTACGGTTGCTGATTCACCGCTTGTTGATTTATTTGAGACGGTTGATGTTGTTGTTGTTGTTGGTAATTTTGACCACGACCAGGTTCGTTTACCGGATTAATGTATAAATTTTGCACGGGAGCCGTCGTGAATGGTGGCGGCGGAGGAGGTATCATTCCATTGTTCGCATGCGGCATACCGAACGGGTCCATGATAACGCCCGCCGAGTTTGGCCGCACGTTTGTGTTGTAATCGTATTTGTAATTAAAATTATGTGTTATCTGATTAGATTCCGTCGGCATGGGCGATAAAGCTTCTATTATCAGTTCGGTGATAGGCAGTGCCGCGGCGCGTTCCCTTAACGCCGGTCTGTGTAGCAATATAATAGAGCGACATCGTTCGATAGTGTCGTCATTAACGTTTTGGCGTTTGCATTGTTGACTCATTGAGTTTATTGTGGTCAATAGGTTTTTTACCGTGTTTGCGTTCACGTCGGTGTTCATATACTTTGGAGCGAGATTTCTATAGCGCGACATGGCGGACGATTCGATAAACCTTATGAATTGGAACAAACTTAAAAATGTTCTGAAACTAACGGTAAACAGTATCGGTAACGATCGCACCGTTAAAATCGAACAAGAAGACGTATTTCGCATCACCAAAATGGCTTACAAAGACGGGTATTTGATAATTTTTCTCACGGGCTATTTGAAGTGTCTACCCGAGAAATTGTTTCAATGTTATGTAGAAACCAAATGCAATCTGTACTCGTATCGGCTATGCTATAACGATCATGTGTTCAACAAATGCTATAACAATTGTAAAAGCTACAAAGCGTTTGTGATGCCCGGCTTAAAAAACGTGCACATGGACAAGTTTAACGTGATGCGATACCAGCGCACTCAACAGGACGACGACAAATTTGCCAAGAAACCGTTAGATTACTTTATGCGAGACGTGAACCGGGTGCACATGCAGATAAATTTGATTGAAGGTCAATATGTAAAGTTTCGTCAAACGCAAACGTGTTCGTCGAATCATCGAGTCAACTGTACCGGTCTCACCGATCCCGACACGATCGGTAAACTGTTTCACGTTGTGCCCATGGAGAATTTAAAACGCGAAATTGTACCCGTGATTGTGGCCTACGATATCGAGACCCATTCGAACGGCCAACGGTTTTCTAATGCGCAAGAGGATCGTGTCATGTCCATTTCAATGGTGATGAGGCGCGACGGAATCAATGTGCGCTTCTGTTTATATTATATGCGCGGCCCGGACGATCTGTGCTATGACAAAAACATTAGTGTTGATTATGATGTCACCAAAGTGAATACGATTCGTTTCGATGACGAACTCGACATGTTAAAAGCGTTTTTCGAGTTGTTGCCGCTGCTTAATGGTGATTATTTACTCGATTACAATGGCGACAAATTCGACATGCCCTACATTTTGGATCGTCTCAAGGTGCTGGCGAATGCGACAAATTGCAAGCAGGCCAAACGTGCGCGCATCTGTCACGAAAAATTCTCCATGATTGCTCGCTACAACTTGGATCCGGTGCCTATTGAGAAACAAGTGTTACACGATAAATTCAACAACAAATTGAGCAATCATTTGCTCACGTATTACGTGCACGTCGATTTGTATCAATTTCTGAGCGCCGATCCGGAACATAAAAATTTGGAAAATTTTCAACTCAACACGGTGGCGGAACACTATCTGAACCAGACTAAAGTCGATCTTAGCATAGCCGAAATGTTAAATTTATACAACAACAACTACATCAAAAAAATTATCGAGTACAACATTCAGGACAGCGTACTACCCATCGAACTGTTTCTCAAACTGGAAATTATGGATTTTCTTTATACGCAATGTATGCTGCTATATTTGTGTACCGACGATTTGCTCAGCAACATTTCCCATAAAATTAGCATAGTGTTTTTCCATTTGTGCATCACCAACACGAACGTTGTGGGCGATCGCGAAATGGCCGATCCGTTTATCTTTAACAAGAACGATCTCGCCATCACGTCCGGCAAACGCAATACTGCGTTCAATGCCAATAACGATGCCAACAAACCGCCCGCCGGTTTTGTTAATCTGGATCTATTGAAACGTCGTCCTATTCCAGTCAAAAATATTCCTGACGAAGCGATCAAACTGTGCACCACTCGGCCGGTGTGCAATTACAAGGGAGGTAAAGTGCTTGCGCCCAAGGCGGGTCTGAAGAAATGGGTAGTGACACTGGATTTCAATTCGCTCTACCTCACCATAATGATGTATGAAGGCGCGTGCTTCTCCAATTTGTTTATCGGTGCCGACAACCACGTATACTTGATGAAAGATTCAAAAGCCATTAATCCCAAACTGTTGGTCAGTTTACTGAATCTAAGAACTACGTACAAAAACAAACGCGATGCGTACGAAAAAAATTCGTTTTTGTACAATTTGTATGATACTCTGCAGAATGCAGTGAAACGTATCGCCAACAGTATCTACGGTTATTTTGGTATATATTTCAAAGTGCTCGCTAATTACATTACTCGAATCGGTCGCGAAAAATTGATGGAGGCTATTCGGAAAATTGAAGCAATGAGCCAAGACGACACGATTAAAACCAAGTTTAATTTGTCGTCTATCGAGTTTCAAGTCATATACGGCGACACGGATTCTTCTTTTATTCAAGTGCTGTTCAAAGAGGATGAAATTGCCGTTGACAAGCGTCACGACATAATCAAGGAAATTGTCAATGATCATGTACTTAAAAAATTGAACGCCTCGTGGGACGGAAAAGGCTACAAAATGGCTCTCGAAAACGTAATGTCCAATTTAATATTGTTAAAAAAGAAAAAGTATTGTTATTTGAATAGTGAAAATCGAATCAAGTACAAGGGTTGGCTGATTAAGAAGGACATGCCCATTTTTATGCGCAAAACCTTTCGCGCCGTGGTCGATTCTTTTTTACACAACCATTCGGTGGCGTGCGGTATGAAATTGCTTTTGGACACAATGTCTCATTACTATCGGGTGTTCAACACGTCCGACGGCAACATCAACGATTACAGTTTTAGCATGTCGTACAACGAAAACTCGACCAGCAAAAAGAAAAATACAAACGGTAAACCTGCAGTCGAAAAGCAGCCAGTCGTCACCATTGCTCGCCATTGTCGCGAGTTAATGCTCCAAGCGGGTGTAAAAAATCTACCGGGTAACGGCGATCGAGTTCCCTTCTTGCTCATTGATATCAAAGAAAGTATCACCAGAAAGGCCTATCCTCAGGCGCTATTTGTGCTCAACAAGAAAAAAATTAGTTGGTTGAAACACATGAACATTTTATGTAATTTTATGAACGAATTAATCGAGATATTCGGTACGCATCCCGCTTTCGAGCATTATTTCACCGAAATTTGTAAATTGTACATGAGCGAACAGAAAAATGATATCAAGCACCCGATACTGAAACTGCTTAAAAACAAAAATTTCAACAGAAAAAAAACGTCAACCAAATCCGTTGACGATGATGACGATGATCAAGATAATGACGATGATGATAATGATGACGAAATTGACGAAGACAATGAATCGATGAAACGACGTACCAGAATTTACCTATCAGTTTCGAATGTGTGCTACTAAAAACAAAAAACTGTCAGAATACAAAGCTGTAAATCGGTGTCAAGAATGTAATGTTTTGTGTTAAAATTAACAATGTATAATTCTGTATGAAAAATTAAAGTAATTTAATGTAATATTTATGTATTTTTAATAAATTTAATTACATGTATTTATTAATGTATAAAGTATCATGTCTATTAAAACTATATTGTAAATTAGGGTAAAGGGTTTATATTAAACGATACAATAAATTTCAAGTTTTTTTATTATCCATTAATGATGGCTTTGTTCACTTCAACAATAATAAAATCGGCAATGTGGTTAATTTCTCCGTTTGTCAAATGTCTAGTGTCTATAAATTTTTGAATACATTCAATCAAATAGGTGTCAAGGTAAACTTGATTACAAAAATAGTTGATTTGTGACGGACTGAGGTCCACATCGTATACGGCTAGCACATTGCACATATCGTCCAGAGTGATTTTGCGGTCCAGGAACAATATTAATATATTGATAAATTTGTTCAAGAATTTCTCGTTGTCCGAATTAAGTAGATGGGTTTTGATGGCCGACGACACGTAGGCAATTTTGGTGACGTGCGGCACGGCGTGCTTTACATTGTCGATAAAAGTTTTGAAAAATTCCATGATTGATTCAATCTGTAGAACTAGTGTTCTTATTTAAAATTGCATCAAATGCCTTTTCTAAATCTCTTTTCTTTTTTATACTCTTAGCTTTACCGCTCTGCAAATTGTTGGCGTCCGATTCCGGTTTTATGTAATACACTTGTAGCATTAATATAAACACTACGAATATTAAGAATAGAGCCATGATAAAACTGGAAAAAGCTTCATTTTTGTCAAAGATGAAACCCAACAAGATCAAAACCAAAAATGTTGTAAACATGAACATTTTTTAGGAAAACACCAGTTTTCAATTGTCAAACGCAAAACCTTTCTTATACAAACACCCGCGTATATTATACGATATGTGCGTACAAACACTCATAAAAATATAAAAAATTTACCAACAACAAAAACGCTTATTCAAACTAGTTGACCGAATTGTCACTGTTGTTGTCGGTGTTGGTGGTAGAGCTGGTGGACGATTCGCGATTCGTATGTTTTTCAGTGTAACGATGATGAACAAAATTGTTATTTTCATCATCATTATCATCATCATCATTATCACTTTCGTTAACGCCCACATTGTATTTGTTGATGTAGTGGCGGGTGCTGGAAGCCGAATCGTGGTTCATTAATTTTGCTACTTTTTGAATGGGCATTCCGTTATTATAAAGATTGCTGCTCAGATAATGTCGTATCATGTTGGAACGCGGTCGGTCCATTTCCACGCCCGCCTCTTCGAACAGCCGCTTGAAATCTTTGAACGGCGTCGATGTGTTTTTTGAAATCTGCAAAATGGCCGGATGCTTGATGTAGATTTCGCGCGCCAACTCCAACGGTTTACTTTTAATAGTGTTCAACAAGTTGTTGCGATACTTTTTACGCTTCAAATTGACATTATTACGCATTCGACCCTTTTTGATAAGCACATTTAAATCGTCGACGCTCAAATGACGCGCTTCGTTTATTCGCATTCCGGTGCCGAGCATGATGCAAAAAACTATGGCGCCGCGCAAAAGACCGCGATCGTGCACGTCGTCTCCGTTTAAATACTTTATTTTTTTTTGTATGCAATTGAACACGCCGTCGATGATTTCTTTTAAAACGATATTTTTCTCTTTGGTTTTAATGTGTTTGAGCTCTTTGTCGCGCGGCAACATCACCTGTTTAGGAATTTTGTACTCGGACAAGCCCATGGCGTTGGTGTAGAAATTAATAGTTAGCTGAAGAGTTTCCTTGGTGACGCTGCGCACTTCAAGCATTCGACGACACATTTCTTCACAACTGATGCGCGGCTGTTGTTTTACAATCGATTCAAACTCGTCATTCAAATTGTGCGTGTCGTACGCGGTCAGATTTATGTCGTCAATCAGACAAAAAATTAATTTTATTAATCGCGATTTGTAACTCTTGAGCGTGGTGGCAGCAAACGGTTTGGGAAACATGTATTGTGACCAGAGCGCGTTATTTTTTACCTCGTCAGGAGTGCACCGTTGTCGATCCGTGGCCAAATCGAACACCATCTCGAAACGATCATGATTTTGAATTTTATTTTTCCAATTGTTGAAAGTGTTTTCGTTGCGCACCGCAACTGTTGAATTGAAATTCATACTATTTTCGACTCGATTTCACAAGACTAGTCCGATGACCGCGTCGATAGTTTTATTTGTACCGAGTGTACACAGACGCCGGTTAAAATGGTTTGTGAATTTTATCGACTTGGTTCTACAAGAAATTTCGTTGTCTGGCAATTGTACGTCGTCTATCTCTTAATAATATAAAATAATAAATCGCGTACAATAACACAATTATACAAAAAATGGTCAAAAGCGTGATTAACAATACGTTGGCAACATGATCGCTAGAGTTTTGATTAAACGCCGCTTGAACCGCGTCCGTGTTGTTATAATCGAGCAATAAACGTTTCTCGTTAGAACCGGGACTTGTTTTGTTAACATCGTTGTCGATATCGTTCAGGGCCAATTTGAGCGGAATATACTCGACAGTGTTTTTAATACCCAAACGTTCGTACGGAACGTCCAAGTTCATGGTATTTTCGATACGATTCAATGATTTGTGTAGTAAAATTTCTATATTTGTATGTATATTATTTTTTCATAAAAAATATTTCACTAAAAATTAAATTTGATCAATTATTGTTTATTCGTTTTGTAACTTAACTGTTGAAATATGAATCGACGTAGAGCTTCGTTTTGAAACGCCATTTCGGTCAAACTGCGTCTGTAATGTTCGTGAATCGTTTCTAAATTAGTAACGTTGGCGGCCAAAACGGCGGAACCGTCCAGTTTCTTGGTCGACGTGGTGATGTTGTACACTTCGCGGAAAAGACCCGGTTGTTTTCCGCGACGCGTTGCCATATCCGCAATAAATTCGAAAATGTTGTTCGTTTCCGACAGCGCACCCAAATAGGTGAGATTTTCCTTCAAACTAGTGATTCGAGATCGATTCTTGTCGTTTAACACGTAATAGTAGTAATCGCTTTCGCCCGCAAATATGTTATCGATCACTTTGTTGATCAAATCGTTGATATTGTTTAATTGATTGTATTTTCGACTGCTCACCGCTTGCTGAATATTGGGAGGAATTTGAGCTTGCTTCAACAGCAGAGTCATGTAATTGTTGGCGAGCTGTTGAGTGAGCGGCAACGGAATTGGTATGCTGCTGGTGACCGCTTGCGCCACCTGATACTGGACGGCGAGACCGAGTTGACGCGCCGCTTCCGCTTTGCTCGATTCGCTCAGCGTCATGTTGCCTTTGTTGTAAAATTTTTGCGCATACGACGGCAACACGTGGTCGATGAAACTTTGAACAAAAATGTTTTGCGGTACGACAAAACCGCCGCCCTCTTTTACTAAACGCTCATAGTGGCGCATCAAATTCTCATCACTGTCGAATCGCTTCACCACGTTCACGTCCAACGGAGTGGTTTCTATGCAAATATCGCGAATTGTATTCACCAACAAACGAGTTTCGTTATCGAAAGTGGAATAATCGTTTGTGCGAAAGTATCGAATAATTTTTTCCAGATCGACGCATTGATTAGTCCATACGGTTTGCGAGGTTTGCGACGGACCACCAATTTGAGCGCTATTCAAACCGGACGCGTACGTGTTGCTGACATGACCGTATTGATTAGCATAATGTGACGGGGTCTGTTGATGCGCTCCATACTGTTTTAAATAATTTTCATGGGTGTTATTATTTTGAGTATGATGACCATTTGTGTATTGATTGTGAGAAGCCGATCTATTACTTATGCCGTCGTGTGTAGTTGCCACGCCGTGATGGTGACTACTTGTCGCCGTCGAATTGTGATGCATGATACTGATCGTGGCGAATGTGAGGACAAAACGTCACTCGTGGATTACTTATAATATAGTTGTTGTTCAAATATAACAAAATTAAAATAAAAAATACAAAAAATATATAGTACCAAGAAAATTTAAACATGTTTAACGCAATTATAAATAAAGCCAACGACACGAATATAGTTTGCATACTTTTGCGTTTACACAAGATGCTTTCGCAATTGTGAAAAGCCACATTGAAAGCGTTTTCGCCCTCGACAAACGAACGCAACTCATTTTTGCAACATTCGTTACAATACACCAACACCATGATTATGTTGCCGTCGCTGTGTACGTGTTGAAACGTACGCGGCTGACTGCCCGGATGAAATTCAAATTTGTACCCGTTGGAAATTTCAATTTTGGCGTAATAGTGAGCGAGTAACGTGCCGCACGTTCGCGTCACTTTCACTTTACAAATTTTAATTATGTTTACGTCGGAATGATAATCGCCGGCAGTGGTGTTGGTATTTCCATATCGATCGTATAGATAGTGTAACAATAGTTCCGAATCGTATTTGATTCTATTGAGCGTCGTCAAGTTTTTGTTTCTTAACCGGTGGAAATAGTTTGTTGTTGCCGAATTCAGGTTTGTCGCCGGTGTCAATGTCGGTATCTGAATCGGAATCTGTGTCGTGAACGTTTCCGGATCCGCTGTCGGAATTGTCGTCGGGATCGGCGATAAAAGCTGCCCTAAATTTGCGTCGATTCGATTCGGATATAGAATCGTCGTCAACGACGGGTGCACCATCTGCTGATGTACTAACGTTGTGTTTTGCTGAGGGTGATACATCGTCAATTGTGTCGCAATCTAAATGCTTATTTTCTGCAATGTCAATGTCGACGACGACAGGTTCTTCATGCGCAACCTGCATCGTCTTACTATTCGGCGGATTCGAGTATACAATTTTAAAAATACAATTGCCCTTTTTCAAAATAGTCGGTCGAGTATTGAACAATATGACGTTTAGGTTTCGGCGTTCGGTAAAATTGTGGCAAATGACATAGTCGCCGCAACTGATTGTGACACAATGTTGTCGCCACAAATTGTTAAGCAGCTGAGTGTCTAAAATATTGAGACTGTACGCGCCGATTGCCAGTTTTTTTAAGTGATATTCATCTTGAACTATAAAAGATAAAATATTGTCATTATCTTGTTGATCGAGAGTTACGTACACCGAAATGTTGACTGTTCCACTATTGCTGGCGGTCATTTTTCTTAGTGTTATATTTTTTATATTGTATCTTATAATATATAATGATTTCAACGAAAACGAATTAAACAATCGACTCCAGGTCACTATTGAATTTATGCGACGCACCAATGCCGAACAACCGTTACCCGATAGTTTGTCGTTTGTGTCCGATGTGGATAGCCACATTTTCACCCTTACGACTTTCGATACAAACACGTTGAACGTGATCAGTGTTACTCATCACGACGATCGCGTTGAAATATTTAATTTCTTGACACAAACGCTCGAAATGGTCGCGTCGACAGAAACGAATGAGCCGCGCGTTCGTCCTAATCCCGACGATCCTACTCAATTCCAAATACGCGGAGACGACGGATGGTTCGATGTAAAATGCGCCTATGGCAAACGATTCGATCCTGTTTCCGAACAGTGCGTGCCGATTGACGTGTGCGAAAACAAACCGCCCGGCAACTACGGTCTCACCGAACGTTTGATCGACATTTTAATTCTTAACCATAACGTTGTGAAACAAAACGTCGACGAGAACATTGTTCATCCGAACATGTACTTGCGCTGTCTCGCCGACGGCACTCATGTCGTCCAAGAATGTCCACCAAATCATCTTTTTGATGACGTCACCAAAAATTGTGTATTACGCAACGAATGCGAAAATAGACCGGACGGTTTTGTACTGGCCACGGTTCCGGCGAATTTGAACATTAACGAGTATCTGGTGTGCGAAAACGGCGTAACCACAATCGCTCAATGCGCAAATGATAAAATTTTCGACAAACGATTGACAACGTGTGTGGACGCGCATCCGTGCACGGTTCACGGACCCGGCTACACTTACATTTCAAACGAAATTAGTGCTACCCAATTTTTCAAATGCGTTAACAATATTGAATCCGAATTGATCACGTGCGTTAATCGTGTTTACAACACCCAAGGTCAATATGAATGCTCGGGTGATGCGATATGTGCGCCTTTCGAAAATGGCACAGGAACCTCGATTCGCGTTTACGAAGATCAAAATGTTAAATTCGATACAGGCGTTTTAGTATGTGATAATTATGATCGAATCAACGAAATCGATTGCGATACCACCAACATGTTAAATGATCGAGTGTATAACGAAAAATTTAAAATTAACATGCATCTGCCCGTTCAAATATACGACAAACGCGTCAATTCGTGTGTACCATTTGATCAGGCGTTGATTGAAATTAAAAATTTGTACTTTGCGGTGGAAACGTTACCCAACGATTTGAATGTCGATTATCAAACTTCAATGATTGGTGACGCGAAACGCATATTCGATTTGTTGAAAACGGAACGACTGGACGGCGCCATGATTTATGCGCGCGATGGCGGCCACGTTGGCCTAAATCCTTTGGACGGCACTGCTATAGAATGTTTCGGTGAATCATCGTTGTACGATGTGTTCGACGCGAGACGGGTGAACATGTGCAGTTCGTTGGGATCGCCCCTGATGCGTATTCAATTGAACGACAACGAATTCATCGTGACGAATGGCGTACAATTGGGCATCGATCCCGATTACCATTCGGCGTGCACCAACGTTTTGAGTAATTTTACCGATTATGTGCAAAACGATCATTTTACGGTCCAAATATTGACCAATATACTACACTCGGACGTTTGCGGTACAATATTAAATCAAATTCATACCCAATATACTACACTTTCCGCAAAATATACTACAATCGACCGTAAATATAACTACGAAAGTGTAAAAACGTCATTTTATATGGACCAAAAACATGCAAATACATACGATTCGCCGATTACGATCGAGTCATCGAAACCGTTTGAAGTGACCAATAAAAATGTGAAACACACAAATGAAAACGATCAAAAAGCAATTGAAAAAGACGACGACGACGACAAACAAATGCAACCGCTATTCGATCCGTTTGAACACATTGAAACTGTTGCACCCGCATTCGATCCGTTTAATCGCGAGTTGGTGGATGCGCGCGATCACGATCGAACTCCTTCGCCCCCGCCCCCGCCTATCGGGCCCCCGGTGATACCTTCACCCCCGCCGTCGCCGTCGTTACCCGAATTGAATCTAGCCCAAAACTTGATTGAATTTTCGTGTTTTTACGCATTACCCACATTTAAAATGAACGCATGCGAGATAACCGACGATCATATCGAACGAGCGCTCGAAATACTGCGTCGTGACGCAACCGTGCATCCCGATTGCTCGACAGCTGCCGGTTTGGCGAACGTGATAAACGCTTACGCGTATCTGGGCGACGGTATAGGATGCCGATCCGTGTACGATTCGATCGGTGGCATTATGGTGAATCGGGTAAACGACGGTCAGGTGTTTTTGAATATAGACACTCAAAGTAACGATGGAATAAGATATAACACATGGATACACAAGAAAAATAATTTATTTACAGCTTGTCCGCTAGATTTGTTCGACAATGACAAATTTACATGTAACGTAGCTCCTAATAAATTGTATTACATTGAAAATTTACAATGGTAAAAAAATTGTAAAATATAAAATATAAAATTAAATTACAATATTACTAATATTATTATAATTAATAATAATAAAATTTAATATTATTATTATTATAATTTTTTACAATAAAATTTAAATTAAATTGGTCTGATTAATGAAAACATTACAAAATTACACGCTTTAAGCAACAGCGTTTGACAATCCAGCCGCGTTTTGCCCGTCAGCAGCAGTTTCGTCGACCAATCTCAATTGTCTGTACGATGGTAGAGTTTTGACCGTGACTACGTTTTCTTGGCCGAGAAACAGAGGCACAATAACGGGATACGGTGTGTAACGGTTCAAATAACGCTGAAGAGCGTACGCGTTACCTTTGAATTTGAGAACATTATCGATTTGCAACACGTTTTCGTTGATTTCGTTAATGTAGAGCGACGGCATCGGATTATAGAAGGCCGGTTCAGCTTTTAGACCCACGTCGCGAAGATGACAAGTGGCGCAGTTGCGTAACAATAAACTTTTGTTGTCGATATTCATCACTTCGGGCGCGACTAATTTGTCAATTAGATTTCGAATAAAACTGGGCATTTGCACCAATATTGCGGCAATGTTGCCCGCGATCGCGTTGTCGTTATTGAACGTGTGATAGACACGTGTGCTGCTGCTCTGTACGCGCGAACATGTCCGCGACGGGTTTGTCAACGCCAGTATACTGAGCGTGCGCGAGTACACAGTTTCGGCAATCGAGTAGGTCTCTTTTCGATACCGTTCACTCACTTGCAACAAACCGCAAATGCGGTCTTGTTCGGGTTGGTTTTCGTAGATCATGTGCCAGATTAACTGTTCGGCGTAGGACAGAGTGTTGATCATGAGCACTTCTTGATAATTGTTTCGCGTGGGTATCATGATACGTTCGTTGTCCGGTTCCGTGTGTAGCACGAGACTGCGTCCGATCAGGCGATTGTACGTGTTGCCTTCCGAGTCTGGTATTGGTAGAACCATTTTTTCAATTTTCAAGCGCGTCAAATGGCCCTGACATATATATGTGCCGTCGTCGATATTGTGGTCAGGCGAACACGGACTGCCGTAATTTTGACACGTGTCAAACGGTCTAACCGAGTTAAAAATACAAAAGCTTTTTAGTCGCCCGCTGGAACCGGGTCCGAAACTCACCACTAAAGACATGATGTCGTCGTTTATCGAAAAGGAAATATCTTATTCAATAAATTTCAGCCAAGAATTGCTGTATATTATTTTGAGTTCTTATATTTCTAAAAAATACGCTCTCGTGCAAGAATATGCGGATTTCGTGGACGAAAACGACGTGCGCTCCCGACTGATCGGCAACCGTTTTGAAAATACGCATAAAACGCCGCAATATCTACAAAAACGTGTCTTTATACACGACAACGTGTTGATGCCGCTGGTGGATCGAACTAGTGTGGAACAAGGCGTCAATCATGATCAAGTGTCGTCCACGCTGAAACGCATTTCCACGTGTCAAGTGTACAAAACTGTCGAGCAACCGCAGATTGAAATTAAATTTGAAAAAGTTTACTTTGAGAAAAACGTGGGCGACACGTTCGATTCGTTAATTGCGACAAAACAAGTTGCTTTACTGAATCTGTTGCAAAACAAGCACGAACGCATCACGCAAAATTCTCATCTCGGCTCTGATGAAATTATGGTGTATATGCGCATCGAATACGAATACGACGGCGACGCGCCCGATGATCTAGTGTTGAAACACATGGCCCGAATTGTGGCCGAAATTGATGCGCACACACATTACCAAAACATTGCGCCCATGTTACCTTATACCGCGCTACAGAACAACATAATCTATCGCAAATTTGAGGACGAGAAATTGATCAATAACGCGCTTTCACCCAACGACAATGTGCATAAATGGGCCATTAAACTAGACGGAATCCGAGGAAAAGGTTTATTTGTGCGCAATTTCATCATAGTGTTTATGGACGACATGCGCATGTTTTCCGGACCCTTTCCCTGGCTGTTTTGCGTCAACAACGTGGTGGCGTTTCAATGTGAACTCGTAAACGATACCGTTTTGTATATTACCGATTTGTTGCAAGTGTTCAAATATACGTACAATAATCGAACTCAGTACGAATGTTCTCTGAACGGCTACGCTATCGAACCCGTCGCCGCCATTGAGTGTTTAAACTATTTACATTTTAATACGAAACGCACTCTGGAAATCAATCATGACAAAGGCACAATTCAGGTGCAATTTCAACAATTTATGAATCCGCCCATTGCGATTGGCGGTTACACTACTGTGCCCACAGACGGTTACATAATACTTAACAAACAAATGCAATACGTAAAATGTAAACACGCCAAAACGTTGGAATTGGAATATAATTCGGAACAGTCTGTGTTTTACACATTGGAGGGCGCCTTGGAAAAATATAAAATCGAATCGGATATTCAATTGGAAAATGGTAAAATCTACGAGGTAATGGTGAAACAAAATAACGTCTTGTCTGTGATTAAATTGCGCACAGATCGTTTAATAGCTCAAACATTGTAAAAGTGAAAAGTGTAAAAAAATTTGTGTAATGTATAGGAAATAAATAAAAGATTTATTATGTAATACATTTGTTTTATTTTACATATATATTAACAATTGTTAATAACATGAAAAAAATTTAACAATCATTTATACTAACTTAGTTCTACAGAGAGGACAATATCTTTTTCGGCTGACTCGAAACCAATCCTTAAGGCATGTTCTGCAAAATGCATGGTTGCATTTCTTGATGACGGAGACTCTTTGTTTAATGTTAAAATTGTTCAGGCACACACAACAATTATCGTTAAGCAACGATTTTGTATACTGTACAGTTTTCAAATACTTGTAGTACTCATTTTTCGGTAAAGGCGGAGGCGGTGGCGGTGATTCTTCGTTTATATATTCAATATTAAGTCTTAAAACCTCACCGAGTACGTTCACATATTCCATTTCAATATTGACATTAAAATCAACATTAATAAAATTAATAACAAAATCGTTATTAATATTAAACTCATTATTTCTTGTAGGTTCCATGTCTACGTGTGTTTTAGGTATACGTTATAACAATAATGGCTTATTGTTATCTTTGTGAACATTTATATAAATAGAAACTGTTAATATCAGTTTATCAATTCATTGCTGATATCTGATATTTTATCACATTCCATAATTAATTGATTTAATCACCGATTAACACAATTGATATTGGTACCAATTTTATCAAAATCGATTCTGTTTTTACTTTTAATCTAAAAGTAAACGTTCATTTGATAAATAAAAATGTTACATATTTAAAAATGTCTTTAACGAAACCGTTTCTTTTAATGTAATTTTAATTGTTTTTTATATTCTGACCAAGTCATTTTAAACATGTCTGCAGGCGGTTTCATGTTGCGTTGAATCCATCGATATTCGTTAATGTGATTGTGAAATACCATTGTGGCGTAGAGGACGCCGTATTTCATGAGCGCATTTTTGGTAGTGTCCTCGGTACTGATTTCGTCTACCATAACAATCGGTTCACCGAACCGTTCGCGATTAAGACAAATTTCGATGCGTTCAATGTGCAAAATGATGAAACCTTTCACGTTCAAATAATGATCGCGGCACATGGCGCAGTCTAGTTTAAAAAATAAATTGTAATAAATGGCTTTCATTTGGCGCAAATGATTAACGATAAAATCGTATGACAACATCTGCCTGCTGTGCACCATGTCGTCTATGATGAGCGCCAGGAAATGTATAACGTCCCAGATAGTTTTGAACGAGTACGTATAGTTGTTGGGCACGAAAGCGCGCAAATTTAGCGACACCATTTTATCGTTAAATACCAACTTCATTTGTTCAATGTCGAACGTGTTGTCCAGTGTCATGACCCAGTCTTTCAACTGTTCAATTTCAATTTCCTGCACCTCTTTATAAGTTATTATACATGCAATGTTGTATAAATAAGTCAATTCGGTGGCGAGTATTTTGGCCAAGTGTTTCGATTTGAGTGTGCGCATTCTGTCCAGGTGGCGAAACGTGAACAGAAAAAAACTGTCCTTGTACTGAGACAAGAGCGGCTGTGAGCGGAATCATGGCGGCCGAAAAATCGATTCACTTATATTTGCGCGACCTGCCACCCGGCGTGCAAAACGACAAACCGGTCGACGACAAAATTATCTATTTTGAAAATATAATCGAGTGTATCGAAGAGGACGATACGTGCGACAAGTATAGCGTTTTTGCCGCCTTGAAACAGGAACAGGCCTTATTTATGGAGAAAACCGTATCCGATCTGGTGATCCACAACAACGGCAACTATTGTAAAAATCACGTACTGATCGATGCGCTTTTAATGTATAAGACATATGTGGAATTGGTGGATGAGTCGGCGTTCGGACACGACATTCAGAAATCTTGTGTGGAATTTCTCGAATACCTCTTCAGATTGTTCCGACTGCAAAGCAAAATCGTAATACATCTACCGACCGACGTAAATTTCGAACAAGATAATTTAAGTGCGCTTTTGAAACATTTGTTACAATTGTCCATCATAGAAATTGACTAACAATGATCGGTGTCATTGTGCTCATTTTAATCGTGTTGGTGGTGCTTTACTTTTTGTCGGTCAACAATAAAATCAATTCGCCGTGGCTGACGGATTCTTCGCCGAGCATCAACGACAGCAGCGATTCGGTGCAGATCGATCAGCAAACGGGCGCATATTCGGTGAAATTAAACAATCCGCGCATCAAATCACTGCGCATCAATTACGACAGCAACGGCGGTAGTAAAATTAGCAAAGTATTCGTGGCCGAACGGCCGCTCACGTATAACGAAGTAATCGACGAGGGCAATCGATTCGTCGGCACCAATTGTCTGTTTGTGGGCACGTTGGCCGAAAACGCTTTGGTCGGCAGCACAGCGGCAAATGCGACGCGCGCCACTACCAATTTTGACGTGAAACAATTCAAAAACATATTCATCGTGTTCAAGAACCTCGAAACTACGAAAACCAAAGAAACAATAAACATGGTGCGCTACGAAAGCGACGGAATGAGTTACTTCTTTATCGATCCGTTGACCGCTGCAGTGCCCGAAATACGAGATATTTCCTATCCGGTGATTGTGTTCACTACGAACGCAGCAGTTCAGCAGAAACTGAACGAATGGAACTATATTCAAGTCAACGATGCCGGAACATTGTTCTTGAAAAATCATCGTTCGTTTAGAATTCAATAAATTTTTACAACTATTTTCTAAAGGACGACTATAATTAAAACAAATTATTATGTTTAAATTTTATTTTAATAACACACAATTATGTAAAAATATTTTACAAAATTATACAAAAATTACAAAGATTATACATATTTTACAATATAGTTTTAATTCAATTACCTAAAATTACATAATATATTTATTAATTTATTCTAATTTATATATGTATATGTATATTTACGATTTGAATACTGGTGGCGTAGTGTTAAAATCGTTTTTTGACCAAGCCATCGTGATGCTACTATACATTTTTATTTCTTCTCGATAATATTGTTTGAAACGTTTTTTAAAATCAGAGCACAATTGCGGCACTCGACTAGATGCGTTTCGTTTCAATCTCATCGCTTCGTGTATCATAGTCTCCACGTAGGGAGCAGCCAGCTCAATCATTTTTTCCACTTTACTCTCTTCCACCATTTTGGCGCTGTGTTTGACACGCACTTTCAAAACGTAAATTAAAGCGTTCATGGTACTGTTATTAATATCGAGACACATGAGATTGTGATTGTGCACGGGATCATCTTTAACAATCGACTTGTACGAAATGTAACCGTCGCGTTTATTGCGTCTATACATTAAAATGTGAGATAGAAACAAGCGCACCGGTTTCACCAAACCTTCAAAGTAACTTTTTTCCATGGGAAATTTCTTCGTTTTAATATGCGAATACACCGAGCCGCTAAACGGTAAATTTTCCTCAAACACATGATCCAAATTGATAATGGCAAACCGATTGCGCACACCTTTATCATAGTTGGATATGTATAACGGTTTGTTGTTGATAATCATCAGTTTAAAATTGGCCTCGTATTTTTGAGACCCCTGATATTTGCGGCACACCGCATTACTTTTTGTCGAATCAGCCGTTGTTTTGAAAAACGAATCGTTACACTCTTTCATTTCGTTGATCACGTACAACTGGGAAATTAGTTTGTTTGCCTCCATTTCGTCTGTTTCTTTTTTTGACAACGTGTACGTGTCCGCGTCTCGTTTGTGTACGACAAATATGTTTTCCATCATTTCGGCGTTACTAGACTTGCCCGCGCCAGGTTCGCCCGTACAATAAATGCAACACTTTTCGAAATCGCATGTAATGCCGAGACTAGCGTCAAAATGCATTATTAAAAGCGAGTTTTTATAATTGAAATTGGTAAAATTGCGGAAATACAAGTAGCCCTGCACAATATTTTTAACGAAAAAGTGCGAGTACGCTTTCAAGTCGAGTTTCGACAAAATAACGCGCATGTAAAATCGCACTAGCCACGAATGAAGATCGTCATTATGTCGCGCCACGATCAATTTGTCCCACCAAATGTTCCAGTTTTTTAAATACTTTATCACCGTCAAATACTCATCATAAAAATTGGCAATATAATCACCAGTCGACAAATTTTCACCGACACCGACGCTTTTGTTTTCCTCAATCGCGTTTTCAGAATTCTTTTTAATTTCGTCTAAAACAAATGAACTGTTCTGGGAATCGTTGAATTTATCATTATTATCATTACCATCATCATCACTATTGTCATCATCGTAAGCGCTGTCGCCGCCGTTTTCTAAACTGCTTTGCAATTGTTTTATAAACTCATCGAAATTAGACAATTGGCGTATAAAACTGTCCACTTGATCGATTCGATTCATTACCGTGTAGAGGTGTTCAATAATCAGACCGCGGTTAGTTTGAAAGTACTCGCCGTAAGAAAAAATACGTTGAATGTACATTTTGTTGGTAGTGATTTTGTGAGCATTATCCATCATCACTTGACAATAAAACGGAATAGTGTATATGAGCGACCACGCCAATTCGATTAAAGCAATGTCATTAGACAACAACTGAATCACTAGAGCGATCTTGAACGCTTTCACGTTAATTTGAAGGTTTGAATAACAAGCGCATTTTTTTTGCGTTTTCTTCAGTTGGCAATCGTTGCATTTTAAATTGGTTATAAGATCGCACATCTTTTTCTCATTTAAATACATGCCCATTGTGATCAGCTCGCTGTCGGTAAAATCCCAAATTTCCCTAAAAAGATTGTTTAACTGAATCTGTTCGTCGCTCTTGCAACGAACGCAATTATCAAACGCCACAATAATGGACATGTTGCCTTTGAACATTTTCACATCTCGACACACCTTGGCGACATGGTAAATCTTGTAAATGTCGCGTTCAATCTTGCCAGTGTTGAGCATGTACGATATAACACTTTCCGGCAAATATGTTTTTTCCGATTTCCTGGTCAGAGCGCCCATCAACGTATTACCCAAGATAAAAGGAGTAAAACTGTGATAATCGTTAATAAACAAATTGTACACGCCCTCATCAGTAAAATACATGTATTTCCAATTGTTAAACTTGACGCTGGACATGATAATCGGGCTACTTTTCTCTGTCATTTTGAACAATTCGTCTTCTTTCTTGACCGCCACATAATGTTTACCATTAAACACTAGACACGCGTTGGCAGATTGGATTTTTTTGAAAAAACCTTTCCACAACAATTCCTGTGGAGCGCCACACTTTAATACGTTCTCATAATTATATTCCCAGCATTCGTCTGCATTTTCGTTGGTTTCCGATAGTTTGAGATTAATCAAACGATGTATGGCAAAATAGTAGGCAAGCGATTCTAGCGCGTCCTCGTTGTGAAACAGCGTCCAATGATTGCAAAAACGTGAAAACACTTTAGGTAACAGTTTCGTGTACGCATCGCATCTATTCCACACAATGTCAAATTCCTGGCTGCCTTTCGGATATAGTTCTTCGCACAGCAGTTCCATGTACAAACGGATATCGGTTTCACAAAAATCGAAATCGTCGTTTTTAATAATCAAACGCCAAATCAAAATTAATACGTAATCGAAATTTACGTACTTGCTATCGGTTAGATAATCGCGCAAAGCGTTAATGCCCACATCATTTTCGCGCAACGCGTTCACCATGTGATCGTTCAGTTTGTCGATACATTCGTGCACGTATTTGGCAATATCGTCGTTTTCACTACTGGCCGTTATCACGTCGGCCACCTCGACGCGTTCCTTGTTAACGTATTTATCCAAATTTGTTACCTTTTTAAACGATCTCAAACTTTGAAGATTTACGTTTATAACGTGCCTATACTTTTCCGTCGTTTTGCACTCGGTCAAATTGATGTCGTCGCGAATGTAGTCAAAAAAATTTTTATTCGAAAACACCAACTGGTCGTTCACTTTGCACGCGCTCTTCGTTCCATCCGCCATTGTCACTTCGAATAGATCATCTTGTTTTTCGGTAAATTTTGTGCGACCATTGACAAACAGTTTTTTCTCTTTACATACGAGTGACAATTCCACGTTTAAAAACCATTTCGGATTGAAGCTAAACAAATTAATATTGCCCAGATCGCGATGATGTATGAGCGGTACGTGTTCCCCGATGTCGATGTTCAGTTTCATTTGCAGAAATTGTCGCCATCCAAAGTAAGAAATCGATATGTGTGGCCAGTAGCAGTACTCGCCTGATCGTTGGCATTCATTGGCCCAGTTTTTGTAATTGCTCTTCAAAAATTGACTAAAATCTACACACTTTTCGATCAAATCATAGTGACGCACGTGCACAAACGGTTTCACCATTAACAAAAAACAATTGCCGCGTACCGACCACGTGTGCGCATTAAACTTGGTGTCGTGCGCGTTGCAGCACAAACTTGCCGGCTTCGTGTTCGAGTTGCTCATAATTTGAATTAACTTTTGAAAGTTTGCCATCGACTGCACCACACGATATTCACCGGTGACGTCATTTTTTAACACTAAATTGTCCACAGTTTCGAAATCGGTCAGAGCAATATTATCTACGCTGACACACTCGTAAAAAATGTCCGCAAAGATTTGGTCGACACTAATCGGAGCGGCCGCCATTTTGTGTCTGCTGGCGTTTTTGATAACGCTCCTTCTTTTAAATCCTTATCGAAAGGAAGCGATTAAACTGGTGATGGATCACGTTAACACACTCCACTACGGCGCGTTCATCGACGTGTTCGATTTGAGTTTGCCGCAGCGCACGGAACGTTTGTTTGTCATCAGACCCGAAAACGTAGTGTTGTACAACGTGCACGGTGCCCTGTTCTACTATTTGGAATCGTCGAGCGTTTTTTGCCCTCGAGAATTTTCCATAGTGCGTTTTACGCGAAACGACATTGACGCCATCAATACCAGCGGACTATATGCCACCGTATGTACCAGCGTCAACGCTCTCACAATATTGGAACATTTTCTAACGCTCAAAAACAATATTGCCGACGAGCAGTTGATTTTGACCGTCGACGAAATTAATTACACAATTTTAGATATTATCAATGTGCTCATATACACGGGATACGTTGAAATTAAATAACCAGGTTTTGTGTAAAATCCTTTTATTAATATTTAAATTCAAACACAATTTGTACAAATTTACATAAACATATATTACATTGTTATTAAATTCAAAATAAAATATTTTATTTAAAAATATCATCGTAATGTATAATGTTATCAACGATCGCGTCGTGGTACAGATTCCAATCGTTTCGAGGCTGTGGGCATTTTTTCACGTTTACGAAATAATCATAAGCGTAATCGTTCACTTTCAAATCGTCCACCAACGTGATCGATTTAAAATAATTGACGCCCAGCTTACGCAAATGCCACAACACGATTCGGGGCGATTTGGGCAAACGATCACCATCTTCAATATCCAAATAAAAAGTTTTTTCCACAAAAACCAAATCGTTTTTTATATCCACACTAACGCCCATTTGATTTTCGCCAGTTTTGTAACCTTTACACAACACAACGTCAAAAATGCCCTTGTCGAGATCGGTGATACGCATCGAATGGGCCACGTGTTCCCTGTTGCCGTACGACCACAGCACCAGCACACAACCCATTCGTTTCAGATCAAATAAGCTATCGTAGACGGCGTCGTCTCTAATGCGAACAGTTTCTTCGTCCGTTATTAGAGTGCTGTCTAAATCGAACACGACCACGTGCGGAATCTCCCAAATGAACGTATCGTGTTTTAATTGATAAATTTCCAAATAATTTTGAATGTACCATTCTTTTAGAAAAGCGTACATCGGAATTCGTTCATTAATTACGTACATGTGACCGAGCGCGGACGTTTTGAATGCTAGTTTAACGTTTTGGCGAATGTCGCGCATGTCGTCCGCGCATTTCACTATTTGGATCATGTAACGGTCGCGGTCGACCATTTTTGTTGTGGTGTCGAACGCAAAAATTACAAACTCGAACATTTCCCAATGTTGAAAGAAAAGGAGTCGAAGATCGGCGTAACGGTCGAGCACGAGCACGTGCCGACGCTGGACGGACCGTTTCAAACGCAAAACGCACCAAGTGTTACATTGCATTGTTACGATTTGTTTCTTATTTTTAAACAATTTCGCGAAGAAAACGCGCACAAAAATTTAATCAAATTTTTAGTGCAAAACTATCCGGCCAACGTGAAAAATAAAACGTTCAATTTCATGAATACAAATCATCTGTTTCACTCGCTGTACGCCTACATTCCAGCCGTCACTAATGTGGAAAAGGAACGCAAACAAATTCGATTGAGCGAAGAATGCATCGAAAAATTGTTCAATAGCACAATTAACGATTTCAAACTGTACACGGAATTGTTCGATATGATTCGCGTGAATCGTTTGCCGCAAGAATGTCCGTGTCAGTTGCTGATGCAACGACGAGAGGAGATCAAAACGCACGTCAACTTGATACACGAGAAAAAATTCGACAACAAACCACCCAAATTGAAAAAGGAGAATATCGACAACATCATGTACAAATATTCGTTGAATTGGAAAAGTGTACTTTTGAAGCGAAAAACCAACGAACCCATGACTTATAAAAATTTGAAAAAAAAGCGTAAATCAAAGAAAAAAACAATTTTAACAGATGATTTTCTTTATTTCAATAAACGTAACAAACTAGACAAACTAAGCACTATGAACGGCATGTCCTTGTTGTCCACGTGCCAACACGAATGGGTGACTTTGGAAAAACAATTGCGAGCTGGCGACGAGGCGGTTTCTTTTATGCGTTATTGCAAAAAATGCGCCCAGCAAACCGTTAGTTGAACAGTATAACATGGCTTCATTTGTAATGACATAAATTACAACAGATTAATATGTGTTTGAAAACAAAATTCAATTCGGAATCATCAGTAGCGTCTCGACGAATAGCTGTACGGGTTGGAGGAACGAGAACGTCTGCGACCGCCGCTGGAGGAACGACGTCTACCGCCCGACGAACGACGCCTTCCCGTCGAGTTGCGTCTGCCGCGCGGGCGACCCGGTCTGCGCCTGTAACCACTGCTGCTGCTGCTGCGTCGTCGTCTGCCTCCGCTTCGTCGTCTACGACCGCCGCTACTTGAAGATCGTCTATACACCATATTATCCGCTTGTTCCTTTATTTGATTCGGTTCAGCACCACCAAGTTTTAATTTTACACCTTATTAATATTTTTTACGTTTATTACTATTGTTGTAACCGTTTAAATAAATATTCAACGAATCCGTTAAATCTTCGTTTTTTTGTTTATATCCACAATTTTTACTTAGCGTTTTGTATTCGTCCATGCATTTAAAAATATTGTTATAGTTGCTCACTTCGAACCGGCAATTGGTGATGGCGTAATTTTCCATTGTCGTGTAAAAAATGCTGTTCGCTGCGTTATAGAACATGCGTTCGAGACTAAAATCGTGGGTCATGTAAGCGAGTTTATTGATGAAATCCTCGTCGTCGCAAAACGGAATTTGAGTGTCGCTATTGTCCACGTATTGTTGCGGTTCGAGGTTGGCGATTCGAGGCGCGCGCTCCAAAATCAGATCCTCGAGCGTTTGCGGTTTTTGGTTGGCGAGCGCGTCATCGGGCACGATTATTATGCGCGCGAAACGAGTCAACGGATAATTGATAATCTTGCCCACGTTGGCGCGCAGCAATTTCAAATTTTCATAATCAATGCTGGAACTGGGCAAGTCTAGCAAACTGCGCAACAAATTGGTCATGTAGTAAATTTGGTCGGGCGTAAGTGACGGTGTGCAAGTTTCACCGAAATTGCTCTCCAAATAATTGTACAACGGTCTGTAGTTGTCGGCGCGCGACAAATACATCAAACAGCACACGATATCGTGCACTTTAAACTCGGACGCGGTCGTGCTGGTGAGCGTGTAGTATTGTAACACCTTTTGGCACGTCCGACGCATAGAGGCCACGTTAATGATCAAATTATCGTCTCCTTCGCCACCGATTGTTCGTGCCGTTCGAGGGGGAAAAACGTTTACGATGCCGCGAGCCGGCGGCGCCGGTGGCGGTTGAAAAACGGCACTCGGCGGATGGTTGACGGCGTTCGCGTCGCCCGTCAAATGTTCGCTGGCGAGCGCGGCGTTATCGTTTCGCGTTTGATTTGCAGCCAATTGGGCGACGGTGGTCAAAAATTCGGTGAACTCGGCCAGGGACAGAATTAACGTGTCCGCCGAAGCGGGCAACAAATAAAATAATTTTGGCCAAATGTCCATTTGCATTTGAGGATCGATTTTGTCGCGTAAAATGACCATTTCGTTGAACAAATCAATGGAACTCATTATGATTATTACTTAATTGAAAGAATAGTTTTACTCAATCACAAAAGGTTTATTTAGTAACAATTTGTAGTGTGTCATCGTAAATGTTGTTTAAAAGCCGTAAAATGTTGGTGGCGCGCATCGTATTCAACTGCATGTTTTCCTTGTCGTTTTCGATATCTTTTAAAATTTGTTTCGCCACCGCCGAACCGGGACTGAGCATTTTGAAACTGTCCACTTTATTGACGCTTGGGTCACGCAAAATTACCGACGCTACCGTGTTGTTGCTTTCATTTAAAGTGTTGATCAGGGCGGCGGTCGAATTGATTTCGTTATTGGTGGCGACAGGATCGAAACGTTTGTCGCGTTTCCGATTGCGAGTTGTGGCGGTGTCAATTAAACCATCGCTATTATACATTGTTGTTTAAAAGCACGGAAAAGTCGTCCAGCAAATTGTGTTTCCCTATCAATTGTCTTATATGTTTTTCGGTGACAATGTACTGAGGCACGGCCAAATCTTGTTTAATGGCGGCCAATTTGGCAATAAAGGTTTCAAACTGTTCGTCCGTGTATTCGGGCATAATAAAATGGCACACGTTGCGCAGTTCCACTTCGAACGCGCTTATCTCACCGTCCGCGCTAAATTTGTACACTTTGGTGCGCGGCGTCACGGCCAACTTGCCAATAACGCTTTCAATATACAACCGCAGATAGAAACCAGTAAAAATGACCGCGGCAATTTTGTTTATTTTTGTGTGTTTTATTTTGGTTTTTTTCGCCAATTGTAGTATGAAATTTTTAAACGGTACAAACAAAAGGCTATCGCCAGTGTTCTTGTTGCGCAACATGCACAGCAAATACTCGAGTTGATTGGAGTTAATACCCGCGGTGACGCGGCGACATTCGTTCAGCAACGGTTGGACGTTTTTGTAGTTGAGATATTCGGACGCTTTGTCGCTAAGGAGGTTTTGAAAAAAAATTGCAAACGAATTTGTGATTAAATCGTCGGCGGTAAACAATCCGTTTGTTTGATAGTCGGTTTTCATTAACACGTACACGAAAATGGGCAAACCAAACATGGGACGCAGAAAAATGTCCCAACCCGTTTGGATGCCTTCGTCGAAAAGGCTAATGCTCTGCGTCAAATAACGCGTTTTGCAAGCGACGCAATCGATCGAATTCAATTGGCACGAGTCGCATTCGGCGCAAATGACGTGCACGTTCGGCGCTTTGACCGGTTTATAATACTTTTCCAAATATTGCATAATCTTGCGAAAATTGGGCACCTGAGTCATAAACTCGTGTTTCAAAAACACGGTAAACAACTGTTTGATTTCGTTGTTTTCGTGTTTGTTTTCGAAATTGCGTTTGACCGCGTCCACGCACTTGTTGAATTCGTTGAAAAACGTCAAGCCTTTAACTTTAACATTTTTACTCTGGTCATAATATTTGGAAAATAAGAAAACCAACGAATCAATTTCGCACACGTTTAATTGTGCGGTGAATTTCACATTTTTGTAGTCGGTTTCGTGTTTCGTAAACTTGAGCGTGTACTCGACAACAATTTCGGTAGCCATATTTCGTATTAATGCGACGCTTTCGTTTTATAATTTAATCATTCCTTATAAATAGTAATCATTATACGGTTGTGAACATGGACATTTTAAACTATGAAAGCATCGACACGCCGTTCGTGTGCGAAGCGATTACGGGCGACGGTAATTGCGTGTTTCGTTCCCTATCTCAACTGGTGTACGGCAATCAAGATAACCATTTGCGAGTGAGAAACGACGTCGTCGACCACATTCTTGCCAACTGGACGCAATACAAAAACTATTTTGTCTATAACGGCAACAGTGTGATAGACGAAAACGCTTTCAAGCGGCAGTATCGCGAGAACATGACGACGCCGGGAGTGTTTGCCACTTCAGTCGAAATTATGGCCGCCGCCAATCTTTACAAAATTTACATAGTGGTCTTTAAAGATAATCGCGTCAACATGACACTAGGCAACAGGCTCAATCCAGTTAAATATTTGCGTTTCACCGGCGATCTGGAAAGCGGACATGTGGACGTTTACAAACCCGTGATCAATATCGAATCTACTAAATCGAATTCGACTCGAATCAAATACAATTATGTGCAAATTCTTTTGAATCGGTTGCGTGCTGTGACCAATTTTAACGATGCAGAAAATGAAAAATTGACAAACGTCGAAGATCAAATCAAAAAAACGTACAATTCGTCGGACAAAAATTTTGTAAAAGATGACGTCTACACTAATGCCATTAACATTTTACAAAACATGTACAATAACTACTATTCGAACACACCGTTGCCCGATACGCTCACCGATCAATTTGACACAACAGACAATTTTGCCATTGACAGTTTAATGTTTAGTTCCGAAGGCAATAATAAAAATACTATAAATTTTGACAATACTAAACTCGAAGAAACAGCGTCAATTTCGTCTTTGCCGTCAACCGTCGTTTTAAGTGTAGATCAAACGAACGCAAATAGAGACGTGCAAACGCCACCGATTGTTGTTGAAGAAACATCAAACTACAAACCGTTTACGAATTTGACAACTTTATCCATTTTACCCGTGTCTTTGGCTAGAATATATTTAAACGTGCGACCCCAAACCGTTGAAGACATGATTGTGTCGGTCAACGTGTTAAACGATTTGACCATTAGTTCAACGACAAAAACGGCTTTAAGTAATTTTGTTAATGATATTAATTTTGAAAAAGAAACAATCCTGTATCTCGACGTCGAAGATGTGTTCCACGTAAACCTTTTGCGTGATTTTATTTCGAAATATGGTAACGTGAGTCGTTACATTAATCTGACCGGCGCAGTGGGCAACGTGTTTAATGAAAAGATTACCACCTTGTTTAACGCCGGCGACATTTTGGCGATTATCGACAGCCAACCGACATCGGTGGCGCAGGCGCTTAGACAGCTCAGGAACAAATTAAACGATATGTTACCGTACGATTTACTGTTGCGCATCTACGAAGAGGACTACTACTTTTTAGACAATCAAATGGTGAAAAGTGTTTTAGACGCTTACAACAAAATTGTTCCCATACAATTACAAAACAAAAATGTTGCAATCGCATCGAAAGAACCATTGGCATCATCATCACCATTAGCGCAACCATCATTTTCAAAATTGTCAAACACAATTGCCGATTTGATCGATACGCCAAACGAATTTTCTGATGCCAATGTGCAGGATTATTTCGAAGATGAAATATTCGACGAAAATACGATTCAAACGGACGAAGAAACTAATCGTCGATTGACTAACGTCACCAAACACACGATGCTTGATCGCGTCCGATCGAAACAGCAAAAACGTAAAAAACAACGAACTTTGGTGCCGACGAAATTTGTCGATCGACAACCTCAATCCGAACAATTTGTAAACGACAATCGATTTGACCGAACGTTCAATACCAACGCAAATGTTTCGACCGTTCGACCGCTTTCCGTGCCCGCGCCGGAATCGATGCCCGTCTATTTTGCCAAAATCATTGCAAACATTTCGCCCATATTGGAGAACACTTTGTTAACATGTCCCACCGATAATCTTAATTCATATCCCAAGTATTGCAACTTTGCGCGTTCTTTAAATATAATTCGCGCCATGAACTTGACCGCGTTGTGTAGTAACAAGATTTATTTTTTTGAAATGTTAAAACCTTTGGCCTACTACGGGGACAACGAATTATACGAAACAAAAATGATTTATTTTATATTTGAAGCGTATTTGTATTATAAAATGTGCGCGGCCAATTACTATTCAATTTGTGAACATTTTGCGCAAGATGACAATCGCGATCGAATCTGTTTGTTTATGATCAATTACAACTTTTTGTGGCATTACAGACAATTTATAAGTAAATTGCCAGCGTCCGCGTTGACAGCGTTTCAAAACAGAAAAATCTTGAACAATATTCACATATACACGACGCGTGTGCAGAGCGAATTCGACAAGCTGCCGCTCAAGTTTCCCGCACTCGACGGCGGTCAAATGTCCACCCCGTCCGCAGTCGTGCAACTCATGCTCGGTTCGGATTAGACGACATGGTGTACATTATTTTCGTAGTTTTCGTGTTTATTTTAGCCGTGATCAGTTTGTTGACGCTTTACGTAAATCGCGTTCAACTCGCCCGTTTGGTTTACTATCAATACAATTATATACCGGAACCATTAATAAGTTTGGTTAGAGTTCACAATTTAAAACCGACGAATGGCGTGCCCGAGCAATATTAAAGTGTGCATCAGCACCAGATTCTTTCAATTTCCGTACGAATATGTGACGCCTCAAAACGACGTCGGCAATCAACCGGTAAACAATCTCATCGTGTATGTGCCTACGGACGAAGACATTCAATATGTGGATCGAAGGAAACTGCCCGCGTTTGCGTCGGTGCGCGTGTTGCGACACGAGAACACAAACCAGAGCGAAAATCGATTGGCCAAAAAAAATACCGCTGCCACTATTGTTTACTGGAATCCGATTGTGTCCATAGACGAAATTGGCGTCGGACAAACGTGCGTGTTCAGCGTGTTGCTCACCAATGATCTGTTCACGTGCAACACCATGATTATCGATCAAAATAATCCATTGTGTCCGATCGAGTTTCGCAACAAAATCAATTACAAAAAATATCTACCTATTGAGGGTGAAGAGCCGCTTTTTCAATTGCACAAACTGCTCAACGACAACATTAACGATTTCATAATTTGTTTCAAACTAGAAACACCGACAATGGTAAAAATATTGAACATTAAAAAGATTTTGTGTATTTTCGAATATAGAAACGTGGCAGCTCGCTACGCAATCTACTTGCCCGACGACGAAGTGGACAGTATATTCAACAAATTAATGTGGGAACGAGTGCGCCGTTTGATGAAAGGCGACGTGCACAACAAGTGCGGTCACATCAACAGGCGCAGTTTGCAATACATGAAAATGGCCATGGAACTGCTGGGCATCGATAACAACACCAAAGTTGTGGTCAATTTCATTTTGCAATTTCAGCCACTGATCATGACCTATCAACTGGTACCCGACGTTATTGTCAAACTAAACACACTCGAAAAACAGAAACGTGTACGTTTGTATTGTAAACACGACAGTTTTGCCATCACCTCGTTTGGCGTAGTGCCCATCAACATGCCCGACGATAACGCCTACAAGTTTGACTATTCGGACGTGAACACAAACGAGTACATGTACAAAGTTCTCACCAACGTGGTGGAGAATTCAAAAGAGCGCCACCGCGGCAACGTTCAATCGGTGGTGGCGTTAAATCAAAATGATCTTAAAGTGTACACGTCAAGGTACAATTACTTTTTTTAGAGTATATATATATATCATTAAGCAATAGACGTGGTGATTATACATAAATTATATAAAAAGTTAATTAAATTTGTCGTAGCTTTTGTTATATTATGAAACGAACGACCGCCAACACTTCGATTCTCGATCAGGATCAATTGCAACAATTGCTGAGCCGAAATCAAGTATTTTTGCGCGATTTCCTATTAGTTTTGTGTGCCATTGTCATTTTTATCATATTGATCGTGTTTATATTGTTCATATTGGCCATTGGTAGAAATGAAGAAAATAAAGAATTGAACCAACTAAAACGACATTATCAGTATTTGTCAAATTTAGATTATAGATTTGCTTAAAAAAACATATTCTGATTAAATAAAACTAAAATGAAACATTTTTATAAATATATATATATATCATTTATTAAAAATGGTTAACTTAAAAATACTTCATTATTAATATCTTGAATAAAATCGTAAACTTCCAATCCGTCGAGCCCGTCCAACACCTCCAACGAATTATACACCAGCAGCGAAGCGCAACACTCTGAACAAAAGAGAGATTCGATGGGCAGCTCCTTTTGCGAGACGGCGACCATTTCGTTCATGTGATTGCATTCGAAACATTTGCGACAATAGATTGCGCATCCGCCAGTGTCATCTTCCACATTGATAGTTTGGTGGTAGTGTAATTTCGAAAAAAAATGCTCTTTCAATATTCTGTACAGTTGTTTCGAATCTGACACTTTCATTTTCATTTCTTCAATAAACTCGAAAATTTCATCCAGACAAGCTTCGTCTCGAGATTCTTTTAAAAACTCTTCACAAGCGGCAATTAAATCAAAATTGTTTTCATTTTGATGTTCACTATTGTTGCAATTCGATTCGACCATTTGTTGTTTTTGATTTTCCTGGTCACTCATTTTATTGTTTTTTTTAAATATTAATTTAATAAAAACTAGTGGTTATTTGAGTAAGTGACGATTGACAATGAAGCATCAAAATCTGTACGCGTTATATATAATAAAAACAGCTGATCGTGGTTATTCCACGGGTATAAGTAAAAACGTGTCGCATTTGCAGCGTTTTCGTCAACAACACTTTTCATTTTACAATAAAAACAAAACCAATCCGCAATTGGTGTACTGTTCGAAGAATTTCATGTGTATCGAATGTGCGCTACGCGTCGAACGACGCCTTAAAAAGCGGCCGACCAGTTTCAAGTTAAAATTAATCAACGGTCAAATAAAGTTGAATCAATTAATTTCGTTTGAATGTACACGTAATCAATGTTAAAAATGGTTGAAAAATAAAATTGACTTTACTTTTAAATCTAAACTAAAAGCAATTTTGAACTGAAAATAACTTTACTTTTAAATCTAAACTAAAAGCTACTTTGAACTGAAAATAACTTTACTTTTAATCTAAACTAAAAGAATCTATCGAAAATAACTTTACTTTTAGATCTAAACTAAAAGCCAGAATCTATCGAAAATAACTTTACTTTTAGATCTAAACTAAAAGCCAGAATCTATCGAAAATAACTTTACTTTTAGATCTAAACTAAAAGCCAGAATCTATCGAAAATAACTTTACTTTTAGATCTAAACTGAAAGCCAGAATCTATCGAAAAATACTTTACTTTTAGATCTAAACTAAAAGCCAGAATCTATCGAAAATAACTTTACTTTTAAATGTAAATTAAAGGCGACTTTTAAATTGAAATTGACTTTACTTTTAGTTTTAAACTAAAAGCAACTTTTGAATTGAAAATTTATTATCATTTGATTAAATTATCATTGTATAAAATCAATGTTATCAAACGATCATTGTTCAGTACACAGAGCGACCTCGTTATCAATCAACATGTCTTATCTGTTGGCCATTGGCGGAGTGGCGTGCACCACAAAAACGACGATTTTGTCCAAATTGAAAAACAGCGTGTACAATATTGTGGTGCACTTGGACGACTACAAAGAATTGCACGATCGGTTTCAGTTTGATCCGAGCGCCGGTGAGCTACTGTTTGCTTCGTATCGCATGAAAAAAGATATGGTGCACGCAAAAGATTACGATCATGTTCACGTGTTTGATCGCCACCCGCTCGAATCGCTCGTCTACCATTCCATACATCGCCAACTGGATGACAAAACGGCCATGTCTACATTCGAATCTAGTTATCGTATGGGTTTGCACGACGGCTGGCAGTCGTTGCTATTAAAACCTGAAGAGAACACAGACGCCATTGTTAAGAAACGGATGAAGATGCGCGACAACGGTTTAGACACGTATTCGATTGAGTATGTGCAAATGCAAAAGCGACGGTTTGACGCGTGGCGTGCTGCAATCGGATGCGACGTGTTCGTGATTGACTGGCGCGAAAATATGGATGCGCAACAAGATCAACTCGTAGAAACGATTCGGTCCAAAATTTACAAGTGGCAGTTTCACCACGGCGGATTGGTCACATACTCGCATCGATTGCCCATGTTCAAGAACAAAATTGCCGCTTTCGATCTGAACGGCACTTTGATCACGCCCAGAAGCGGCGGTGCGTTTGCCGAGAGCACGTCCGATTGGCGCTTGAAATATGCAAATATTCGAAAAAAATTTCTTCAGTTGCTGAGAGACAATTTTTCTATTGTGATAATGGCCAATCGAATCGGATTGAATGAAACAAATTTACACGATTACAAGAACCAAATTGAAGGTGTGTGTAAAGAGATCAATTTACCGATGCACGTTTTGATTGCCATTCAAACAAATAATTACCGCAGACCCAACACTGGCATGTTTGAGTATTTGATAAAGCAACAGGCTTTAATCGATTTCGACTCGTCGTTTTATTGCGGTGACAATTTGCACGGCAACAACAATACGGATTCGCAGTTTGCCAAAAATTGTGGACTTAAATTTTACTACGATTTTGATTTTTTCGATGCAGAAATTTTGTAAATTGTAACATTATATATATATATATATAAATATTGTAATAATATAAATGTAATATTATATAAAATAAAAAGGCATGTAACGAGTATGATATAGTTTTATTGGTAAAAATAAAAAACTACATAATATTTTTTATATCCGATAGATGAACAAGATCCATATCTAAACGATCATCTTCACGCCGAGGCTTAGACTTTGCTTTCAAGCATAACATTTTAGTGTACATATCAAATTTCGCCAATCTAAGCACCCGCAAAGTTCGTGGACACCAGCCGTTGTAATTAAAATATTTTCTTCTGCGAGCGCTATTCGCCATTAACACATCTTTGTACAGACGAAAAAAATCATTATTTATCGAGTCTTCAAATTTACATATAGTCTCGTGACGTATCGGCATCATGTTCAAGTTTATTAAATCCAATTTCATAATATATCTAAAATAAACCGTCTCGTATAGCGGTAATAGATTACATTTCATAAATTTGTAAATCAAGTAACAAAACATTAAATCTAAACGACAATATTTTGCAAAATTGTCTTTCGAAAACAGTTGCAAATAGCGGCAAAACAAATTCGGATTAGAAAACAACGTACGCACGTTCGATTTGAAATTAATGGCTATATTATAAAAAATATTAGTAATGTACAGGGGCAACCGTTTCTGCCGTTTAACCACTAAACGCAACATATACTCGTAACACTTGAGCCAGTTTTCATGATAAGTCCAATCGTTTACGTTACGTAACAATACTATGTCAATCGTATTGATGAGTTGACAAATATTGTTGTGCACCTTGGACATTGGCACGCGTTTCCACACCCGCTTGATTATATATTCGACGGCGGCTCCCGCGTACTTGGACACGCTAAACGTGTTCCATTCGGCGCGCGGCACAATCAGATGCTTGATCCACAGGTAAAAGCCGTCGTCCCAATTGTCGACTTGGGTCAGCGACGACAGTAGTGACGCGATCAAATGAATTTTATTCTTGCTCCGGTACCGATTCGGTAAACATTTGGCCAGGAAATCGTTCACCACCATGATCGCCTTCCATTTTGTGTCCACTACACGATTGCTTTTCCACGTGTGCCAATCCAGCGGACGTCGTGTATAGTTGACGTTTAACGTGCGGCACCACGGTCGTTTTTTCGTTTCCGGCAACACACACGCCTCGCTGTAGAACAAGAAAGGTTTCCTTGCCGATGCGCGTTGACTGCGGCGAAAATTCATAATGTCTGTGTATGTGTCTAGTCGCGAGCACGAAAGCAAATTGACTGAACCGTTGGCGAAACAGTCTTTTTATATATAATGGCGCGCGCCCATTAATTCCTACGCGTCGGCGTCGTTTTAAATAAACATTCCGTGGGCGTACTACTATTTAAATGAGAATTAGTATCACGTTGATAAAAACGATAACGTTTAAATGATATATATCTATATATATATATGATAATGATATATATATATGATAATGATATATGATTATTTTACAATGAAAAAAGTGGTGTGGCAATTTTCGTTTGATGTTTTGCCATTTTGTAAGATTGTTTTCGTTTTCGTTTGAGATTATTTTTCACGACGGTCGCTTGGAAAAAACTAGGAGACGCAATTGTTGAAGGCGCTGTGATTGCCGGCGTTTCCGCAACAAACGGACTTTTATTCGTGTAACTGTACAAGTCGATGGTTTCTATAAAGATTTTGGTGGCAATTTCTTTGGCAAAACTGACCAAATGATGTTCGTCGTTGCGCGGATTGTCCAATCGATCGAGACACTCGTTGTAATGTTGTAGAAGAGCACGCGGCGAACTTTTCAGATCGGGATTGATGCCGTCCAACCGTTTAAGCGCAATTTCCAGCACCGATTTATAGTTGACAAAATAGTTTTTGCACTTGTTCAACGCCAACTTGAAAGCGATTAGCATTACACGTCTGTGAAAATCTTTGCTTTCGATCGAATCGTCCACGTATTTGGTTTGGCTAAACAACCGTTTGATGTAATCGTAATTTTTGTTGGTGGGATTTTTAAAATATTCATCTCGCGCATGTTTTATTACGGCCAAATGATCGTCGGGCAAAAAACCTTCGGCTTCGATTAAAGCGCTACATTTATCCGCGATCAGTTGCCGCACGAAAACATCAATGTTTATCGCGTCCATTTCGTGCATACGCGATACTTACATATATATTGAAAATATTGCTACAAACATTATTTACACGTTCAATTTTTTAAACAGTTTCATTAATCTTTTTTAATTTTTTACAAAACCAAAATCTATCAAAAATGACTTTACTTTTAGATTGAAACTAAAAGCCAGAAATTTATCTGAAAATGAACTTTACTTTTAGATTTAAACTGAAAGCCAAAATCTATTGAAAATGACTTTACTTTTAGATTGAAACTAAAAGCCAGAATCTATTGAAAATGACTTTACTTTTAGATTTAAAACTGAAAGCCAAAATCTATTGAAAAATGACTTTACTTTTAGATTAAAACTAAAAGCCAGAATTTATCGAAAATGACTTTACTTTTAGATTGAAACTGAAAGCCAGAATTTATCGAAAATGACTTTACTTTTAGATTGAAACTAAAAGCCAGAATTTATCGAAAATGACTTTACTTTTAGATTGAAACTGAAAGCCAGAATTTATCGAAAATGACTTTACTTTTAGATTGAAACTGAAAGCCAGAATTTATCGAAAATGACTTTACTTTTAGATTGAAACTGAAAGCCAGAATTTATCGAAAATGACTTTACTTTTAGATTGAAACTGAAAGCCAGAATTTATCGAAAAATGTTATAGAAAATTTTATATTATTTTAAATTTTTTTCTGCGTTCAAATTAAACTTGTATTTTATTAGTTTGTCGTAAAGTTTGCCAACGGTGTTGATTTTGGCGCGTTTCATCGCCTCCACCGCGTCGAAAATTTCTACACGTTTTTCGAGATTGTTGTAGTTAATGGCCATCTCGTATTCCATCACGATCATTAATTCGACTAAAAATTGATAGGGCCGGTTTCGTGGCACACCGTACGGTCCGACAAACACCGCAATGGGTTCGTTGGTGTCGCGATCGCGGTTCGGATACACCGACAATCCGGACGCGAACCGGTTGATTTCACGATGCAAGAAACTTTTGTCGGACGATTCGCGCACGCTTACGTCAAATCTAATTTCGTTAGAACACACCGCCAACATGTTGTTAATAATTTTGGCTTCGGTCATAAGCACATTTGATTCGTACGCCAAACCGTTGTCCGTGTAACGCACCGAGTTGAGTTTTAATAGATTGCTGAGATGAAGCGATTCTTCGCCGCACAATGGCGAGCGAAAATATTTGGAAACGGCGTACAATTCGGGATACTCGAGAAATTGAACCGTTTTCATGTTGACCGTGTTGTCGAGAGTGCCATCGCCGAGGGCGCCGTCCACGTACATGACTATCAAATCTGACTGGTACGGTGTGATTTTAGCGCGATCGCTCTCCGTCAACGTGATTCGATTGAAACGTATTGGCCGTTTGCTTGCGTGCAAATTTACCGCGCTCGTCGTTGTGTTCAGCGACACGTTAACGTACTCGACGTCCTCACTTTCGCGCATCTGTTGGCACATGGTGTTAATGTACTCTAATAAACAGAACAATTTCACTTTTAAAACGGTATCTTTGATGGCATGCGCTTTAATTTGTTGAAAATTGAGCGTATCAAATTCGTCGAGAAACAGCGCTTTGGCCACGATGCTGGCGCATTCGAAACGCGACAAAGCAAACTCTTCAATGTCTTTGATTTCGGGTACATTCATTTTGAATAGTCTATTCAGCTCGATAACGTATTTGAAATCTTTTAGATAATCCAAGTTGAATTGATTTCCATAGTTTACAATTATTTCGTAAATTTTTTGATAATCTACCACGTCGGTGAACAGTTTCTTTTCATCTTCATATTTGGCAAATTGATCAAAATGTAACGTTACCGTATCGATCATTTGCTGGTCGCTAACAGTGGCGGGGCGAGCATCCGTCGATGACGACAGAAGCGTTTTTTTTATAATAGATTGATTGTACACGTTATGAGCTTGATCGAAATGATCAAATGCTTGATCGTCGGACACGTCATATGACATGGTGCGCTCGACATGCGTTGAATCGTTGAATCGTTCTAAAAGCAAGATGAAATTATTTAATATTAAAACGTCTGATTTGTAAATAGTGTTTAGATCGTTTCGAAACGAATCATGAGCAAGTGTATTAAATTTAGCGCGCAACTCGAAATAGTTTACACACAGTTGCTTCAAAATTGCTATAAACCTGATTAGGTCACCGACATCATTGGACAAAAATACGGATTGGTATGCTGCCAATTTATTTTGCAAAAAATACAGCTCGTTTACGTAAAACGATTGCACGTCCATGATTATTAAATAAAAAACACAACTTATTGTTTTAAAATTTATTTTAATTAAAACTAAATAATAGTATAAAACTAAATTAATACATAATACTTTACTATATTATACTATAATACTATACATAATACTCTATTTATTTAAAATACCATTTAAAGTGCGCATAATGTTTTTCAATTCGGACCAATCGACTTGTTCGTCGGTCATTTCGTGTAGATAATACTTTTGGTACAGGGTTTGAGGTAGCGTGACAAACGAATATCGTTTGCGAAAGCGTTGCCACTGCTCATCACAAAATCGTCGCAATCACGGCTTCGGTCCAGACACATTGAACGCAAACGATCGTTTTTGATGTACATGCATTTGACAAATTTCCACACAATCCGTTTTAGATGCACGACAATCGCGTTAAATTGAGGACGCGGTACATGATCTTCGATCATATCCAGGCAACGATCGCCGTTCGGTTCCGCCTTTAAAATGTTTTCCAACCGCTCGGTGTTGTAACATCTTGACGCAAGAAACGTGCAGGCAAATTGCAGCGCCGAATGGGTAAAATTGTTTGTAGAATAACAAGTATCGTTTGTAGCCATAAAACGATTTAGTAAATTCACGTTTGTTTCACTTTTAATTTGCATTGTTGTAAATTTTTTTGTAAAGAGCAATTCGAGAAGCGGGGATGCACACGGGCACGCTGCGCGCTAATGCCGTTTGATTAAACACCATACGAATATAACCGTCGGCGCAGCGGCAATCGTTGACGCTAAATTGGCGATTAGTCAAGTTGACATCTAGTTGGCCGCCCGAACCGCACAGATACGGTCTCGGTTCGCCCAAATCGTCAAACAGGTCTCGGTACGTGCTTACGCACATTTGATTGACGACAAACTCGCTGGCGGCAAACACGTTTATTAACCCGCGATCAGAATCACATTCAAATTGATCGGGACGCGTGCCAGCAATTTGGGCATCGCGTTGAGCGCAAAATCCCTCTATACACATCATCGCGCCCACGGCATTTTGGCTTATACAATTGTCCGTGCATTGGCGGTCGGCGACGCAAGGCAGTTTTGTGCGTTCGCAATCGACAATACCGTTTTGATCGAACAAGAATTGCATCGGATTACGAAGATTATTTTCTACGCTATGTTCGGTAGTGTTTGTTAAACGCGCAACATATTTAATTAAAATAATGTAAATTACTATTAAAACAAATAAAAGTAATAAAAAGCCAATGTAAGAATTGGTAAAAATCATTTTATTTTTCTTAAAATTAACCTAATTTACATGTATTACATTTCGGTACATTAATACAATGCATCATGCCGTATTGCGATTGTTGATCATGATTGATAGACCGTTGTTAATTTTAAACATGTACACGTTATTACAAAAATTTGAACAATCGTCGCAGTCGTCGACAGCGGCCAGCGTTTTGGTGGGTTCTTTGCACACATGACACACGTACAAGTCCACATTGGTCGATTGTATTGGTCGTAGTTCGTGCTTGAAAATCAGGTCGATCAGCACCGGTTCGGTTTGAGCGCATTTGATACACTTGTAGCGGGTGCCCGTCGCATCGACGAGACGAACGCAGCGAATCGTTTCGCACACGTACAAATCGTTGAAATTAATCTCGTTGTTTCCATTGTTAAAACGAATTTGGTTATCCATATCTACTGAATGCGTGTGCGCGCACGTGATAACAAACAGTTTCGCCGAATGTAAAACTGCGATTGTAAAGAATACGCGTCGAGCGTTGTCTTTTTATATAAGCGATTAGAACACGTCATCGATTATTTTATCGTGTATGACTAATTAATTGATTACATATCGTCGTAGTAGTATGGAAGCTTTGTGTGTTATCAGCGGCGATGTGTCGGGCGAGATTACTCTATACCAACAGACGCCTCAACATCCCACCGTGATCGAGGGCTATATTTTGGGTTTGCCGCGCGGTTTGCACGGTTTCCACGTGCACGAATTCGGAGACACAAGCAACGGGTGCACATCGGCGGGTGAGCATTTCAATCCGACGGGCATGGACCACGGCGCGCCCGACGCACTCATCAAACACGTCGGCGATTTAGGAAACGTGGAAGCGAAAGTGTCCAACGCTCTCACCCCGATCAAAATAATTAACGCTTCGATCACTTTACACGGACCGTCGAGTGTGCTCGGCCGCAGTTTGGTAGTGCACGCCAATCGAGACGACTACGGACTCACCGATCATCCGCTAAGTAAAACGACTGGCAATTCGGGCGGTCGTTTGGGTTGCGGAATTATTGGAATTAAAAATCCTGCCACTAACGTTACTCTTTATTAAAATCCTGCCACTAACGTTACTCTCTATTGTTTGAAACTGCAAAATAACATAGTTGTTTGTAAATTGATAAGCGCTTTGTTTGTACGTATTACAAAAAATGTACACTGAAGAGTGTTTAGATATGACAAACGAAGCCAACAGGCTGACCACATTTGTCAATTGGCCCGTGGCGTTTATAACGCCGCTGCAAATGGCAAAAAACGGTTTCTATTATATGGGTGTGAACGACGAAGTGCGTTGCGCATACTGTAAAGTGGAACTTGGGCGCTGGACAGAGGACAACGATCCGGCTGTCGATCATCGACGTTGGGCGCCGCAATGTCCATTTTTAAACAAACTTGACGCGGGCCGGGACGTGTGCGGCACGGGCAACGTTATTTGTTCCGGTACACCGGTTCATCCTCGTTACGCAACCGAAATTGCGAGATTGCGCACTTTTGAACACACTTGGCCGCGCGCATTGAAACAAAAACCGGAGCAATTGGCGGACGCCGGTTTCTTTTACACCGGCCTAGGTGACATGACAAAATGTTTCTATTGCGATGGCGGTCTCAAAGATTGGGAAGATGACGACGATCCGTGGCAGCAGCACGCGCGCTGGTTTGACCGTTGCCCGTACGTGCATTTGGTAAAGGGTCGTGATTATGTACAGCAAATTGTCAAAGAAGCTCGTTTAAATCACAAAAATGATGAACGCGTTGGGCAAATGGAAAAAATAGAAACAACGCATGAAATCGACGAAGAAAAAGTGTGTAAAATGTGTTACGATGCTGAAAAGACGGTGTGTTTTGTGCCATGTGGCCACGTGGTAACGTGTGGTAAATGCGCAGCAGCATTAAAAACTTGTCCCACGTGTCGTGTTGAAATTCAAAATGCTGTTCGCATGTATCAAGTGTAACATTTTAGGAAATTCATAAATAAAATACACATTTACAATTTAATGATTTTTATTTATTTTTTTTGAAATTAATGTCTTTATAATTTGCCTTTCCGTCATGGATGATTGCACCGCTTCGATAAGTTGGTCTCGAGTTAGGTTTTCCAACAATGTAATCTTGTTGTGTTTAGCTTTGAATTTGTCCTTTGGAAGCGTCTCTTTTACTTTGTTCAATACGTTCATCGCGTTGGGCACGTAGTCGGATTTATACACCACATCGTTGTCGCCCAAGCGCTTGAGGCTGCGGTTAAAATTGCGTTTTTGTGTGCGCAAAAATGCGTATTCTTCGTTTCCCAACGCGCACACGGCCAGCGAGTGAAGCAATTGCGAATCGGACGGTTTGGCTATCACGTCTTGCGCTATGTCAGCCATGCGGTTGGCCAAATAAGCAATCTCTTTCCTGGCTTCGTTTATCATGACATTTGCATTTACGAGACCCGTATTAGCTACCACAAGCGCGTTTGCGAACGTTATTAATTTTTCATTGGCATCATGTAATTTTTCGTTAGAATTTTGTAATGCTACGGTCAAATTGTTGATAGTATTATTTTTCTCACTGATGGTAGTTTTTAAACCTTCCAAATCCTTGATCCACGGTGCCTCGGCTCCGTCGTTAATGGCCGCGTGCACGGCGTTCATCCCGTTCGCGATATCCATCGGAGCGTCCGTCGCCATGTCGTACTTGCCTTCGTCGCACAGCTTCGGCAGCAAATCAGAGTTGATCCAGTCACGAAACTCTTGCGCCTTGGGCATTCGCGACGCCTGAATCAGTTCGAACAATCCGGCGCGGTTGATAAACTTCGACAACGGGTGTAGCGTGACGTCATCCACGTTGAATCGACGTGATTTAAAGTATTCGTAATTACAAACGTTAATATCACTGACATGATTTCTAATGGCGTCATTAGGCCTACTATAGTTCAAAACTAATGCAAAAGGATTGGCAAACATCCACAATTCACCATTATCGTCTTTAACACTGATCACTTTTAATTCAGAGTTAGCGAACTGAACTTTGTTTACGGCCATTTTTAAGTATATTCAATAACACAACTATACACACAACTATACTCGGGTGCTTCAATGTGCGAATTGACTTATTGCATGTAATGTTTATGAAATAATAAATAAAAAACAATCATATAATCGATTCATTTATTAAACAGTATTGGTAACAAAATCGCTACAAAACTTGATCAATCCTACGAAATGGTCATCGTTGAGAGTGAAGAATTCGCGACGAACTCGTTGTCCTTCATACTTTGAATGGAGCATACCTTCGAGTTGGCGACACTTTTTAGTGGGTACGACGAAGACCGGTCGAAAATCATAAGCTGATGCCACATTCAACTCGGACAGTCGATCGTTCAGGTTGCACGTGTAGCCAATTTTGTACAGATGCAGAGGTTCATACAACTCGTTGGTTATCACATACACGCAACCGCATTCGAGTGGGTCGTCGTCATTGGGTAACTGCTCATCTAGCGTCTGACGGTTCATCGGATCGGTACGCCACACTGCAAAGTCGTCCAACGCGTCGATTTTTAACGACGGAAACAGTTCGTTCACCAACCAATAGCGGAACTCGGCGGCGTATCTCATTTTTGATTTGATAACGAGTTCGAGCAAACCAGGCTTGTTGACGAACTTCGACATCGGATGAAGTGATGACGTAACCGAAGCACTAAGCTGAAAGGGCGCTTGAAAGTTTTGTAGTTGTAGTTGGTTTGTCTCACTAACATGTTTAGTTACAGCATTACGCAAGTTACTGTATCCCAAAATTCTCGCAAAGGGATTGGCGAGCATCCACAGTTCGCCATTTTTGTCCTTCAAACTGATCACTTCCAAATCGGAGTTAGCAAAATTAACTTTAGTGGTAACCGCCATTTTAAACACGTATACACGTTACAACTTCCACGTATCAAATGACTCCGTCGTTAGGTTTTTGAAACTTTATTGCAGCAGACCCTCCGATTTGGATGGTCTGCTCAAATGTGTATTTATACTTTTCGTCAACGTGATTTTTTACATTTTTTTGGTGTTTTGATATTATTGAGGTAGACAATAATTGAATACGGGCGAACAAGCGCCGCTGCAACATTCGTCGTCGTGAACACAAACGGCACCAGTTTCGGCGCACGCTGCCGCGACGTAATGCGCATTTAGCGCAACAAACATCGCAATAGCTAAAAGCACAGTTTTAATTTGCATATTAGTAAAGTGAAAATTGCACGATCCTCTTCACAATTTTAAATTATCTTATTTTTTAAATTGCACCATTATTTCATGATGATGTCATCAAACATTGTATGATTCATCACAACACATTTTAATTTTACTTTTAGTTTAAAAGCAAAAGCTGGTTTTGATGAATTTAAATGTTATTTTTTTGTTTGTTAAAACTATAAAACGCGATTGTGCTGCGCGTCAGTTTAATATAGTGTCGAAATGAGATTGACGGCTTTCGTGTTACACCTTTCCAATACTTTGAATTTGACTCAACAATCGATTTACGAAAAATATTTGCGCCGGTTCGATGTCATTGACGCGATTATGTGTGCGGGCAACAGTGAATGTTTGGCCGTGTGCGTGGGTGCTTTTAATCCGGTCACCAAACTGCCTGTGCCGTACGAACAGTTCATGTGCAGCGAGTATAACGACAACGTGTGCGGGTTAAGCATAATCGATTGGGATTCCTATGAAAATGTCACTAAACTGTTAAATATGATTTACAATGTGATCGAACAATATAATAATGTTAATGTGTATTGATATGTAAAATACATGTATGTTTTTAATGTACAAAATTAAAGATTGTACATTCGAGTGGTTTTTTATTTAGATTTTCCTAAAATTTCCGGAGTGAGAATGGCGAGTATCTGCTCGACCGTGGTCAGAATCGATTCCAGTTGAACGTTTACATTACCAAAATCGAGACCGTTTATTGCTTGCAACAGATTGTTTAGGGTGGCGTTAATATTGGTCACGCTCGAAGTGAGATTATTGAGTATGGAATTGATGTTTGTCAATTCGTTGCGCACGCTTTCCTGTAGCTGGGCAAGCGCACGATTCACGGCGGCCAATAACGTTTCCAGTTTGTCGTCAAATTGATCTAAAAGTGTTTTGATGTCAGTCGAAATGGTGCCCAACTGAGTGTCGAGTGAATCGATCAGTTGCGTGAGTTGGTTGGTGATTGTTAAGTTTTGCAATTTGATCGAATTGAGAACGTTGGTCATTTCGAGGTGCTGGTTAGAATTGTTTACACACAACTGACTCAGTCCGTTAATAATTAGATCGTTTTGCCTCGCAATTCGTTCCAAGGTTTCGTGATGGTGATTAGGTGGGAAAGGTTTAATGCAATCGGAATCGGGTAATGGTAGTGGCAGAGCGGGCGGAATGCATCCGCCGCCGCCGCCGTTGTTTATTCCGTCGCACGCGTCGCGATACGCCTCGGCAATAAACTGGGTGCACAGGTAGTCGGCCTGGTTCGAGTTCACTCTATTACACAAATTGCCCAAACCGTAAATGTCGATGAACAGCCGACTCGCCTCGAAACGGCAATTGTTGGAATTGTTAATCGGAACGTTTCCCCATCTGAAATCGTTCCAGCACTTTTTGTGGCGCAACGGAATCGATTGTAGCGTCGAAGAGGGCAAACGCAAGACGCATAACACGTCCTCGGCGCTCACCCATAGCACCCACGCTTGATCCAAAAACGCCGTCACCGGCAATTCTTGTATTTTTTTGGTTAACACGGTAAACGACATTATATTGTAGCCGATTCGTAGATTTTTTATAGTTTACTTACCTCCATTATTGACATACAAAATTAACATATATTGTATATATAAATATATTGAAACATTCAAATTTCATTTTGTGTATGTCCAATAATATAAGATGACTGGAATGTTTTGTCGAACATGCACGAATATACTAGTACGTATAAATTGTTAAGGGAATTGGTGAGCATAAAACGGGCTCAGTGGTTGTTTCTAATCTCGTTTGTAACGAGTATCGTTACCCTAGTGGCTATATTTTGTTACGCCGCTTCGATTGCCAACACTCAAATTAATGCCATTAGTGAATCGGTAGCGGCGCAATTTCACAGCCGAAATGTTTTATTGGAAAAAATTACAACGTCCGTGCAAACAAACGGGGAATTTGAATTTTATTATTCTCTAACGACGCGCCAACAAAACATAATGCTCAAAGTAAACACGTTTAGCGTTTCGCAAATTGACAACGGCAACGATAACAACCTCTCAATTAGTGTGCCTGCGAGCGACAGTTACGCTCGTTACTTGCAAAACTTGACTTTTGCGACGCCAGTCATTAATAATGTATTTCTGTTTGCGGGCGCTCACGGACTCGGAAAATCGTACGCGGCCCTACAACTTGGCCGTGTATTGAGTCGTTTTGTGCACGCCGCCGTCGTAATTTCCATGCCGTTGAGTGCTGCAAACGATCAATTTCTGAACGATGTGGGCGTTATAATTGAGAACGTGGAACGTGCGTTTTCCCGCGACTGTTACGTGATTTGGGCGTTTGACGAACTCGATACGTATCTATCGCAAAGGCGTCTCGACTATCGCGAAAAAACCCTCACCCAGTTTGCCGAGTACACGGGCTTTGTGGCCAACCAACGACGTTTGTTAGTGTTCACAATGAATAATTACGAAGTGTTGGCACACGATTATTGGCGCAGTCGAAATCTCATCGAAACGGATCCGCAGCATTATGCGCACATGACCGATTTCAATAAAGCCCTACAGTACACTCGATTAACTCAGACGCAATTTCTACAAGAAGGTCAGCTCAGCCGTCTGTTTTCATTTGTGGGCAATAAAGCATTCGAGTTTAAACCTTTTGATTTAGAAACGGCAATAACGTTCGCCAAAAGCTATTTGAAGAATTTCAATATACCGTGGTCTAATGCGATTCAAGCTAAATTGTTTGCAAATAACGACGAATACTTTACGGTGAGAAGCCTCAAAATTGCTATGGACGACGTAATTAATGTTAGAAACAAAACGGACAACTCGAGTGATGAATAAAAATACAACTTGGTTACGCACACACACACTAGAATCGTTTTGCTGTGTGTAAATTAATATATATAAACCGTTGCACGTCTACCGAGTCAATCGTCGATGTCGACTTGTGGCAAAAGCGTCGTTCTTGTCATCGTACGTTTGTTTCAATACAACGGTTAAAGTTACAATTTTCATTAAGATGCCACATAATTTCAAAACATTTACGGCTCAATTTAAAGAGGATGCGTTGAAAACGCAATACGTAGAAGCGATCATTAAAGTGTTGCGAAAAAAGTCAATAAACACTTTGGAAAATGTGTTGGATTCGTACGCGCCGGACACGCTCACAGCTGAAGAAATGAATAGCGTTCTCGCGTTGTTCAATTTTAAAGTGCCGGAACGGTTGCTAGACGCGTTTATAGACGGCGTAAACTGGAAACGAGTGTGTTGCGTTCAACCTATCGAATTTGATGTGAGCCAAGTTCCAAATTATATTAAAATTAAAATATCACAAACGTTCGATACTTCTCAACGGACTTTGTATTCGGAAAGTTTTCTGTTGCGCCACGCCGACCGATTGGACTACAAACAGCTGTCGAGACATAAATTTGTTTCCGAATTGCTGTTGAACGTTTCGCGTCCCGAAGAATGGGATTGGCGTTGTCTAGAGACTAACGAAAATTTAAGCGGTAAATTCATCTTGCAACATGCCGACAAATTCAATTGGAACATTTTCACTAAAACGTTATTTGAATCAAATTACGAAACCGATTTAATTGATAAATTGGTCCATTTGATGGATTGGGACGTGGCTACTATATGTTGCGCTCGAAATAGCAACTACGCAATCCACTATTTTGATCGATTGAATATGAAAATTTTTTACGACATCGTGTCGTATTATAGAATTGATAAACAATTGTTCAACATGATTGTGGACGGAATAGATGCTGGCAAGTTTACTGGACCCGGCGAAGAAACCGATGGATGGAAAGCGATTAGCGCTTGGAACGTTACACCTTTTAATTATTTAGTCGATAACGCGACTAAAATTGATTGGAGTCTCGTGTGGTACAATGACAGAATGTGTTTGGATGAAATTGAAGCGTACATTGATTGGAACAAATTAATAACAGATGCGAAAAATTCTCCAAAGATGTGGTTCGACGAAAAGTTTTTGCTTCGACATATTGAAAATGGACATTTAAATTGGGAATTGGTGTCGACCCATTTGAATCCCAGCGAGTACATTATGTCAAAATACGTGGATAGTATAGTGTGGGACAAGGTGCCGCGCGACCGATGCTTTAGTTCTCTATTCCTGAATCGCCATCGTGATCTTTCCAAAGCGTACAATTTGAAAGCGTACCCACCGCGCGCAGTTGACGTGTACTACGACACTAGTCGCGTAAACGATTTCAAATGGGTGTGTAATTTTTACAAGAACCAATTTCCTCGAAAAAATATCGAACAAGCGCTCAAAAATACAAACCGTGAGGAGGAGACTTTGTTAATTTTTATCGATTCCTTTCTATACATCGACGACAATAACGAAATTTGTTTCGCTTTTCCGCGCGTCGACGCGTCTCAATTTACCGAAATTGAACGCAAACGAATCAATGAAACGTATACCAACATGTTTTTTGATTCACCGCGCAAATCGGAAAAAGCGTACGTGAAACTGGTCAAAAACCTACCGACACATAAATATGTTAACATGTTTTTTAATAATTATGCTTGGTTAGATTTAAGTAAATTTTCTATTGAACTAGAAGAATTGTTTAAAATGAAACATGTATTTTAATAACTATATTAAATGTATTGTATTGTATTTACAATAAAATAAATATAATATTTGCATTTTTATTTTATTTTGTTTTATTATATTTTATTTTGTTTTGTTTTTTTTGAATCCAATCCTAATTAGGAACTTGTCTTCTAATGTTGTAATTGATGCGATTCTTGGTTTCCATGTAGAAACGATGAGTGGGTTCGTCGATTCCATTGCCCGACAACGGAAACGAACCGGGCAAAATGAACGAATACGCATTATCGGTGTTTTGCACAAAAGTCGTGCCGGGACACAAAGGCATCAGTTTGCTGTACCGATTGATGGGTAAATCGAGATTGGTACATTCGACGCGAAATCGATGCGACATTTGGTCGCGATCGAAACCGTCCACAATGGAGGCACACATGCTGGTGCGATCGTTGGGCACAATGTGCGTCACGCGCGTAGTGTTAACGTCGCCGCATTCGCATTCGCCCGTTTCAAAGTTGGGTTTCACGTCGGGATGCACAAAGTTAACGTTGGTGCACACATTGGGCAAACACTCGATCGGGTTGAGCGGGTTGACAAACATGCGATTGTTGTGATCGTCGAGCGCCTCGCATCTCATCTCGAAGCGTCTGCTGCCGTCCGGCATCAATTCGTCCCAATCGGTGCGAAACGTGTTACGCGCTACGTTCACCTCCATGCCCAGCAATCGATCGAAAAGCACGTTGCGGCCACTCTGGCCGGGCGCGATTCGATCGAAATGCTGTCGACCCGCCACCTGGGTCATGTTTTGGGCGCCGGCAAAATAACGCGGATCTTCCGCGATACACGTCCACTGATTCAGACTGTACACAATCACGCTCGTTTCCCGGTTACAATTGCGCGGTACGCTATTTGTGGTGCAATAACCGCCGCGCACCAACATTTGCCCGTTCACCACAAACTTGTCATGTTCACCGACGAAAAAGTACACGGCCGACGCATTTTCGCACATCAGACTACAATCGAAATTGGGCGTATTCTGAGCGCCCACGTAAACGGGCATCGACATGCATTTCAATTCGCCTTCGTTTATCGTTCCCAATTCTGTGTTGAAACTGATGTTGGGCAGCACGTGCAACGGCACGTATTGCCTGCGCCGCAACACATTTTCCATGTAATCTATTCGGGTGTCAATTTCGTTGTTGTATTGCAACTGAGCTTTTCGGATTTGAGTGTGCGCATCGTACATGGGTTTGTACAAAATGAACACAAACACGAAAACCACGACAACCAGAAGCAATATAACGTACATGACGCGTTGACTTATTTGTGCGTGTGCGCGTGTATCATATATAAACCGACCGTGACCGTGTCGCGAAATCAGTTATCGAAATGCAAATTGGCGCGTACACTATTGTGATCAACACGGCCGATCACACCCTCACTTCGGTCGAGGATATTTTGAGAAAACATTTTTGCGTGTTGTTCGTCGCTCACACCGGCACCAGATCGTTTGCCGTGTGCGAAGACATCATGTACACGAACAACGGTCACACTACGTATCGAAACTACGAAGATTATTCACGTTCGTCTCTGGTCGAATCGAGCTCTGTCACCATTCAGGAAACGGAATCGTCGGAAACCAGTTTTAAATTGATCAAAAAGGTGCTGGAACAACTACATAATCATGAAAATGTCATTATCCATTGGAATGTAATGTGAAATAAAATACATGTGTAAAATTTTCAATTTTGTTTTATTTGAAATAGGAAATTTTCTGCATGATGCAATAATGTTTAATCAAGTTGATTTTCAAATTGAACACTTCGTCGAGCAACACACTTTTAGGTTTTTTTCTATACGCGTTACGCTTGTCGATAAACTGTGCCAACACTTTAGTGAAACGTTTGGCGTTTTTTACCATAATTGACATCATCATGTCATTGGTTAATTTTTCGATTTTAAAATGAGCCATCAAATCTTCATAATTGCCTGTTGTGTATAATTTTTCCACTAACTCGTTGCTCAATTGCAGTTCACTAAGATTGTTGACAAAATCGATACGGTCCTTTTCGCTGACCAAAGTATCTAAATAATAGAGTTGCTCGTCCATTCCAAACAGATAGGCAGACATGGCGTACAGTTCGTTGCCACTGTTGCGGCATTTGACACTTTTAATGTTTCCACAATTGAAAAATTTGTCTTGTTTAATTTCGTATTCACTTTGGTATTGATCGCGTTTTTTACGCAATTCAAAATTTACCATTGCTGTATCGACCATTTTGAAAATAATAGTTTTAAAATCAAACTACTTTAAACTTTGTTGTTGTATATACTTATATTAACTTAAAATATATAGAAAAAATAAATATAAAATAAAAAACAAATTTAATACAATATAAAAGTTTAAAAAAATATATAATTATTTATTTCAATTATTACAGAGAGGATTGGATCCTTTACAATTGCTATTTTTGTCACATAATTTGTCCGTTTTCATATTGACACAATTAGGCGGTTTATACAGAGTCTTATTAATCAAAGAAAAAAATTCGCGAACACATTTATCGTCGTGTTCGTACAGCACGTTCATGGCGGCAATCAGGCAGCTTTTGTTGCATTTTGTACACGTCAACAAATTTGCCACATAGCAATTCAACACAAAACGTTTACGGTAACGGTTGCCGCGCGGCGACTCGGACATGATTTGCAATAAACTGTCCATGCATCGAGGCAATTTTAACGAACTGCGCAACAAATCAATTACTTTTTGTTTACTGCTAAGCGCCTGTTTAAAACAAACGTTACGACAACTTTTCTTTTTGGTGAACGACGTTGCGGAAACATTGGATTGCGTTTCGTCGCGCTCGATTTGATTCTTGACCAAATAGAATAGACGCAAACCGGGTATCACCACACTTTGACCGTCGTCGGTGAATCGCGTGTAACAGGTCACGTCAAAATCAAAATTTTCCATAGGAACGACATAGTCTCGTTTCTTGTCGATGGACTTGTTAGACTGCGAAGGTTTCCACTCCAACGGCGATAACGGAATCGCGGCTTCGTGCTGCATTCTGACGGGCGGCGGCAATCGCGAGCGCCGGTGATGTCAGACTAAGGTCGAGCGGATCGGCGGACTTGTGCATGGCGCCGCTGCTGATAAACGACGACGATGACGCAAACGATGAATTGCGAATGCGCGAACATAGATTGTTATCGGTACCGATTGCCTGTGCGCACACTTCGTGCAATTGCGAACGTAATCGATGCAAATCGCTGCGTATGGCGCCATGTTCGCGCACCAGTTTATCGACTGTGCGATTGGTGCTGTACAATTTACTGTCGCCGACTCGATACATACTGAAAGCGAATGTAAAATTAATTTCAAAAACTCAAACGTACTTATTAGCTTTTTGTACATTGTGGCGACATTTTTTACATTTGTGCAAATTACATTTAATTAAGATTGAATTTAACGATACGCGCCATGAACACCGCCGTCGAACAAGAAAACTCGCCACTTCATTTTCAATATGATGACGAGTCCATAGAGGTGGTGGTGATTGAAAATGGAGACGACGATCGCGACGGATACGTGGAAGTCGCTTCGGCGGTGAATTTGCTCGCGCCCATTGTCACAATACGCGGTTTCAATAAAGCCGTTTTGTGGACCAACGTGTTGCCCTCTCATAAACTGACCCGAAACAATAAAAATTACGTGCACGTATTCGGTCTGTGTAAATATTTGTCCATGTACAATTTGTCCAACAGTCGGCACCCGCCTCAATTTTTCGTACTCAAACGCCTCATCAGCGATTTGATCATAGGCGCGCAAAGTCAGGTGATCGATCCGATTAACGATATCAAAACGCAACTTTGCTCCCTGCAAGAATGTATAGCGAACAACGGCAACGGAACTCTAATGGCCAACACCAACATGCAACATGTGTACCAACCGACCACCACCGGAATCAATGGCGCCACCGATTGGACAGAATCGTTGCGTGAAATTCTGCGACACGAAAACACAGCCCTGTTGGCCAACATTTCGAGCGCTTTGGAAAGCATTAAATCACTTCAACTAGATTTAACCAACAAATTAGCTTTCAGCAACGACACAATGTTGGACAGTTTCAAATCCATCAAAGACATAATTATTCGAAAAAAATAAAATGTACTTTGACACATGATAATCAGTTTGAATTGCTGTATAAAAAAATAAAAAAATTAAATTTGGTCCGTCACAATTGTTTGTAAACATGATTTACATGCGTTTTTTTACAATTTTTTTTGGCCTACTGACGATTCGAGCACTTTGATTAGATCGTCGAGAAGATGTTGGTCAACGGTTTGGTTCTGCGGCGTTTCTATTTCGAGACGCTGGCAAATTTCGGTAAGACGATCCGACGTGCGAATGTGCACCGATCGATCGCTCGCCCACAACGTAAACGAACCCGTCATGTAATCATCCACTAAATTGCCGATCAATTTCACTAACGTGTCAGCAAAACGTTTATAATCAGGATAAGTGTATTGTTCTCGGTCTTTTATCATGCCTTTAATGAATTTAATAATTTCTTGCACGGACGCATAATACTCTAAATAGCCGGCCTCTAAAAGTTCAGTTTCGCGTTTTGGACACACCTCATCGTTGTCGTTTAAATTCATGATTGTTTTTTATTTAATACTTAATTAATTTAGTTTTGTAATTTTAATATAAGGATTAGATGTACGCAACATAATGAACTATTCAGCGGTGGCATTGATTTTGCTCGTAGCCTACATGTGGCACGCCGGATCGCTAATGCGTGAAATTTACACCATTAAACAACTACTAATGACCATTTACGAAATGATTGAAAATAAATTCCATTCACTCGGCGAAGAGTTGACTAGTTTTAGAAACCAAAGCGCCGCCATATTTCAACAGTTGCAAAACAACACAAAATACACTATCGATTTGGTCGTAAACAACAGTCGAAAACTAGACATTCTTAACACTAAAATTGATGTAATCTTAAATCGACCACCTGAAATGTAAAATAATCAAAATAAAACAAATACATTCGTCTATAACAATATGTTTTATTTACAGTGTGTTATACAGATTTTACATGTACATGTCGTAGAATTTTATTTTATATTAATATACCGTTTAGTTACTAATTCGTAGAGACTTAAACGATATTCGATGCATTCCTTCAATCGATGCTGGTCCATTGTAACGATCAGGTCAATGTCAGAATTGTTATTCCGTGACGGAAGCATGTAAATAATGTGCAAATTATTGGTGCGCAGTAGATGAATGACAAATTCGTCGCGCCATTTCGCTTGCTGCCAATCGTAACAATACAATAGAGCGTTTTCAAATACACATCTATGGTTATGATCGTAATGCGGCCTAACGCTAAATTCGTGCACAATTTTTAATATTTCGAAATTTTTGTTTAAAATCGTTCGAATCATAGAAGCGCGATCTCGATCGTTGCACCGATTGCAATCGTGGGTCAAAAGCAGCCGATAGAAATCCGACATGAAATCCTTTTTTGGAAGCACCCTTGCCCCCGTCGAATTTTGAAACAAACGACGCGGCGACAAAGCGTCGATGATCGCCTTTAGTTTATTCATTTCGGAGTGTGTCACCAAATTATTTCATTTTTCTTTATATAGCGCAGATAACAACAACAAAATTATTATTAAAACAAAGGCACTTGAATAACTTATGTGAATCCGATACATAATGATAAAAACTTTGATTGTTGCTTTACTTTTACATCGAAACCAAAAGCCATTATTAATTTTTACCGTTAATTCTGGCTTTACTTTTAGATCCAAAAACCAATCAATTAATTTTGGCTTTACCTTTAAATTAAAACTAAAAACCATTATCGATTGTTTTCCATTGATTGTTGCTTTACTTTTACATCGAAACCAAAAGCCATTATTAGTTTTTTAAACGTTGATTGTGGCTTTACTTTTGAATTGAAACCAAAAGCTATTATCGATCGTTTTCTACATTGATTTTTGTTTTACTTTTAGATCAAAACCAAAAGCTATTATCAAATTATTTCAAATTATTAAAGATTGATTCTTGCTTTACTTTTATTTTAAAACAAAAAGTCTATACATTGATTCTGGCTTTACTTTTGAATTGAAACCAAAAGCCATTATTATACGATATTGCACAATGATTTCATCAGACTATTAATCATCAAATGATTATACGATATTGCATCATAAAATAATTTTTGTAATGAGTCATCGTACGATAATATAATCACACGATATTGCATCATGTTATTTTCAATTCGAGATGAAATTAATTTGTCGGTGGTCCAGTAACATTTTGCTAACGTTTTTGATTTCAACGGTTTCATTTTAGTTTGTCAAACGTTTTTACATTAAAATAAACATACAAATAGGTTTGACAAAACAATCAAGATCAAAATTAAGATTTAAACATGTTGCTGATGCTTATAGCAGTAGTGGCAATTTTGTTTGTCGTCGTGTACATTATCGTTAACTTTGCACAAATATTAAGTCAGAATGAAACACCGATTGTGGTACCGTTGACGCGATTCGACAACACGAACGTGGCTTTGATCGATCCCCCTGCCGAGATCACGATCGAGGGCAATACACGCGAATGTCACAAAACGCTTACGCCATGTGTCACACACATGGATTGCGATCAGTGTCGCGAAGGCCTCGCCAACTGTCAATATTTTCACGACACGACAATTTTGACGATACACGACGCGAACGGTCACGAAATCAAGCACACCATTCAACCGGGCGAATCGTATTGCATGGCGCTGGACAGGGAGCGAGCGCGATCCTGCAATCCCAACACGGGCGTGTGGATACTGACCGAAAGCGCGGTTGGCTTTTCGCTGCTGTGTAGCTGTCTTACACCCGGCCTGGTGACACAATTGAACATGTACGAAGATTGCAACGTGACGGTGGGTTGCCAACCCAACGGCCGCATTTTAGACTTGAACGAGCGGCCGCTTCGTTGCGTTTGCGACGACGGCTACACGGCCGATCATGATGACGCCACCGAAACTCCGTTTTGTCGGCCGTTGACCGTGCGCGATGTGGTCTACGACGAAAACTTTTTTCCGCGCGCGCCGTGTCAAGATGGTTTTGTGCGACTCGACCATCCCGCACTCGATCCGATCTATCGTCAAGAGTTGCGTTTGCCCGACATTTGCGTGGTGGATCCGTGTTCCGTGGATCCGGTGAGCGGCCAACGTACCCGCGGTCGACTCGCCTACTATCGCAACGAAACCGGTTCAGTCGAGTTTAGATATTGCGAATGCTGGTCGGGTGATAATTTGTTTTCTGTCTACAGTCCCACCGAGTCAATGATTGCCGCTTCCACTGCAACCGTTTCAAACGCGTGCATACAACCGTTTAATACTAGCATTTTTAACGTGGCACGAATGGATTACAAATGGTTTTGGGGGCAAATGGATCAGACTCGATCGGACGACGAAATAGTGGCCGCCGTTGCCGACAATCAATTGAGTCATGATCGATATCGACGCATAGCGTATCCGTATCTCACCGTACATCCGGACATGTCGACCATGCTCGGTTTGTTGTTAGTTAAATTTAGTCTCGCCTATAGTCCGGCCAACTTGGCGGGCAAAATTGGCGACAACGAAAACATGTTCCAACGATACCGTTTGATCGCGGCGCGCACCTCCGCTCCGTGTTTCTACCCGGGCGTGGGACGGTGCATAGTGGCCAACTACGACGATTGCATTCGTCGACACGCCGGCGGCCAAGTATGGACCGCGGAAACGTTCACAGGCAGTTGGTGTATTTTAAGTCGTGAAAACGAAGAGTTGCGCATCTGGAGTCCGGCAACTCGTTATCCAACAGGCGAATATCCTTTGGCGTTGCGTGTAAACGCGTTATTTAGCGTTACTTACAACAATCGTAATTTTACTACGGTTCAAATCGTGCAGGGAGGACAAGTTACCTCTGGCGCTAACGTCGACAATTTGGCCACGTTACTTCAACACATATATCAATTATAGCGTTTGAACCGTTTCGATTGTATAGAAAAAAAATGAAAAACGTTAATGAATTGGTGCAAGAATCTATTTTATTGGCCGAGCAATTTTGTACAATCAAACTTTACAGTAACGCAACGACCTGTTTCAAGTTGGCCATTAATTTTCTGAATGGCGTCGAGTGCGACACCAAAACCAACTTGATTGATTATTGTCAAAATCGAATCGACGCCTTGCGACAAGAATTGGAGTCGAACACATTAAAATTAAAAAAAGTTGTCAGGATAAAATAATTTTATTGTTTAAAAAAATCAATTAATTTACATAAAATATATATATATATATATTAAACTGTTTACAAAAGTGTTTTACACATTGAAGTTATTTAGTTTTCAGTTTTAACAAAATTACAATTTTGAAATGTAAACGTATTCACTTGTATAAAAGTAGAATTTTGATCTACTGTTATATTTTTGGTTTTCTTCAATAATTCTGCAACCAGTTTATCCGTTTGCGATTCATTATCCATGATAAATTCATTGTCTATTTCGACAGATGATGACTTTTCTTTTTTGTTTTCTTCCTCTTGGTCTTCGTCTTCATTCATAATCATAACTTCAATTTCGGGTTGATTGTCGACCGAATACAAATTTTTGTCGACAGCCCCAGATACGAATAGCGTGGTCAATTTTTTCTCTCGTAAATCCAATGTCGGCATTGTAACCACCACCAGTTCGTCGTCCAACAAGTTTGTGTAGTCGACGTCGTCATTGCTATTAATGTTGCTGTCGCCGCGTTCCACTTCCACCGTGCTCATAGGATCCGGAATATTATTCGTAGTTTCCAATTTGGTTTGGCGTTTAATTTTTTCCGTTCGACACGTGTTTTTTGGTTTAATGGTCAAGTTAGCGGCAAAAGTTAACACTGGCGGACACGATACGCGCGGTTCGGCCGCTTCCCAAGTACGAAGCGTCACCGATGTTTGCACGGCAAATTTTCCAATTTTCTGCTTATCGGGTAACACAATTCTGCGCGTTTTGCCCTCTAAATTGATGGCAAAATACATGCGACGTTTGCCCGTCTTGCGGTAATAGTACGAATAGTAAACGCCATCGGGCATAGTTTCCGTCCAGAGACATTCCTTGTTCGGTATCGAAGCCGAGTAAACGATGCCGCAATCGTTGATGCACATGAATCGACAACTTTGCACATGTCTAATGACAATTTCCGTTTTAATCGCGAATCGTTGCCACACACTTTCGGCGTCCGATATTTCCGACGCGCTGATCATCTTGTCCCCGTTCAGTCTCAACAATTTATTATTGATGAAAAACTGCACTTTAGATTCGGTGCCGACGCGCATGTCGTAAATTGAAGCGCTTTCGGCCAGCGCCAGTAGCATCGTCAACATGAAATTATAGTTTGCAAAAATCATTGTCGCCGTTAACTTTATCCGTTATAAAGTGAACTAATCGGTTTAGTTGATGCCAACTTACTAATTTTAAAACTATTCTGTTCCCTTTATATACGAGCAGAATCAAGGTTGCGCATGGTGGGCGCGCGCATCCGGTGTTTGTGTGAATAAGGCGTGCGTCAATCGGTTGTCGTCGTAATTATAAATAACGCGTACTTGCGCGCAAATTGTTTTATTATTCCAATTGAAAAGAAAACGGGCGAACGCGTGTGCGTCGACAATAATGAATTATTTTTCGCCAGTGTGGGGCGCCAGAATGGCCGATCGATTTGCTGTGTTTTTTTATTTAAACGACCGTGAAATTTCCATCAAAGTTATGATTCTGCTTCGAGCACTAGGCGCGTTGCTGGCGTCCGGATCTTTGGTGCTAACGTTCCTGGTGGCCGCCGATCGTTGCGAATATTTCACTTATTATTCGCATTGGTGCATGCTGATGGCAGTTGGCATGTTCGCGTTCGGCATCATATCCTCGGTGGCGGCGCATAAACGCAATCGCATGATCCAGTTGGCGACGACTGATGCCATTTTCGAGTCGGACACCATTAACTGCAACGATCACCTTGTATTATCGCCGTCGGCAATCGTCACAAAACCGAATTGGCTGAATTACGTTCAATGGACTTTTAACAATGTAGCCATTTCATCCAATCTACTCGCCAGCGTCGTTTACCTAATGGTGCTTGGCAAGGATTCTTCAATGGGCAGCAACAAGAATTTCACTACAATTGTGATCACTTCGACGGCGCACATTATTAGTTTGCTGGCGGTGATTGGAGAATTGGTTATGGGCGCAGTGCCCGTTCGACTCATCGATATTTACCAACCGTTGACGTTTAACGTCGTGTACGGCATTTTTTATCTTGCCTACAGAAATACCACAAACCGAGAAATTTATTCGTACATCACCAACGCCAATGAAATGGTACTCATGGCAACCATTCTAATGCTATTGCAAATTATCCTATATTGTCTCATTTTTTGTGTGAATTACATTAAATGTAAATGTAAAAAATTTATTGTAGAATAATTAAAATAATAAAATAAAAATACTGTTGAAAATAGTGTGTATGGTTTTATTTTAATCGGTCATACTACATAGAATTTAGAATATTAATATAATTACAATTCGAATCGTGTTTGACACTTGTTTCATCAACTATTGTTACATTACAACAAAACGTGACTAAAGAAGATTGGGACGTATTGTAAAAGACACCTTGATCGGCCAGTTGTGGGTTCAAATGTCGGTCGAGCAGCGATGCCGTCCGTTTGCTGTGATCGAAATAATCGGGATGGGCGACAGTTGTAATGATTTCTTTGTCATCTTTGACGTTACACGAATGCGAGTCGAGTAAAACAGTGCATTCAATTTCTGTGTCGAATTTGACGCAACAATAAACGCATTCGATTTTACCGTACACGTAATAGAAACCGCGTTCCACCAGTTTTGCCACTTGTTGCTCGGTGTACATATGATTTTGGTTGAAAAACGAACGGCGTCTGTTGTGCGCTTGTAAAAATATTTGACGCGTCTTGTTACGCTTCACGAAACCCGTGAAAATTTTTTTCTCATTTTCGCCTTCTTGCTTCACAAACTGTTCGTCCCGTTCCACCACTTGTATCACGTACGAATCTTTAAATTTCACCAAATAGACACAAATGGGCGCGTCGAGCACGTACATTTGCCGTTGCATTTGACGATAGTGTGCATCTGTTTTCTCCACAGCGAATACGGGCACTCCGACGCGATTGACCGAAAGCGCCGTGTGCTTGACCCGGTACCGTTGTTTGCGCACATTCATCGAGTTTCGCATTTCGTCCACGCTCGTTTCTTTATACGACAACGGGCACTTGATTTCGAGCGGCACCAGTGCGCCCTCGAGCGTGACAAAATAGGCATCGGGCGAAGCGGAGTTGAGGCCAAACGGTGTGAGAAACATGCCACAGTTAAGCACGCTTTCGACGACTTGCGTGTTGAGTCTGTGTTCGATGGCTTCGCGCACACTGTTCATGACCACATCGTTTTCCTTGACCAATTTTTCGTTGGTGATGCCAAATGACATAGCGGCGTTTTCGGGCAAAGAGCGTTGATTGTTCGATCCGGACGCCGTTTGTCGATCAAGACGCAGCGTCCGCCACAGGGGGTTTTCGTGTTGGCCGCGAGTGAGGCGTTCAATGCGCATGATTTCGTCGCGATTCAGACCCGATGCGGTTTCGTTGCCCAATCGCGCCACATATTTACTATATAAATAGTTTTCACAAATTTTTTTCTGTTCGTCCGTTAAATCGACCATCTTTTGTTTTCACTTAAACGTTACTGATTCGAAAAATATAATATAATAATATAAATATATTATAAAATAAATTATATATAGCAATTTTTAAAAAATTAAAACAAATGTAACACTTTAAACTATATCTTTAATATTATCTTTAATACTAGAAACATTGTTAAACTTGATTGAAACGTTTAAATTAAAAAGTAAATTTAGAATAATACAATATTGTTTCCAACATTTTGAAAAATACTTTACATCCCAACAATGGTAGGGAAAATTGACTTGATGTGTAACATCCTTAATGTTGTTACGAAATCGTTTCTCAAAGTACAGCTGAACGATCAATCGAGCGCCAAGAAAGGGGCCGAGCGTTTGCATTATGCCTTTCACGTCTTTTATGGTAAACGTTAGATAGGAACTTTTCATGCGTTTGAATTCAGATACGCGACGTGCTTGCTCTTCCTTGTTATTCGCCGACGGTTCATTTCGCAACATTTTAATCAATTCATTAAGCCGTTTCATTCGAACGTTGACTTTATCCCACGAAAAATAAAAAATGTTAAAAAATAAACACTCTAACTGCTCGATCACGACATTTTCCAAATGGTCCACGATAATTTTTGTGCTAAACGCCTCCAAGTACACATAGTCACGGCGATTGGTCGGTTTTGTTTGCAAATTCAAATCCAGAAAATAAAAGTCGAATGGAAAAAAATCGAGCCGCCGACAAGTGGTGTCGTTGCAATACAACCACATGGGTCGGGTGCTTTTCGCCAACACGTTGAACGAATATCGCACCAGAATGCTGTCGTCGACGCGCGACATGGTCATTTTGATGGGCATCGCGCCGTTCACCGTGAAATACACGTTGTGCGGTGCGTCAAATTGAACCGCCTCGTTCGTGTACGATTTAAACACGATGACATGTTTCGGTTCGACGGCGGTATAATATTTTTGCGTAAATGCGGTCATGTCCATCGTGTCGCACACATTTTGAACTCGATCGAGCAAACCGTCGCGCTGCACTCGTTTTTCCACGGTATTTTTCAATGCAAGCAACGGTACCGTGTCCAAATAATCGTCCACCCACACCTCGACATCTATGTCGTTAAGTTGCGGACAAACTTCTTTCAGATGCGTCGAAACGGCCGCGCCGCCTTTTAACACGCACAAATGCTGTTGACCCACCGTGTTCAACACGTCGTGATAAACGCCCGCATAAAACGCGTAATCCAACTGCGACAGTACATGTTTTCCGATCGAATCGTTGATGTTTTTTTTCGAAATGTAAGGTATGTTTTTGGCGTTAAACAATTGAGCACGCAACGCGTCCATTATGCGATCGAGAGTGTCGAACAACACCGTTCAACTCGTTCAAACAGCACTTTCCGCCAACGTAATTAATTTTTTGCCAAAATTGAAAAATCTCATTGGCAACATTAACGCATCCAGTTCAAGCGGACAGCACTTGTTTTACACGTTGTGCCACAAATTTGTCGCCAACAATTTGTTTTATAACAACTCCACACTGTGCACTCTTCAAACTGTGCTCGACGGAATAATCGAGCTGGAGCGTATGGTGTTCAGCAAAAGCAAAATGTTAAATTTTATTTTGCAATTTTTGATCACGCACAGCGATGGCAACAATCTCCAGTGCCTCATCAACGTACAATTGTTGGATTATTTTCTTAATAAATATAATCGATAGATCGCTACATGATCAATGTGTACACAAACATGATTCATTCATAATCAGTTTCAAACCCACATTTGCCAGTAGTGCTGTTTCCGCTGTTAACAGTCGAATCTTGTTATTTAGTCGTTTTCGGGTTGATAATAACAACGCACTACATTCTAATTCGTTGAGCAAATTGTCGCGCGCACTCGTTTGTGTAAATCGCGGACACTTTTGTACGGCATAACGCAATTTTGTAAAATTGCAATCAGATAAATATAGATAATACATATTGATTAAATTAGATAAATATAGATAAATAAATATAACATACAATCTACTATTGCTGTTTTATATATTAACTAACATTTTATCATTATTATCATTTTTTATCATATCGCTGTAAGACGACAATGTCTCAACAGACAATGCGCAAGACCATTCTTCCGATCCAGCACCCGCTGTTGTGGCAATCGTACAAGAAAGCAATGGATTGCATGTGGAAAGTGGAGGAAGTGGATTTGTCCAACGATCGCCACGACTGGGAAACGGCGCTCAACGACGACGAACGGTTTTTCATTAAGCACATTTTGGCGTTTTTCGCTTCGGCCGATAGTATTGTGAACATTAACCTGATTGAATATGTGCGCGACGCGGTGCCCGAACTGGAAGCGCGCTATTTTTACGATCAACAAATTTTGATCGAAAACGTGCACAGCGAAATGTACGCGCTTCTCATTTTCGAATACATCAAAGACCAACGGGAGCAGGACATGTTGCTGAACGCTTTTGAAAGTGTCGAATGTGTGCGCAAAAAAGCTCAATGGGCGCTCAAATGGACAACCGAACCCGTAGACACGCAAGAAAATAGTTCTGAGAAGAATGGCTCGAGTCTTTACGAAGAAGGATCAACAAATCGTCCGTCAGAATTGGCGCAGCGAATGGTTGCGTTCGCTATTGTGGAAGGAGTGTTTTTCTCGGGCAGTTTTGCGGCAATTTTTTACATTAAAACAAAAGGTGTAATGCCCGGTTTAACGTTTAGCAACGAATTAATTTCGCGCGACGAAGGTCTTCACACCAATTTTGCTTGTCTCTATTATAACAATTACATTCCCGAATCGCAGAAACTGAGTAGTGAAAAAATTCTAAACATGTTTATCGAAGCGGTAAACATTGAAAAGGAGTTTTTCACTACAGCGTTGCCGTGCAACTTGTTGGGCATGAACGCCGAATCCATGTGTCAATATATCGAATTTGTCGCGGACCGTTTACTTGTCGAACTACAATTGTTTAAGCATTTCAATTCACCGAATCCGTTTCCTTTTATGAACAACATTTCGTTGGAAGGAAAAACTAATTTTTTCGAAAGACGTGTCGGCGAGTATAAACGATTTGGCGCCGGTCAAGATGATTATGTAGTATTAGATGATTTTTAATAAAGAATAAATGCTATGTATAATGTACGTAACATTGTGAATGTACTAATGTGTAATGGTTTTACAAAATGAATAAAAAACACATAAGTTTATTTAAATGGTTTTATTTATACAATTCTAATACTATTAACCTAATTATTATATTACAAAATTGGCACAAACATTATACTTTGATATTAGACTAGTAATTCAAGTGTAAAAACGTTAGCGCGACATTTATATAATTGAGTTAAACTTGAATGTTTATTAGGTTTCGGCGCTAACTTGAAATTCCCCGAATCGAATGTTTACGCCAACTAGTTTCCAACATTTCATTTCGTTTTATTAACATTGACACTATATACGTATTTTATTAACACAATTTTGGAAAAATATCTTTTCACAACAACGCAATTTCGAGATGAACACGTTTCAGAACTTTTTAATAAAAACTTTGGACTCTTGGTCGTCATCGTCGTTTTCGACGCGATAATTCACCGAAGGATATTTATCGTTGTTGGCGTAGGCGCGTTTCTTGTCGACGAATTGCATCCGATTGTTGACTCGAACAACCGTGGAATCGTCGCGTTTGCAGCACGAACAGAGTTCGCTGCACAGACCGGGACACAGGCATCGGTACACGCGAAACGCAATTAAACACAAAATCAATAACACAATTGTGGCAATAATACTTTCGGCGACATGGCATTTGATTCCGATGAAATTGACAAACCAACAGAACCAACCTTCGGCATCATCGTTTTCGTGTTCAATGTCCGTCCCTTTAAATACGGTGTTGTTTTCGATGCGTTTGCGCAAATCGATCAAACGTTCGGTCATACCATTTAGATTTTTATGGTCTAAATTGCTGTTGGATAAAAACGATTGTACTTCGAAACGGTTCAAATCCTGCAAAGTGGAGCTGAGATTAAACGAAGTCGACACGGGCAAAGTAAAAACGGAAATTTGATTTGTTTTCAATTGCATTAGCGACAGAGAAACCCGATGCGTGGTCAGTTTGCAATTGTAGGGTACGTCGTGTCCGGTGATGATGCCCACGCCCGCTTCCAAATTCAAGTAACCCACCACCGCGTCCGAATCGCAATCGAACACCAAACGGACGTTTTCTTGCAACACGTACAACCACTGATTGTAATAGGCAATCGGGTAGAAGATTTCCGTGTCGAATTTGCCGATGCGTACGTCGCAGTATTTGGCCAGATCCTTGACGCCGCCGCCACTTTCAATGTCGAGTAAAATTTTAATGTCACACAACACGGCCTTGTCCGAATCGTGGGATATGCGCGGTTTGTAGCACAACAGATTGTTGCCGTTCGCTTTAAACAATTTCGTTTCTTCGTCGTCCAAACGCACATAATTGCGCCGATCCGTGGAGAGGGCGAGATACTTGCTGTCCGGCACAATGATGGCACATTTGCCGTCCTTGCAAAACGGTATCGGCACTACTTGATATAAATTATAATTTTCGTGACCGATCAACGGTATTTCGAGAATAAAGAGCAGTTTGCGTTCTCGGGTGATGAACACGTGAATCTTTAATATATCATCGTTGAGCAAATTGTGCATGTTTTTTAGTTTCAGATCGACGGGCCATTTCATTTTCTCCGGAAGATGGGTGCTCACGCTAATCATTTCTTGCAGCAACCGTTTTGGCGTCATGATCATGTCGTTTATTTTATTATTGAGCGCGTCATCCACGGCCCGATCGAGACGCGTGTACAGGGTCTCAATTTCGTAGAGCTGCGTTTGAAACAAATTGAGTTTAGCGTCCAGATATACGCACACGTCGTTCTTGTGCTGTTCCACACAATTTAAATGTTCCACATAGCTGGCCAGCGTGATCATTTCGTCGGTCAATTTTTTCACCTGATTATTTAGCGAGTTTTCGCCGTTGGCCACCTCGTGCAACAGGTTGGCATCATTTTGGTCCATCATCCCGAACAAAAATTTGTACATGGTGCCCATTCCGTTAATAAGTCCTCGTTTACGTCTATTTTTTAAATTTTTGTTGGTCAATGTCAGGGCGGGATGGTCGACATATTCGCCCGATTTTGGAATTTTCGAGTCCAAGTCGTTGTGCTTGTTCACCAGAGCCACAATTTGTTGTAAAACAAACGTGTTGAGTTCGGTTTGAACGATTTTCTTGGTACTACAATTGGCCACGGTCGTTTCGATTTTGTCGATAAAATTTATGAAAGCGTACGTTTCATTATACAACATGTCGAGATTCTGATAAATCGGTCTATGGTCCATTTCGATGACAAACGTCCAGATGCCTTCGACAAATTGCATTTTGTTCACCGGTTGATAGTAGAAACCCGACGTGTGCGGCAACGTCTTCACGGTGACAATTTGATGCGGATCAATAATGGTGTCGGAGACGGCGGCGACGGAAAAAAGGCACACAGCCGCCGCCATTAGGCACGCCGAAAGACACTTGTAAGACATTGGGCACCAAACACGATTGAACAACTACTGATCCGATGGCGGCGAGTTTCGCTTATTTATGCTCGGCGCGCTAACGTTCAATGTCTCATCTCGGTCGACCGTTCAATTAGCATTTATTAAGTGGTAAACTGTTGCGATTTGATCTTATCAAAACAAAAACGACGCCCACGCGCAAAATGTAATATTATAAAAACAATTATATTACGTAAAACAAGGTATTACATTATTGTAAATTGAACGGTTAAACGTTGTTAACTGCATGTCGATTACTATGCGGCGATTTGTGGTGGTGACATTATCTCTGTTGACGGTTTGCTACTCAAACTGTTTCGTTTGGAATTTTGACGAAATTAACGATTTAATTGATAACGTGTGCGTACCGAATCGATTCAACGACACGGTGAAATGCGGCGGCACCACTATCATGGATGCTTTCGAAAAGCAAACGTTTGATTTTCGACGACCGAACGACATCGAAACGTACGGCGCTTGGTTGCGGCTGTTGAACAATTTGCAATATTTTCGAACCTTTAACGTCGGCCGAATGTTTCATTTGATGATGAACAAAAATCGCGAATGGATAATGGCCAACGGCGGGCGCGGCATTTCGACCATCACCGTGGACATGCAAATGAAAACGTCCGAGGTTTTTCGTTGGACCGCCGACACCTGGATGCGGTTTCATGTGAAAAACGATTACGGCGCATTCGAGAAAACGCTAGCTTCTTTTGTGAATTTTTTCAACACTGTGCCCATTTGGGCAGGTGCAGATTTTGTGTATTTTTTCAAAGTGACCATGTCCGCGTACGAACATGTGCGAAAAACGTATCCGTTACACACTATGCACATTGATCGAGCCGTCAAGGAAACCGTTCAAATGATCATCGACTACCCGTTGACAATTAGTTCGCCAAACGAAGTGAAACGATTGTTTTACATGTACTACGTGAACAAGTTACCCAAATTGGGAGACTATATGTTCTTTCAAGGATTATACACGACGGTGGAAAAACGTTTAATTATGCCGTACAACGACACTTTTTTGGTGGGCGGCAAGTTTAATTACAGAGTTCACCATAACGTGCAGGATCAAAGAAAAATTGACGCTATGCGCTACGAAACTGATTATGTGTACAAAGAGGTGACAAATTTTTTTAAGCGCGTTAATGTCACCTATAACTATAGCATCACGGAGATGGACGTGTTCGTGCACGAAAATAAACGAATGTACGATTTAATGGGTCCAATGTGGTCGATTCAAACGGACAACGGCGGTTATACACACATCAATTACGCCAGCGGCAGAATCGAAAGTCATGTGTATTACGACGGCGAACTGGTGCCGCGCAACTATGGCCACGAACTGGTGCACACGTTCATGTACGTCGTGAACGCGGTGAAAAAATCACCACTGTGGTTCAGCGAAGGCGTCGCCAATCGATTGGGCAATCGGGCGTGCTACAGCTACGATCACGACAGCTTGAAACGGTACCGCAACGCAACTATCGAGCAGATTATCCGGTCGCAATACGGTGATCCGTTACTGTACGGCATGGGAAGCGCCCTCACCGCATTTTGGTATGAAACGCGTCCCATTCAACTGGGTAGAATGATTGAACGGCACAATTTTACTTTTGCAATAGATGCTCGAATGCGCGACGATTTTACAATTTTCAAGACCAACAAATTGATTGAATGCGATCGAGCAACAAAGAAAAATACCGTTACCGTTAACACGGTCAAGGAACAGTATTCAAAAGCAATTCGCAACGTTGATTTTGGCGCATGTAAAAATTACATTAAATTCACGTTTCACGACGTGATATACTACATGACACCGACGCGATTGATCAAAGCCAATATTGACAAAAACGCGCCGATTGTCGATCAAAAAGAAATTAAATTCAATACAAAGCCAATTTCTCAGTTTGACTACAATTGGTTTTTGAAAGGGGTGCTGAAACAAACGCTGATCAGTTTCGGTGACACAAGAAACGTGTTTAAAATCGATTCTACGTATTCGTATGTCAGCAAAGTGTCGTGCTGGGACAGTTCTGCCGACCCCACAAACACTCTGGTACAATTTGGCCACAGATCGGGCGTATGGAACACGGTCGCGTTCATGGAACGCAAAACGATCGACGAGGGCAAACAATTTGTGAAGAATTATTTGCGCAACGTTGAAAAGTGCGACACATTTATCAATCCGCCAATCGACGATAGAAACATTTCTCGCCGACTGACCAATCTGGCGCAACGAGTCGACAAACTAAAAGTGATACGCATCAAAGAACACGAAAAAACGATACGAGTCGACGCTCGCGGCAACACTCTTTTGCATTTAATGGCGCTTCACAACCATCGTTTGTTTAAGATTAACAAACAGGGATATAGTAATTATGTGACAACACATTTGGTGAATTACGACGGCATGTCACCGCAGGATCTTTACGATTACAGCGTCGCTTTTCAACAACACTTTGGCCATACACACAATAAATACTGTTGGACTTTGTTAACTATCAAACGTCAAAGTGTCAACGAAACTGTTACCGTTAACAAAACCGATAATACTAGCATAACCAATAATACTAACAAAATTGATAATACTGGTAAAATCAATACTATTAACATAACTAACAAAATTTTTACTAGCAACGAAAATGATATTACCACTATTGATCCACATATAATTTCAACTTTACTGGTGACGGTTTCGACTCAGAAAACTTTAAGTTCAACATTGAACAATTTTGACACTACTTTTTTCGATTCTACTGTTACTACTACCACTATTAGTCCTACACAAAAAAATAATAGTAACACTTTTGAGGAAATTGATGACAATCAGGATTCGGGTGTGTGGAACAAAAAAATACTAATTTACAGTTTATTAATTTTATTTATTGTAATATTAATAATACTGGTTAACATATTTGTAACTATGGTTATTGTAAAATGTAAATTAACTAAATTAAAGGAACAAAACAAGGATAACACTAGTCACGTGTCGTTTAATAAAAATAAATTTTACAATGATGATGAAAGTTCAGTAAAGTTATTCGAGTAAATTAAAATTAGTTTTATTTAACATTACACATTATTAAACAACTAAAACATTTTAGCTAATTAAAGATTAATAGGAAAACGCGTTACCCGTACATGAATATTAAATTAAATTCTATTAGAAGAGGACCGGTGTCGCATTCGACCGGCGCCCATAAGCCGGCATTGGATTGGCGATCTATTAGACTATCAGTGTTTATTACATTGCTAGCGTTCAAGTCCATAATCCTAGCGATAAGACTCGTTTCGTGACAATCAATTTTACAATTTTCTATTTTATTTTCTTTTTCATTTTCTTTTTTATTTCATTCTTCTTTCGGGCAAGAAGCGTTTTTTCTGTAAACCATACACGTCGATACCATTTATCATCGACCATGTTAGTGTTCACAATAGCCTCGTTTACGAATATATTTATTACGGTGTGCTGCTCCATTGCCAGCGCCATTTTGCGTACGTTTAAATTGTGATTTTCGTTTAAGGTGTTCAATGGCGACACAACAAACGGTATAGTTTGCATTTCGTTGGCTCGATTGAGGAAACCGTCGAACACGCAAGGCGTTTTGGCATCGGCCGCGTTAACTATGCACACGTGTTGAGAAGCGCACACAAAAGTCGCTTGAATGTATTTCTTGTTGGAACCGATCTCTATGCGCAACGGTTTTTTAATGTGTTTTTCTTTATTTAGCGCAAACGTCATTTGCACATTCGACCCGTCACCTTGAACGTGCACAGGATTTAATTTATCATTTAGTTTGCCCACATAAACCGTCACCGGATGATGTACTGCATTCAAAGCCATACTATTTAGCCTCTCAGAAATGTAACTTAACACGCATACACACACACATAAACACACATTTAAACGTTAAACATTATTTTCAAATCACTTTCAAAGTTGTTTGCATCGGGCGTTTGTTTAAATTGTACCGAATTTTTGGTCACAATCGATTGTTGGGCATATTTGGTTTGCGCAATAGAAACGCTCACCGTCTTGTCCACATCCGGATTCTTGCTTATTTTGTACACCACCACCGAAAACGCATCCGCCTCAATTTGACTGACGTGCGTGTAGAACGAAAACTCATTATCGTGTCTCACAATAATAATGTAATGTTTGCGCACATTTATTCTTTTCTGCAAAGTGTTGAGTTTGCGTGTTCTCTTGCTGAGAACTTTTCGCAAACGTTGAAGACGCATTTCGTACTTTTGTTCGTAGTGTTGCGATACACTTTTCAGGCACGCCGTTAATCGTTTATTGCACTCGGTTAAAGAATATAACGTTTTGGAGATTCTATAAAAATCGCGAGTCGATATAATTTTCACGTCCGTGTCGAGCGACACCCGCTGCTGCAAATCTTTCACTAATAATTTATTCCGCAAAGTAGACATGATGTTGACGATGCCAGTTTCGACGCTATAATGAAATGAAAAAGAGCAGCAACCGTTTATAACTACTATAGGACGTGCGTAATAACCTGCGCCGTGACTAATCAAAGCAAACCAAACTTTACGTTTATTGACCTAAGGATCGTACACTAGCAAAAAATAATACGCAATTTGTTTTAATGTTATTTTAATTCATGGAACAAGGTTAACGTGTAACGGCACATTTATATTGAAAAAAAAGTCATGCGCATCAACTGTTGGAGTTGATTCATGGCCACCACCGTAATTAGTGGAAATATAATATACGCCATAAAATAATCGCTGTAGCTCACGTTGGCCGCCTTTGTTTTCAGCCACGTGTTGTTGGTTTTCCCGTAGCGAATCACGTGTTCCGTGTACCAAATCTCTTTGTGCAGAGGCGTTATAGGTTGATGATGAATAATGTGTCGGAGATGACGCAAGCCGTTGCGATAAACGGCACTAGTGGCGACGTCGACAATGGCTCTCATCAATTGGAGACTGTTCACGGTGAGCGTGTTTACTGCGCGCCCGATGCCCAATTCGGCGTACTTGTTTGTGTGAAAAAATTGGTCTCCCATCATGGGCACGCCGACCAGAGGCACCAAAGCATCGACGGCTTCGTCTGTCGATTGGACGCCGCCTTGTGTCACGAACACTTTAACATTGGGATGTTGCAACACACTAAACTGATCGAACCAGTGTTGGATCAGCACATTTTCGGGTAAATTGTTCACGTCGGGAACAACGTCCATTTTCCAAGCGACATCGTAGGGCAGGAGTCGGAAAGTATCGATGAGCATGTCGAGAAATTCCGGCGTCATATCCTTGGAGCTGATGCTCGAGCCGAAACTGACGTACACCACGCCGCGCGTCGAATTGTCCAGAAAATTTTGCACATAATTGTTCAGTGGGCTCACGGTTTTTTTATGTAAATGCAAACTGCCCATGTACTGAACGCTCGGAGGCACCGGCCGATTGTTGTCGAATACGGGATGCGTGTTTATCAGCAACAATTGAACCCGGTCGCGCAAATTTTGAACACTCGGCACACCGTCGCCGAATTGTTGCGCCATCAATTTAGTTTGCTCCTCTGCCAACAAACTAAACTCGTTCTGCAACCGCATTTCCATGTAAATTTCGTTGATGGTTTCCCACACGTTTAGGTTGATGAAACGATCGCGCCACATGTTGGGATAATAGAGCGGATGTCTGCTCACCGCGCCCATTGTTTCAAAATTTTCCGCCACTCCGTGACCCGAGGAGATTTGAATCACGGGCAGATTGCCAAACAAGTACGAAAACACCAGCGGATAGTCAAGGAACGCTTCCGTGATAAGCACGTCGAACTGCAGTCGATGGCGTTGTTCGATGAGTTTCTTCACGGCGGGCAATTTGAATTGGTCGCGGATCATGTGCACCAGTCCAATGTAGTTGGCCGCCGTCACTGTTTTCGAATCGGCGATCACGCCGCGTTTGCGAAACACGGAAGAGTCTTCAATCAATTCACTGAAATACAATTCTGACATGGTGGCGTCGATTTCGGTGAGGTTGCCGTTGAATTTATTGTCGTAGAACACTCGAGTGGTGGGTCTGATGACGGTTATTGTGTGGCCGCGTTCCGCCAAACTCTCGAGATACACTTTGAACACGCTTTGATGGCTGTACGAAGGTGTGGGCATCACGGCTAAAATGTTAGCTCCGTGGCACTGTTCCGCCAACCACAAGAGTACTACAATTATGTAATACATCTCGTTGAATTTTTTAAACAGTAACGAACAAACAAAAGGGAACGTTTGTGACCAAGTTGGTCAGTCGAATGAGGTCAGTGGGACAGTCTCACTTTTTATATGTCACCAAATTGAATAAATTTGAATACGTTTGCGACATTTTAATTTATAATGTAATTCAATTCTTGTATTGTTATTTTTTCGAGGGCCGCGTCTTTAGAATCGGGTTTCATCCGTTTGCAACAAGTTATGATTTTGTAAAGTTTAGTTTTAATAGAAAATATAAAGAATAAAATTAATATGACAAAAATCATTCGCGTGTAACCGTAGTCGGTCACTTCGTTTTTTTGAATTTTTGAAATCTCTTCCATAATCATGTTGAATAGAGTGTCCAACTCTTTAATGTCATTGTTTTCTTGATTGTTCGTGGCATTTAACAGCAACTGGTTGGAGTAATTAAAAGATAACGCCAATAAAATGATTATTATGGCCATCAATCTATAGTCTCTTATCGGTGTGGCTGTCGGATAATACATTGTTGGCAGTTTCGACGCAACCGCTAAGATGTACAGACCGAACGCGCGTTACGATCGTGACCGAGTCGATTTGATGTGGACCACTTTGGCGTTTGCCGATTGTCGAGAGTACGCTTTTTTTAACGGCAAGCACTGGTCTCATCCGAAAAAGTTTTTTGCCGATCGGTGTGAATTCCTACAATATTTATGCCAGAATCAAGTGAGCGACGTGCACGCAAAAGCGCTGCCCGACAACGGAGGACGGGAATGGGTGATCGATGTGGACTATTCCGAAAGCAATACTGAGTTGCTAAATATAAAGATTGTTGTTGCGTGTAAAGCGTTTCACACCCTGTTCGGCGACAGCATTTCGCATATTATGCACACTGGAAACAGAGGAATTCACGTTTGGTTGCGAATCGACCGTTTTCGTATGACCGCTCCACGTCAACTTCGCGCCAGATATTATAAGGCGTTTCTTCTGCCCAAAGTGATTGATTTGAACAAAATTGAACCGGGCAGTTTTATCTATTGCGTAAAGGACGCGATAGAATCGTCAGAGATACGGAATCGTTTGATAAATTTTTATAAAGATAACAATTTGCCAGATACTAAAGCATTGATTGTGCAACTGTGGCCGCCAGTGGATCAACAAGTTTTCTGTCACCTCAATCAAATTCGAGTGCCGTACAGTTTCAATTACAAAGGAAAGAAATACTCGTACAAGTTGTAAAGAAAATAAAATAACCGCGTAATGGACATGTTCACCAAATTATTTGCTTTATTTTTTGGGGACAATTCTTCGAAAGTGGAAAATGACCAACACGATACAGATTTTGAAGATTATAATGAAAGTAATGTAAATAATTCGCGAATTAATACTTGCAAGACTAAAAGTCATAACGACAGGCCCAATGTCAAAAAGTATTCGTATTTATTCGAACAGAAAACATTGACGTTCGACGATCAGTTTTCGTTCGTGTTGCGCTATTTAATTAAAAATGAGGAAATTTGGATGATCGGTTACGATTTGGCCGCTGGAATTGGATTCGATGATCCCAATTTGGCCGTGGACCGTTTTGTTCAATTCACCAACTTGAGAACCATTAATCAATTAATGTTCACTAAATCTGCTGCGGACGGAATCAAATGTATCAATCGAAACGGAGCCCTCCAACTTTTGAATAATATAGAGTTTAGAAATAAAGCCGAGTTTATTGCGTGTTTGTTGGAAACGTTCAATGAACTGGAACATTTACATAAGCCGACGACGTCGTTGTCGACGAGTAGTGTCAATAATGACGAAAAATTTAATAAAGTGCTCGAAGCTATCGAATCGATCAAATGTAATAACACGCTTTTGATGGAGTGCAACAATACATTTAAAACGCAAGTCCTCGACAAGTTTGGTGCGTTTGAGCAGCGTTTTTCGCAACAGATTCAACAACTGCATAATAAAATTACTCAATACGAAAATGTAGAGCAATTGTATACACGATTGAAAGAATACCACAAGACGCAAGAAGATGCCTCGCTCGACGACAGTCTGTCATTTTTAAACAAACATCATCGTCAAGGCGACCGTTACGAAACCGTTCGCTTTCCGCGCAATTCGTCCAAATTTCCCCGGCTGGCGGTGTACGTGAAGCCCGACAATGAAGGTACCCAAATGGCGCTGATTGCCGGCCAGCAGAAAAATATTCAGACGCGCAAACGCAAGTATAAAGACATGGAATTGATCTACGACAGCGTTCATCCGAATCCTTTGCTGGCGGTCCATTGCATCAATGAAGAATTGGATAATAAAAATTATAGTTATAGTAAACGGGGTAAACGTGTTTTTCACATTCAATCCGATGTCAATACGGTGAAATCCTTTATAAATGAAAATGTTTAATAAAGTTTTGGAACATGTATTTATTGTTTTATTTATTGTACATACGAACAAGTTATAACAAACTATAACTAACACACATGACACATTAGATTACATTAGGAATTTTACACAAACAGGATATGAATCACATTAATAAAAGCTGATGCAATAAAAACAAGATATGATATCATGCTGAGCAACTGTTGCACGTAATCATTTTTGGTAATGTAAATTTAATCGCGTCCGCAGCCGGTTTCGTGCGCAAATAGTACATGCCCGTTTTAAGACCTTTTTTCCAAGCGTACATGTGTATGCTTGTCATTAAGGCAAAAGTGGGGTTCGCCACAAAGATGTTAAACGATTGGCTCTGGTCGATGAAAGCGGCCCGGTCCACGGACATTTCTATTAACGTTTTACACTTCATTTCCCAAACGGTTTTGTAGAGATTGCGCACCTCATGTGGAATTTCTTCGATATTCTGAATACTCCCGTTGGCGGCGATGATTCGGTTGCGCATCGTTTCGTTATACATGTCGAGAGAGATGAGATCGTCGATCAGGTATTGATTGATGACGGGAAAATCGCCGGCCAACACTCTTCTCACGTACAAATTGTTGGTAAACGGTTCGAAGGATTCGTTGTTGCCGAGAATCTGAGCAGTGGTGGCGGTCGGCATGTACGCCACCAACAACGAGTTTCGCAATCCATGCTCCTTGATGCGTAACTTTAACGTTTTCCAATCCCACAAATCTGTCGGTTTCACATTCCACATGTCGTATTGAAGTACGCCTTGACTGGCCGGACTGTTTGCGTAACTGGCGTACACTCCGTCGACGGCGGCCAATTCGCAGCTGGCCTCTAACGCGCCATAGTAAATTGTTTCGGCAATTTGTTTGTTCAGCAACCGGGCGTCGTCACTTTCGTACGGCAATCGCAGCATTACAAACGCATCGGCTAAACCTTGAACGCCCACTCCGATCGGTCGATGGCGTAAATTGCTCGCGCGCGTCTTCTCCAACGGATAATAGTTGACGTCGATAATCTTGTTCAGGTTGCGCACGACTGTTTTGGTAATTTTTTTCAATTGATGAAAATCAAATTGATTATTTGCCACGCAACGATTCACACAAATCGAAGCCAAATTGCACACGGCGATTTCGTCTGCATCGCTATATTCGACAATTTCGGCGCATAGATTGCTACATTTAATCGTGCCTAAATTTCGTTGGTTGCTTTTTCGATTACACGCATCTTTGTACAACATGTACGGAGTGCCGGTTTCCACTTGTGTTTCCACAATAAATTTGAATAGATCTCGCGCGTTAACTTGCCGCACAAACTTGCCGCGCGACTCGTACTCCACGTACAAGGTTTCAAATTGGTCACCGTAAACGTTTGAAAGACCGGAACACGCGTCCGGACACATTAGCGACCATTTTCCGTCGCTTTCAATGCGTTTCATAAATAGATCGGGCACCCAAAGCGCGTAGAGTAAATCGCGCGCTTTTCTGTCCTCCGAGCCCATGTTGCGTTTCAAATTTAAAAAATCGTAAATGTCCGCGTGCCAAGGTTCTACATACACGGCCATGGCGCCTTTGCGTTTGCCGCCCTGATCCACGTGGCGAACCGTATTGTTGTAGACGCGCAACATTGATTCCAAACCGCTTGCCGAACCGTTTGTGCTGCGGATGCGACTGCCGCGCGCACGCACATCGTGCACGTTAACACCGATTCCGCCGCCGTACTTTGAAATGATGGCACAATCGCACAAAGTGTCGTAAATTCCTTTAATGCTGTCCTCTTGAATAGTGAATAGAAAACACGAAGAAAGCTGAGGCATCGGAGTGCCGGCCGCAAACAACGTCGGACTGGCGTGCGTAAACATGTGGCGCGACATCATGTCGTACGTTTTCAGCGCCGACGCTAAATCGCGACCGTGTATTCCCAGCGACACTCGCATTAACATGTGCTGAATCCGTTCGACAGGTAGACCGTCAATTTTTTTCAAATAACTGTTTTCTAATGTTTTAAAACCAAAATACTTGTACGTGTAGTCGCGTTTATAATCGATTTTCTGTTCTATCAAAATGGCGTGTTCTTGTGCGGTTTCGTACAATGTTTGCGATATTATTTGCGCGCGATACATTCGTTCCGCCACAGTGGCAAAATTCGCCTCGACATGTTTGTGCAGATTGTCGGTTAGAATGCGTCCCGCGAGCGCGGCATAATCGCTGTGTATGTAGGCCAAATTGGCAACTTGTTGCGCCATATGCACTTCCATCTCATCCGCCGTCACTCCGGATCGAATCAATCGTACTACTTGTTTGGAAATGGCGTGCACGTTGATGTAGTCCCGGTTCAGTGGTTGATCCTCTATCACTTTGAAAGCAAGACGATGTAATTTAGCAGCAATTCGATTCTGATCGATCGGTACACGATCACCGTTGCGTTTAATTAAAATCATTTTAATTGTAACGCGTACTGTCGTCGTCACACTGCAGTTAAAATTAACATTACATGATATTATGCATTATCATAAATACTGGACGGCTTATCAGTGCGCTCGCTCTATACGATGTTTTGTAAATTTTAAATTTTGTTCATTTACAAACTTCAATAAGTATTTTTTTCCTATTGTAAAACATTGTGAAAAATCAAATATAACATA